GGCAGCCGCTACTGTATCAACAAAAGAGTCGGCAGGACTATCGGAAGGAGCTTCTATTCCTTTAAATAAATAATCGTCAGCCATATTTTTCCCTTGTTATATTAATTTAATTATTATTTCTAAGTTCAGCCAACTCTGCAAGTGTCATATCATGTGGGTTTTTACCACTTAATGCTACTTCACGAATAGAGTTTTCATCGCCTTGATTAACAAATGCTTCTGGGAACATAGCTTTTAGTTCGTCTTCAGACATTTGTTGTTTACGTCTTTGTGGATGTTTAACCGTTTGTTTTGGTTTCTTAATTTCTTCTGACGCAGGTTTTTCTCGTTGTTCTCTTAATTTATCGAAGTATTGTTTTTCTTCGTTAAACAAACGAGGATCGTCTTGTTTAAATGACACATTACTGCCGGCATCGAGAAGTTTTTCCATATCGAGACCGCCACGACCATGGATATTTTTTAAGATCCATTCGCTGCGAGCCAAGAAATCCATTGTTCTAACCATATCCCAATTATCGATATCTTCTATATCGTATTCAGGGAATGCTTCATGGATTACACAAGAGATTTGCTTATCGACATTTTCCATATTATCGACAGCATTTAAGTAAAGAATTTCTCGGCCACGTTTGCTCATAAAACTAGCGTCGAGAATCTTTTGTGCTAAGTCGGCAATAAGACCGGCTGGTTGTGCACCAATATCGAAATTTTCAGGATATAAGATACAATTATAGCAAACAATATCTTCACGTTCAACGTCCATTAATTGCTCATTTTCAAACAGTTCATAGTATTGTGAACGAGTTAATGGTCGATAAATTACGATACCGTCCGGGAATCCTGTGTAAGTAAAAACAGTTTTATATTTATCTTTTAGCTGTGTGAATATTTCATCGAAACGTAATTCTTCCATATTAACACACCTTACAATGGGTTAGAAATAGTATTCTTTTCGTAACCAGAGTTTACTAAAATTTCATTTACGACAGTATCGATAAAACCACCAAATGTTTCTTTACAGTATTCAATTCGTTCTGGGCGTGGAAATAAAACGAAATAACGAAGAATATTATCGCTACGTAAATCTTCTAATTTTTGGATACGTTCTTCGTAATCTGTAATTGCATCGAATTCAGCTTGTTGTTCAAAAGACAAATTAGTCATAAGATGTTGTTCGGCACGAGTGATAATTTTATATACGATAAACTGATCGTTTAGCATTCGAAAAAATCGAACGTTTTTATTTTCTTTGCGAATACGAACAGCTTCACTATTCATTAAGTATTCGGTCTTAGAAGGATCGAAGTCATCGTCATGTTCAGTTGTCGTAACTTCGACAACATCGACACCGCCAGTCATTTCACGATCAATATTGTCGACAGGATTACTTGCATCTTTTACAGATTGAGTTTCTTTAATATCGATACCTTTTTTATGTTGTTGATTATTAAACTTTTGTTTCTTCTTGTTATTAGTTGTCATAAAATTAATCTGTCCTTAGCTATTAATTACCTTACGATCTCGAGCTAAAAATTGATATTGCTCTAACACTGGACGACCAGAAGAATCGAGTACTGTTTGTACATTCATTATATGACAGTCTAATAAAATAACATGTAATGGTTGACCCATTACATCGTCATCTTGTCCATATACAATATCGATTTCAAACCCTTGTCTCCATATAGCATCATGCTCAGGATTAGATTGTACGGTTTGAGATAATCGATGTGGCTGAACAATTTCTTTATATTCGACTTCTTCTGTTTTATCTTCGGCGACAAGTGTCGCCTTTTGATATTTCTTAATCATATTGTCGATATAAAGTGGTTCAGTAAAATTAATCGTAAACGTTCCTTGTACTAACCGATTACCGATAGCTAATTCGTCATAAATATAAGAATTATAACCGAATAACGGCATATCGTGTTGCGATAATCCATAATTAATATTCTGGATATCGGTAACTAATTTGTCACCGAACCATACATTTGCATCGATCTGAGAATAATATCTTTTATATGTCGGAGTATTTTTAGTATACCCAGACGAAGATCGAGTTATTTCTTGTTCAACGTTTTTATTTGTATAGGACAATAGACTGCTTAAATGATTATCGAAGCGCTTTCGTCTCATAATATATTATACTCCATTTTTATTTAAAAGTCTATTTGGTTCTTAACTAGAACATTCCAATTAGCCAAATAATAATCGTTACCATTTCTCCATACTGTAACTAATCCAGTATGAGTTCTAGTTTCTTTATCGTATATAGATATTACAGTATAGTCTGCATCGTCATATGTTATATATGCAGCATTATCTGTTACTTTTTTATATTCAAAACGATAGTTTTCTCCGCGTTTAAATTTAACGGCAGATACTATCATATTTTTAATATCGTTAGGAATAATTACTCTATGAGATGATTCTTGATTATATACATACATACCGATATCTTTATGTACTTGTTTAGAATAACGATATACATTTAAATAATGAATCATGTCGAGCAATTCATCATACGGATTAATTTGCACGAATCGATCGATAACTTTGTCATAATAATTAGATAATGTTACATCGCTATTACCGATACAATCTGTAAAATAATGATAATATTTATTTACGTCTTCTAATTCAAATTCTTCTTTTAAGAATGCTAATAAACCAGTCTGTTCATAGCGAAGGGTTTCTTCGATATATTTATGTTCAATATCTTGATCGATATTAAATAAACAAATCGGACTTAAAATATTATTATCTTTATCAGATAAGTAACTAAAGTAATTACCGTCGTAAATAGAATTACCTTGTGTCGGCAAATCGATTACTAAATTATCGATTTCTTTTTTAACCAATACTTGATCGGCGGCTAATCCTTCCACATCGGTTATACAAAAATAAATAGGACCGATATCTTGATATTGATTAGCGCCATCAACAAGTGCCGTTATTTCACCGTCTTCGACTACGATCTTAGGCATTTGCAATACAGGATTATCAATATGCTTATTAAGTAACATGCTAATCGCTAATTTAGTATCGTCGTCAAATGATTGATATGCTAACGGTAAATATCTAAGACTATCTGTTAAATCACTTATCTTAGTCGCAATTATATTTAATTTATCCCAGATAAGATTAGCCGACGTTAAAGATGGATGAATCGTATAATAAGAATTAATTATATTCTGATCCAAGATCAAATCGATACGATATAAATAATCTTTATCTAAAAATCCTAAATCGATATTTTCATCTTTAAACGTTATAGTATCTTGATACTCGTAAAACTTACCGGTAAACTTATATAAATTAATTTTACCTTTTAAGAATCCATTTACGATATTAGGATGCAATAATGATTGATTATCAGAGTTTAAATAAAGCGAACTGTTGTTATCGATATTGTTATAAAAATTATTAGCGTTATAATGTTTAATTGTCGCCAATAATAAATAGAATAATCGATACTTATTTTTCTCTTCTTGATTAGTCATATAAGAAAAATATAAAGTTTCGACTAAGTTAAGTCCGCGCTCATCTGATACTTTAATAATAAAATCTTTAAGTTCTTTATTTAACTCATCGTTAAAGATTAAATTATTTAAATACGTCAGCTGATATTCTAAACCTTCTGGATATACTTCGATATATTTATCTTCAGATTGTCCGTCAGGCCCCTTACTGAATACTCGATAGATGCCAGACTGTAAATCGTTAATAATAGCAGTCGGTTCTTCTAATTCATATTTAGTTAATTCATTTCCATCATCGACATATAGTTCTGTGTGACCGTTAAAATAATCGTTACAATAGAGGGCAACGAATGTTTCAAATTGCCACAAAAAAGTAATGCTAGATGTGCTCAAGTTCTTCGTTGCCTCCTTCTTTTTTATTAGTAACGTTATCGGTAATAATTACGATATTCCCATTTTCATCGAGACGATATTTAGTAGCGTCTTCTTCATCGACTGTTTTAATATCTTTTCTAAAATTAGAATAATCTGGAAGTTTAGTATCTTTACGTTTTTCAGTTTTTCTAAATTCATCGTAAGACGGAATATTGCTATTATCCTTTTTAGGATCTAAACGGTATTTACTATAATCAGGAATGTCTTTAGAATCGCGAATTTTGCCGTCTAAGCGATATTTAGAGTAATCGGGTACATCACGTCTAGACGTATATAAAGACGTTCTAAAATTGTCGTATTCTTTATTTATTTTAACTCTTTTATGTTCAAGGAATCTAACTTTCTTTTGTTTCTTAGAAAGTAATGCTTGAGACGGATAATACTGTTCTGCTTCTGTGCGCAAATCGTAATAATCTTTTTTAAGCTGAGCCATCTTTTCAGATTCTTTTTCGCCCATAAATTGATCGGCTAATTTTTTATATTTGCGATTGAGAGCTTCCATATAAGACTTAAAAGAATAATATCCGTCTTTAGATAATTCTAATACATGTTGCCCATATTGAATCTTAGGATTATAACGAGAGATTTTAGCATTCGTCGTCGTTAACCAAGGATTAGATTCGATAATACTTTTTTCGTTTATTTTATAATAATCGTTAGACTCTGTCATATAATCGATATCGGTCGCATAATAATGATATGTATTTTCTGTTAAGATATCGTTAATCGACATAATCTGACCTTCGTCTATAATCGTACAGTTATAAACGCTAATAGTAGATTGGTGGCCATATTCATTCGCAAAAGATAATGTTACGTCGAATACAGGTAATTCGTCCATTAAATAATGTTTATTTAAATAATTGCCTCTTTTAGTAACTTCATCAAATATTTCATAGATAACATGTTTATCTAACACTGCAAATACAATAGAGCCGGCGATAGTTCTTGGGCCGCTTACATAAGTAATAGCATTAACATCACCCAATGTTCGTATAGGAGACTTCTCTTGATGAATACTATAAGAGAAAGTTTGAACACTCCCGAAAACATATGAAATCATATCTTGTCCTGGGATCGTGATATTTACAGATGCCACAATATCGCATCCACTATAGGATGTATAAGTTCTTGTATATTTAGAAGTCTGAATTACTTCCTTATTCCCTAAAGAATAATCAGTTGGCATATTTCACCTTTAAGTTGTATAGCTTCATATATTGTTTTACTCTATTATCGACTAACGTGATAATATGAGTTTTGAGCTCAATATTGTGCTCATCAATAATGTCATAGCAAACTTTTAACATTTCTGATTTCATATCGATAGGATATTCACCAGAAACTAGGACATCATTGATCAATGTTTGTAAGCCACGATTTAAGTATAAAAAGATTTGATTTGTGTTTTCTTGAGGATTCACGCCTAATTCTCCTTAGAAAAAATAAAAAGGCGAGGAAAAACTTCCTCGCCAAATTTATTAATACTTGTTGTCAAGTAAATATTTATTTTCTACTGGTTGCAAGTAATCGACAGAGCGAGCAATGTAAGTACAAGCTTTATCAGTAGTTGTAGAATCTACGGAGAAGCTGGATGCTTCGTTCAAAATTTCACAGCCATAGATAACCATAACTGCGGATTGACCATATTCATTTGCAAAGGACAAAGTAATGTCGAATGGAGGAATTTCGTCAGAATATTTTGGCGTAGATTGAATAGCTACGTTTTGCGTAACTTTGAATGGGTTAGTAGAAGCTACTTGGCTATCGTTACCGTTAGAACCCAAGGAGTTAACTACCATGTTAGTTAATTTTGTATCCCATTCAGTAATTGTATACGGTTGGTAGTTAATATCGCCACCAATACGTTGGAAATATGCTGCTTTAGCAGCACGAACAGCAAGTGCATCGACTAAGGCATCGCGATCAAATAGCGTAAATACTATAGTACCAGCAATACCGCGTTTCATTTTTTCTTATCAATAACTTTCGTAATTGTTGAGACTATATCTTCATCCCTAGATCGGTTAAATTTTCTTGTTAATGACAAACATCCATCATAATATATTATTTTTAATAATTCTCTAGCAGTTTTAAAGTTATAAGTTATTATATAAACGTTTTCTTTTCCTTTTTTATTTACTGCATTAGTATTATGTGGATATAATAATTTAGTTTTTTCATTTAATTCAATTAAAAATTCTTTATTTCCCAGTATTCTTAATCTTGCACCAATATAAATTTTATCTTTTTTATATCCTTTTGTAGTATCGATATTTCCATCTCCATCGATTACGCCACGGATAAAATCTTTAAGATATTTTTCTGGAACACTTGGGAACTTAATTTCTTCATATTTTTTATTTGTTGTCATAGAAAAATATTTTTTTAGTTTTTTTGACAAATCTTTATTTGTTATATCAAATTTTAAAGAATTAGTTTGTGTTTTTTCATAAATTGGTTTTTCAGGACAAATTAATTTTTGAAACTTTTCTAATATTTCTCTATCTTTAACATTTATTCCAATACTAATTTTATCATCTGAAATATAACCATCTGATGCTAAAAAACCATAGAAATAATATTTTTCAGGTGAATCATTTTTAAAAAAATCTAAATTATATTTATATTTCATATGTGATCATCTCCTTTTCTATTATTATATTACATAGAAAAAGTATTTGCAATGCCACATATGACACGAAAAAGGGAGCTCTGCACTTCCATCAGTTATTATGATGTACTCCTTACGGATAGTCGTTGAGGCGCAATATAATATATCGCTGCCTGCTGATTGCCCAATCCTTTAGATTGTCACACTTTGGTACTAAAGGCTCTAAGGGGTTTCCAGCATATCACAGAGTTTAATTATGCATTACATTACTGTAAAGGAGAAGCAAACGCGGAATTTTTACCTCTCGAAATAGAACGAGGTTCTGCACTACCAAATGTGTAAACCGGAGCTTTTTCACGGTTAATAGAAACTGTAATACCTTGAATTTCAGCAACTACTTCGGAACCGAATGTAGCTACGATATCACAGCCGGAGAAAGTAGTATAACTACGAGTGTATTCAGAGGCTGTAGTTACACCAGAGTTATTGGAATAAGCCATGTGTTAAATAATGGGGCGACTATTTAGGCCGCCCCCTCCTTCTTTAATTAAAAACTACTAGGTACCAGGTTGACGAATTTGAATGTAGTTATTGATTTGACGAATTTCGTTAAATGGCATAATAGTGTAATTGATATCAATATAAGTATATTGAAGAGCAGTTACGTCATTAGCAATATCGAAAATGTAATCATATAATAAAACACCTTTGAGTTTATTCAACTCAGATGTCAAACCTGTGCGGATAGCATCACGAACGGAGTTTTTGTTTTGTTTACCGATGAACGGTTCACAAACACGGCGGATAGCTCTTTCAACAGCACCGATGATACGAACGCTATTCAAGCGAGACAACGCATCAGTAGGATCAGCCATTGTACAGCCATCAGTTACTACATAACCACGAGTAAATGTGTTTTTAACTGTTACGATACCTTTCTTAGTCAAATCAGAGATTTGAGTAGTAGTCAATTCGAACAATGGGTTAACACCGATTTTTTGGTTAGTAGGGGATTGTTCTACAGGCAATGCAGAAACCATACCAGCATAAGCACCAGCACCGTTACCTACATAAGCGTAAGTAGAGTTGTAAACAGGTACATTATTTTGGAAGAAAGTACAAGAAATTGCACGACCAATATCGACAGGCATACCGTCATCATCGATTACGGATTGACCGTTAGCACGTTTCAAATCGAGATGTAAGTCAAGATTTTTAAGGTCTTGGAATTTTTGTTCTACGCCAGACAATGTATAGTCAGAGATACGTTCCATACCAATTACGCCATGAGTATGTGCAGTTTTTAATTCTGTGTACATACAATGTTGAGCGAATTGACGAGCGAAGTTATCTGGAGTACGGTAAGGGATACGCATAGTATAATCGTAATCGATTGTACGGTCAGCTTTAAGATCGGCTAATGCTACTTTACCACCAACCAATACTGGTTCCAATACTTCTTCGATAAGAGCATCTTTTTCTACGATACCGTTATCTGTCATTTCAACAGCAAATGTATCGGCGAAGTTTACATTATCTTTCAAGTCAGAAATGAATTCTGCTACAGTACGATAGTTAAAGTCTGTTACGGAAATAATAACACGGTTGTCGACACAATCGAAGTTTTCAACGTAAGCTAACACTTTGTCGTCACGAGATTCTTTATTAATAAGAATATCGTATTCGCCGATTGGAGTTACTTGACCGCCGTCATATTTGCCGACATAAAGAACGTCGTTTACAGACAACAATACATATTTAGCAGTACCAGCAGTTGCAGCAGAAGCAGCAGCTGTAGTTGCATAGTATGCAGCAGTAGTTGCATCAGCATCGGATAACAAACCGTTCATAGCTGTATCGTATTGAAGATCTGTAAGAGCAGTAATGTCTTTAAATGTTACTGTGTTACCAGTAGCAGGTTCAGCTTCAATAATTTTATCGCTAGTTACGAAATGTTTGAATTTTTGATGAGCAGATACTGCGTTTTGAAGTTTACCGTCGAAAGTAATAGATTTAACTTCTTTAGTATCTTGCAAGAAGAATGTTTGGCCAACTTCGTAAGTTTTATTATCTAAATTGAGAGCTGCTTCATTAGCTACAGTCGGAATAACTGTAAATACTTCGTTTTGATAAATAGCACTATCAACGATAGCATCAGCATCATCGATTTTTACGAAACTAAATTTGTAAGAACGAGGTGCGTGTTTTACGTCTTTAGTATTAACTACTGGAGTTAATTTAAACATTTCTGTATCGACTACAGGAGCACCTGCTGCTATAGTATTAACCATAGCTACATCGATAGGGAATGCTTTTAAGAAATCTTTTGGTTTAGGTAAACGGCCACCGATTACTGTGTCAGCACAGATTTGAGAACCCAATACACGATAAGGCATATCAGCATTTTGCAATACAGAGTAAGCGCCTTCACCGATAGCAGTGATGTATTGTTTATCTTTTACTTCAGATTCTTTAACACGAGGAGTTAAATATTGACCAGTAGAGTTTGTACGAGGGAATGCAGTTGCAGTTACTGCAAAACCGGAACCTAACTTCATATATTTTTGGAAGTTAGTCATATTAGTATCTTCATAATCTTTATCGTCTTCTTCGAACGCTAATGCGGATGCACCAGGAGTCAAAAGATAATCGTTATGAGAATACATTTTCAAACCGACAGTTACGAAAGCTTCATTAAGGTCTTTATCCATTACAGAATAAATTGGATATTCAGCATTAACGTCTGTGTTAATACGCAATGTATGGAAATATTTACCAGTGAAGGAACCGAAAGGTTTAGGAGATTTTTTGTTTTTAATTACATGTGTGCGAACTTCTGTGCGGCATGGAATCAAAGAACGTTTACGGCCGATGAAATATGTACCAGGGAAGATAGAACCCATAGCCAAATCATAAGAGTCGTTACGAAGAGTAACGTCTTGGCCTTTTTTATTTACGATAGAAAGAGTTACGACGTTGTTCAATTGGTGTTTGTTGATATAACGAATTACTTCGCTAATAGTAGTGTCGGCATTAAAACCTGCACCCATCAAACCTAATTGAATATCGATTTTGATCATTTCGTTTTCATCGTTAACCATCGCATTATAGCGTTCATAAGCAGTTGCTTTAGAAACTGGTTTATACAATGTGAAAACTTCTTGACCAGGAGTATTATCGAAAGTAAAGTATACTTGTTTTGCTTTATTGGAAGGGAAACGAGATTTTACACGTAAACGAAGAGTGTCGTCAGAACGTAATTTAAAATCTTTTTGAGCTTCGGAACCACCAATACGGAAACCATAAAGAGTACGGCAACCAGAGTTGTAAGCATCGGATAATGCTGCAGTCAAGTCTACTTCACGTTTAGTTGTGCGATCATAAGTATCGCCGTAAGTATATTTAGCATATGTCGGATCATAAATAGGTACTGGAACACCGTTAGGACCATCAAATGCTGTACCGATACAAAGAACTGCGTCAGTTGTACCGAATTGAGAATCGTCATAAAGTTTCTTCTTTACAGAATTGACTTCGACGAATACACCAGGAAGATCTCGAAGGATTTCCTCTTTAAAGGTGAAAGCCATATTTAAACCTCTTAAGAAATTATTTACCAAGATTTAGTAAACGTTCGATAAGTTTGCTAGTTACAACATACATTTTATCGATGTTTAAAGTATAGCGAACACTTCTAATAGAATATTTTTCACGATACATAACGTAGGATTCGTCAGTTAAGCGTTGATCGTAAAGTAATTCAGATACACCACGCATTTTTAAATAACCAGTGTAGTCTACCATAAGCTCTTCAAATTCTTTAAGAACTTTATTAGCTTGGTCGTATGAAGTTGCGAAGATATCAAATTGGATGACGTATCTGAATGCATGACGATACACATCGACACCTTCTTCTTCAATATTTTCTTTAACGGGATATTTATCGTCGGGACGATAATCAGGATTTCCTGGAGCACGACGAATAGTCGTTTCCATTAATCTTGGTTTTAAATCTTTAGCAGGTACACCGCTAATAATTTTAAAGAAAATATAAGGATGATTAATTTCCTGATCTCGGTCGTTAATCGTAACGCCTTCATCAGGACTCATCTTTACGTTATCTTCACGAAATGCTTTCTCTACGAGTTCTACGAGTAACGCAATAAATTCGTCGAAACTAATGGAACTGTCAGCCCGTAATCGGTCGAGACGTTTTCGACTATTCAGTATCCTACCGGGATTAGTGACTGCAACCAATTGTTCTTTTTGACGCCGTACTTGGTCGAGTACAAAACGTTCATTAATTTCTTGTGTCATAGTCTTTGCTCCGCAGTATAAGATTCTGTTGTAAATAATGGATATAATGTATATCGTAAAATGATGTCCACACCATATCCATGATTACTGATTTGTTCTTCAATACTGTCGATATGATAATCGTAAAGAACAAAGCCAACATTATCTTTAAGTAAATTATCTAACCGTTCTTTTATTTTATTTAAATAAAATTTACGGTAGTTCTTACCTATATATTCTTCGAAATCCATTTCTCTGATTAAGTAATTAATGATCCGCATTACCATAACAGATTTATTAGGATTTTCGTCAGATAAGTTAACTAAATTTTCAATAGTAGTACCAGTCCGATAGTTATTTTTGAAATAACAAACATTAGGAAGCATATCTTTATAATCTATAATAAAGTCAGTATCCTCATCATCGAAATCGGGGTACTTATTAATAGGCGTGGCTGCTAATTTCGCAGCTACAACTATATTACAGAAGTGCACATATTTCAGGTTGTTGCCGACAAAAATTATATTATCTAAGTATTTGTTCTTATTGTTAATAGCAGTATACTCTGCTAACTTATTATTATAATCTTTATTAAATGCATCGATATCTTCGTATAATGAACTATGATTATCGGTAGCAAAAATAAAACTTCTATTCTTTACACAAGAAGAAGATAATAAATTTAAATAATGTTCGGTTAAATTCTTATTATATCGATCAGTATATTTATCGGAGAATTTAATCTGAGTCGGACAAATATAAGCGAAGTCGTAATCGATAAGTTGTTTTGCTATATTTTGAAAATCAGATATCGTTCTCATATTCACTAAATATATGGATGGCGCTCCATAATTTTTAGCGATAGTATATGCTTGATATAAATCAGAATCTTTTCCGTATTCTTCTTCGACTTGTGATAATAAATCGAATTTCTCGATCTTACAAGTTTTATTCGTATGTTCGGAGTTGCCGATAATTAATAAGCTAGTATGCTTATCTTCCATTATCATACACCTCCGATCAATGCTTTAAAGTTTTTCATGAATGCTTCTGGATTTCGTTTATAGTCGACACCATTAGCTTCATAATAAACACAGTCCATAGTATTAGAATACCAGTCCATTACGTATGTAACGTTTATAATTTTATCCTTAAAGACAATAATGTCTCCCGGGAAAACTGGAAATTCATTTCTAAGATAGATATCGTAACCACGCATTAAGAATAACTTATTGTCGGCACTGTCTGTCGAGAATAACGGTTGAAGATGTGCACGTGCTTCCCGTATCGTTATTTTATGTCCAAGACCTAAACAGTTTTCACAAAATGGATCACCGTGTTTTGAAACTGGATCCATACATGTACAATTAATATGTTTATTTGCTTGAATTAACCATACAGGAACTTCCATTAATTGGATTAAACCATTAATGCGTTCATCGAGGTTTTTCATTATGTTTTCCTCAATGCTTTAAGAGAACGAGATAAATTATCTAACAAGTCTGTCGGGAATGTATGTAACTTACGTTCTTCAGTATAAGAACGTTTTCCGACACGAGGTTCAGCTCTGCCCATAGTAAGATATGTAGGATCGACAATTAACTTTTGGAAAATCTCCATCTCGGCTTTAATCATTTTAATTAAATCAGATAAAGATGGAGCTCCACTTCCATTAGAACTAGAAGAACTAGATCCACCAGATTCAGTCGAACCAAAACTAATATTACCGATATGACCTGAGATCTTACCGGAAGTAGAAGTCGTTACAGCATGTTTACTAACAAGACTTAACGTTGCTCTTAATTTACAAAATTGTTGTAAAAGATAAGGTAAGTCGGCTCTATTTTCATAACCAGGAATTTGGTCTAATAGAAACTGTGCAAACCGACTTGCTTCTTTTAATGCGTATAATACTTCTGTATCACTAGCATCAAATACATTGATTAGATAATTAACGTCGCCGAGCGTATAAAAATTACTAATTTGTTCTGATGCTACCGTATAGACTTTATACTTTAATACTTTTTTACCGTCGACAGACTCTAATTTTTTAATTCTAATTTCGTATAAAGAGTCAGGTTTAGTGCCGCCGATCGGTTTTAATTCTAAACGATTACCAAATATCGTATACTCAAAAGGCTCTGCCATTAGAAATCCTTTCTGATGATTTCGATATTTTGTAGAATACCTTCATCTTTAATTTCGGCATCGAATTCAAATACAAATCCGTCATCTGTACCTTGTCTAGGACGTTGAAGGACTTTTAATTCTTGAATAATTACTGGTTTAATATCTTGATCGGCAGGAGTTTCGTCGACTACGACGCCAGGTTGACCAGCAGTTGCTCTTGTTATAACAGTACCGTCTGCTAATTTAATAGTTGTCGCCGCATTATTAGCATTGCCGTCTTTCATAATCTTTTCGATTGTTTCAGGCGTTAATGCTGTCGTCGATGTATTCCCAGATGCATTCGTTACTTCGTTAGATAGTCCTAAAGAAGTAGCATCGTTAATTTCGTCTTTTGTCATAGAGCCAGAAGGCGTAGGATTTTGATCGAGATTAACTTTATTGTTATGCATATTACGTTTGTAATTATATGGTGCCCAAATAGATACTGGATCTATTTTATGAGGATTTTCTTCGGCTTTTTCGAGTCGATCTTTAATACGCTCAGGGCCATCATAAGTAAACGTAGCCAATTCAGACCATGCACCAAATTCACCGTCTTTTTCGACACGTACTCTAATATAATATTGTTGTTGTTTATTTAATTTAGGAAAACTAATCTGTTGTTTTTCGACTACTACTGTATCTATTTCAACAGGGTTAAATAAACTATTATCTGCAATTTGGAGTCGATATTCTAATACAGGTTTTCTTCGTTTGTCTCGAAGTATTTCTTGCCATTGGCAGTTAAAAGTACCATCGACTAATTCATGATTAGCCGGGCTAAGAATTCTTACGTTAGAATAAATACTTGTATTAAAATATACGTGTCTAATTAAACTGGATTGTAATGGTGCACCAGTAATATCTTTAATCGTTCTATTAATATCGAGACGATATTCTTCATTAGGAAGTACGTCGTCTAATACAGTAATAATAACAAGCTTTTTGCTTGTACGATATTTTAAACGATATATCTTTTGTGATTCAGCATGAACCATAGCGATTGTATCGCTATTAATAGTGTCTGGATCGACATTGCCAGTAAAGAAAAGTTTGATTTGCTTTTCAATAGGATTAACGGCCATGTCGACCAAAGCAAATTCTTTAAACATGCTACACCTTATTTACTAGCTTTTTTGCGACCACGTTTTTTAGGTTTTTCTTCGGAAGTTTCTTCAGTAGTTTCTTCTTCGTTAGATTCTTCAGGCTCAACAGAAACTTCTTCTATAGTTTCTACCGGAGTAATAGTTTCTTCGGCTTTCGCTTCAGGCTCTACTTGCAACCCTTCTTGCCCTTTTTCTTGCAAACCATCTTCAGTCACCTCTTCTTTTTTAACTTTAGGTTCTTCTGTTTTAACGACAGGAGCTTCAGCAATAATACCAGCACGCTTAGCTTCTTCTGCTACTTTTTCTTTAGCCTCTTCTGGATTAACGAAACCAGAAGAAACGATATCATAGTTAGTAGATTTAACTAATTTACGGATAAGTGGAGAATATGTACCTTGCTCTGCTGGAAGGATTCCATATACTAATACTAGACGACCCATGCGAACGGATTTACGAATATTAGTTAAATCCATCTTTTCATGGATGAAACCGTAAGGCTCTTTGCGAGATAAACGCATACGAGACAAGCGATCCCAATAGCCAGTTTCTCCAGAGGCCAATTTAACAATGGCAATTACTTCATGTTGTTGTTTCATATTATATAAATTCCTTTTATTTAAATTAAAAAGGAGGAGCTCCGAAAAGCTCCTCCAGTTAACTACTATTATTCAGTTACACGAACAACAGTTGGACGTGGATAGGATGGCATTGCGGAAATATTTTTAGCAACTGCGATACCTTTACCGTTATCCATGATGCCGATACCATAGCGTTCTTTAGCTTTGATAATACGAACATCGATTTCAGGATTAGTCCATTTTTCAACGGACAAGTCTTCACGTTGTACGATCGCACCAATGTTGTTGCGGTCGATAACATACATATCAAATGTTTTGTTTTGTTTGTCGAATTTAACGCGTGGGCTCAAGATTACGTTAATTGGCATTGGCAAATTGAAACGTGCTTGAGATTCGTTCAATACGAATTGTTGAGGGCCCATGTTGTTAGATAAACCAGCGAAACCACCAGTACCTTGAGTTGTGCCGAATGGGTTAACATTCATAGCGCCCATAGCACCGAATGTTAAGCCTTGACCTACCATTGCATTACGAGCGAATACTAACCAGCAAAGTGGATGCATGATAACGTCTGTTGGTGTCTTATCGTTAGCCATCAATGCCAAGCACATAGACATAAAGTCTTCAACGGACAATGTGTTGTTTGGCAAGGAATCTTCGCCAAGACCTGTTGTAGCAGCGTCTGGATTTTGAGCAGCCAAAGCATTATCGAATACTACATGGCCGTGTTCGGAGAATTCACGAGCACACCATTCGTCTTTATAACGAGCCATAGCGCCACCAATACGGGAAAGGTTAGCTTCCATGATGTCCCAGTAAGAGTCCATGATAACTTCTTCGGAAAGAGTTACTTTAAGACCGATTTTTTTAGGACGAACTTCGATGGAATTGTATTCCAAAGTATTGATTTCTACAGCTTCATCGTTGTAAGCGCCACCTTCAGCAACTTCGTGAGCTTGCAATTCACCGATGATAGGTACTACTACAGTACCGTTAGTGTTACCAGCTTGAACTTTAGTGAAGAATGGAGAGATAACAGATTGAGTATCTTCAGCTTCGATCATTTTAGATTCGATGATACGAGGTACCAAATCAACTACGTCTGTTGTCATAATTGTTTCTTTGATGGAGAAATGTTTATCGGACAAGTTTTGTTTATTTAATTTGCCGACCATATCTTTCATCATGTCATATTTTTTTACGGATTCTGTAATTTTTTCTGGAGATAAGCCTTCTTTTTTAGCAGCTTCAACAGCAGCAGAACGCTTCGTATTAACATCTTCCAAAAATTCTTTAATATTGATAGCCATTATTATGCGTTACTCCTATTATTTTTGCAACAATACTTTAACCGCGCCTACACAGCCGTCCCAATCCATGAATGTAGGAACACCTGCAAGACCTTCGCGAGTATAAGAAACTTTCACATCAACAGTTTCTTTAGGACCTGCTTTAATAATAGCGTCAGCTGCAGCACGATCTACAACTTTAAGACGAAGCAAGTTATCTTCTGTATTATAGTGAACTACTTCGAATGCATTAGCGATTAAACCACCTTTTACTACAGGAGTGTAAGCGGAACCGTTAATGGAAATTTGAAGTGTGCCAGGTTTTACAAAACGATCTGGAACTTGGAAGTTGAAATCTAAGTATTCTTTACCAGCTTCAGCAGCATGCATTTGACCTACGAGAACGTCTTTGAGTTCAGTAGATGCAACATTACGGCCATCAGTTAAGCCAGGAATACCGATATATTCATATTTAGCACCCATACGAGAATCGTAAATGTCCAATTTGTTATTGGAAGCATTCATGTTCAAGTCATGGTTGGAATACAAGGAGTTATATTCGTAGTTATCCATGCCACGGAAGTAAGCATAATCTTCGTAAACATCTTCACCACGACGGTAAGAACGACCATAACCATCAGCTGCATATTGAGCTAATTCTTCTTGATCGCCAATAGCCCATTTCATCCATTTAGTGGAACCTTCAGGAACCAAGTTAGGATTTACTTCGTGTACTTGACCGATAACTTGTTGACGTTCAAATTCAACTTCAGCAGGAGTCATAGCAGCAAGAAGAGTTTCGTCGGACAATGGAGATTTAACGACACGGCCGTTTTCATCAGATTTTACTAGGTCACCAGGCAAGAATGCGCCATAAGCACTACCCCAAGGGTTTTGCTCTGCTTTATCTTTAAATAAGAAATGAGGCAATTCTACCATTACATCAGTTTTAATAGCACCAGGAGTCATACCGTTCCAAGCGTTTTCATCACGAGTAGCTTCGTTACGGGACATGATACCGATAGGCACGTTACCAGCACGATGAGCCATAGATGGTTTACCGTTTTCTTTTAAAAGACCAGTAACTTTATCTTTTTCTAAACCAGCATCAGTAGCTAAAGCACGAGGGCCTTTGCCGCCAGCAAATGGTTGATAGAAATCAGCAGTATAAGCTGCAGCATTTACTGGAGTCCATTCAACATCGATGTTTTCCAATGGTTGACCAACGCCGACAGGAGAAACAAGACCAGTAGCAGCATTATAAGTATCGCCAGCTTTACGCAAACGAACAGGGGAACCGCCGTTAGCAAGTGTTAATACGTTTAAGAAAATTTCAGGATTTTCTTTTGCAGATTTTACGTCAGGATCTACGGCTACGATACGACCTTTTGGAATAACCAATTGGTTGTACATTTCAGCGTAGTTATAACGGAAAGCAACTGGCAAACGAGAATCCAACCAGTAAGATACGTTAGAAGTGTCATGGTTTGCAGTGTTCAAGCGAACTTGAGTACGTGTTACACGACGTTCTTCGTTATTGAAAGCTTTGAAGCCAAGGCCTTTGAATACTTTACCGTTAGAACCAGTGGTGAAGCGATTAGGGCCTTTACTAAGATCAAAATTAGGCATTGTAATAGAGCTCCTTATTATTTAAAATATTTGTAAAGATCGGATAAGGATTCAGTTACTTCGACAACTGGCTTAACCTCAGTTTTCTTTACAGGATCTTCGACTTTGGAAGTGGAAAGTTCAATTGTTTTAATTTTTTCTTCCAAGGATTCTTTAACGGCTGTTACATTGTCTTGTAAAGCTTTTTCGCTTTCAGAGCGCAAAGTTTCAAGACCTTCTTTAACAGTTTTTACAGAATCAATTGCTTCTTGCAATTCTTCTTTAGAAGATACAACAGCTTGAAGTTGTTCACGAACTTCATTTTTATAAGCTAAGAAATCAGAAGCTAAATTTTTATAATCTTTTTCTACTTGTTCTTTAGCTTCGATAAGCTCTTGAACTTTAGCAGATAATTCTTCGAATTTAGTATCTTCGGATTCTTTAACCTCAGTAGGTTCTTCAACTTTAGCTGGAGTTTCTGTTTCTTCAGCAGGAGCTGGAGTTACTTCAGCAGATTCTTTTGCTTCGACTTCTGCTGGAATTACTTTAGGTTCTTTTTCCATGTGTTCTTTAACGACAATTTTATTGCCGTCATGTTCTCCTTCTAATGAGCTAATAGGAAGAACCGGTTCAACTTGAGCCGGCTCTGCATTATCATCATATACTTTAATATTCTTAGCATATGCATCAGATGGAACAATAACGTAAGATAGCTCTTTAGGTTCTAATTTCTTAAAATCCCAATAGCACATCTCGCCGTCATATTTAGTTCCTCGAGCATGCTCACATAAACCGTCGTTCGCTAAATCTTGTCCACAAATAGAACAACGAACTTCGTCGCCGCGAGCGCCAATGCTTACAGTATCTAACAAACCATTTTTAACTTCTTCTTGAGCATCAGGCGTTAAAATATCGGCAGTTAATACTAATGCTTTCGTACCAGGTAATCGTTGAGATTCTTTAATTTCGGCATTAATAACGCGACCGATTGTTTCACCGTCTTCGTCGTTATGATGTTTAATAACTGGAATGTTATAAGGATAAGTCCATTTATGCAACGACTCTCTCATTGCAGATTCGTAATAACGTGTATCATTACGAGTAGCATATGGATAAAAATGTAATGCTTCTATATCTACTTTTAATCCTTTAGCTTTAACGTTGTTAGATAAAGAATGAGAGTGTGCGACTGCGGACTCTTTTACGTCTACAGGATTAAACCCAAGATATTCACGGAATTCCATGTTTATCCTTTCATTATAGGCTTAATTGAGCACTTACAATATGGAGTGTAAGCTGGAATATCTTCGATAGTAATCTTATCGATATCGAAATGGGTCATGCGGCCATTTTGATGATCGCTATTTTCGAATTGAATTTCGATTGTTTTTACACCGTCGGTTTTACATTGTTGAACGTAATTCCACCAGTAAGCTTTCTTTGTGAGATAATCACATAAGAATCTTAATCGATATTCCGTTTTCGAAAGTTGATTATCGATGTATATTTTATCTTTATTATTTTTTGTCGCAGATTTTAAATCTTCGACTATCTTATTAATTTTTTTTGAAGAATAGTCTTCAAATGAATCGACTATCGGATCAATTATCTTTCCATTAGTTTTATTGTTCGCATGTGAATCGTTAACACCACGCCTTGCGGACTCTGTCAAATGTTTATTTAACTTTTTCAAGAGTTCGGTAACTACAGGCTTTGTAGAGCCACGACTCGCCAATATATTACCTAGTCGATTGTAACTTGCGTGTATATCGCTAAAATTTTTCTCATAATCTTTAATATTATCTTCTAAAGATTCCTTCATTACGAATTCTTTCGCAATCGGATTATCTTGAATTGTATTTTGATTTTGAGGATTTGCATCGTTCGAGAAGTATTTATTCGGAATCGATTGTTTCTTCTTTCCGTTAAAACTACGTTCATCTAAGCCGTCTTTACTTGATTGTTGAGTCGGCTGTAATTGCATTGTTTCTTTGGACGTTTTAATAGATGCATCTGCTTGTGCATCGATTTGTTCTAATTGAGATTCCAATGTAACTTTAAATGCATACATATCCGTTTCAGATACTTCATTATCGAAGCCAAGTTCACGACGAGCTTCATCAAGAGTAATAACGTTACCTTGATATTTTTGAATCGTATGAGATTCAACTTTAATTTTTGTATCGATCGATACTTCGTTAAAGTCGAAGAATACATAATCGTCTTTATTAGTTAATGGATTAAATCCACCTTCTAGTAATAATTCAGTAAATAAATATTTTTCGATAAAAGAAGAAATTACATTCTGGAACGCTTTTACTTCGTCATGCATTAATGCTTCCGTATTGTCGGCTGAGGACTGTCCACCACCTCGACCCATCGAAGATTTTGAAGCATTGAGACCGGTAAAAATACGTTGCTCCATATACGATAAGAAATTTAATAAATCGTTAGCTTTCATATCGGGAGTAACAGACGTAATTGTCGTTCTTTCGTTCGTTACGATAAAGCCGTCATTAGGCATATCTTGGAAAGCATTTCTTGCATCGTCAATTTCTTTTTGAGTAGCATATTGACCTTCGGCTGTATTACCTACTTTTATATGCAAAATAGGAGTGGCGAAACGATATAATATCGTCATAACCAATCCTTCAGCTTTCCGCAGCATAGATGCATCCTCTAGAACGGTAAACATTCTAGAGGTGCCATACTCGGCATTATTCATTTTATCGATGTACAAATGAATTACATCGTTCGGAGAATATTCTTCTCCATCGATTAGGTAATGATCAATTCTTCCATCGTCTCCTCGCTGCACTGTGACATTGCAAGGATCTGCTAAGAATAAACCAGAGATCGAACCGCCTTTATAAATTTGATCTGCTTTAACTCCAAATTTTTGCGTATCATTATCTCTAGTTTTAATTATATACGAATTTGAGAAAGTATACAAGTCTTTTGCAATAGAAGTTATTAAAACATAAAAAGGAATTTTAGAACGAAATTCTATAATACGCAATCTGTCATTAATATAGTCAGCTGCGGCTTCATTTTTAGATTTAATTTGATACCCGGCTTTTGTAATAAGCTGAGAGAATTTTCTAATTGCTACCGATAAATATGAATCGGTAAGAATTGCATTTTTAATTCTTTCTAAATCGTATGTACGAGAACCTGGATTAGATCCTCGTCGATTAAACTGACCGAAAGCTATCGCCTTGGCTTTAATAAGATTCTCCTTGACAGTACTAACTGCCCTGCCAAGGACAGAATCTTTTTTCTTTTTGGGCTGTTCAGCCTCATAAAAATCTGATATTTTCATTTACTTTCCTTGTAATGAAATGAACCCAGCATAATTTGTCCAACTACCCATTTCGTGGAAGTCGCTACCATGAACGCCTTTATTTTGTGAAGATGAGTTACCATAATAACCGCCTTGTCCGTCGGCAATAACGACATGGTTATAACCTTCGGCATCATTATGATATACTATTATATCACCTTTTGCCGGTGTTCCGCTAGTCACGTGTTGTAATCCGGCAGCTCTAGCATTTTGCATCAATACGTCGACGTTAACGGTTCCTTTCGATAATTCATCGGCTAAGAATTTAGAGAAATAGGAACCGAACTTAGTCGCAAATTCTACACAGCCAACTGATCCATTTGCCATAGTAGAACCGACCAAACCAGATGCAACTGCTTTCGTAAAGTCTGTATCGATGACTCCAGTACCTCCGCTACCATTTATAATTCTATCAGATAATGAACCAGGTTTCAAGTTACCATAATTACCGGTACTCGATAATCCATTAGCACCAACCTTACCAGGATCAGGAGCTAAATTATTTAAATAAAAGACTGGATCTGGTTCCGGCGTTTTTTCAAATGGATTAATACCATTATTAATTAAAACACCTTTAGCAAATGCACTATTAACAGTTAAATCGAAAACGTCTTTCGTTAATTCTGTCGACGACATCAATAATTTATTATATTGATATACACTATTAACATACTTCTGGTCGTATACAGCACGATTTTCTCGTAAGAAATCATTTTCGTATTGACTTAACATTGTTGGACAATACGATAAAAATTCATGATTATAATATTCTTGACGAGTTTGCGCAGCCGCTTCGATTGCTCGCATGAACTTAATTAATTCATCGGCTCCATATAGCTTAGCCATCATCTTAGCCTTTTCACGAATCATTAAATCGTTACGAACAATACTGTCATGTGCTACTTTACATTTCTTGCCAGATACAGTTTTAACGGCTAAACCATCGAATACTAATAATAATATCGTTAAATCTTCTGCGCCGCATAATTGTACGGCATGGAACATTTTAGATAAATAATCCTGAAGATAATCTTTTAACTTATCGATCCAATGTTTCTTAATGCGAACTAAATTACTCTTTGTCCATCGATATACAAGTTTGTCGATTTTTTCAGATGGTTCTTGTTTAATATCAACAATCGGAACATCGGGGAACCCGAATGGATCGTCATGATTAGGTTCTGGTTTAGGAGCGACTGGTTTCGGTGTTTCGGGAATTTTAGGTTCTACCGGAATAAAAACATTTGGGTCTTCTGGCTCAGGAGGAAAAGGAGTTTCTGGATCTGGAGGATCGATACGAACAATCGTATCGGTCGTAATTGTTACAATCATCGTCTCGATAATTGGCCTAATCTGAATCGGAAAGTATGGTAACAAATTATATACCGTCTTTAAATCGGCTAATAATTCATCGACTTCACTTTTCTTAACTTCTTCTGATGGTATCCAAGGAATAGGATCGTTGAATACTCTAGAAGGAGTTTTTTCAAAAGTGGCGTCACTTTCATAATGTCGCTTAGGCTGTATATCAGGACGATAAATAATTTTATTATTGTCTTCCATATTTTCCTAAAATAATGTACGACTAAATTTATTTCGTGCATGAGATAATCTTCTCGATGGACGATCAAACGATTCGCCTGGGCTTAACTTTCGCCAAGCTTCATCGGAAGACTCATACGTTTTCTTTTTGTCTTCCCAAGGATTATCTAAATCTCGTTTTTCGTATGTCGGTAATACAGATCCTCTATTAATAGAGTATGCTATATCATGAGATGCTTTCTTTACGAGTTTAGTTAATTCAGGGAAATGTTCTACGAATGCTAAATAAGCAAGTCCTAACGCATCGACAAAGTGTTCGTTATTACTATTATAAACTGGAACACCGGCCGCCGTAATCTTTTCGACACGATAATCGATTAATTGTTTAAAAATTACATTATCATAAGGACTCATAATTAAGTTACCACGTTCAATAAGAATAGACAATTGATTTACCATAAACGGTTTCAAGTGTTTCTTTTCTAAAACGCCGGTAACAGGATCTTGAATATCGATTTTTTCTGAGAACATCCATCCCTTAACTTTTTTATCGAGTCCAGTTTCTGGATGTTGTTTACCGTAAATCTTTAAAGATTCCATCTGATATTCCACATTGTTATCCTAAGAGCTTTTTATCTCCTAGTTCTTATAGTTTCCTATAAGGTCGGCATACTTTTTCGTGTTAAATAATGTGAATACACGGTGCGGGCTCTTGGTAAGATTATATCTTTTCACTTACTATGCTCTGCCCCTGGCTTATTTAAAATAAGCCTTCGGTTCGAGTTACCATATTAGTTATTTAACTTAGGCTTCTCGCTTAATACCGCACTACATTTATATCATATAATTCACTTACAATATAAAGGGCAAATGTTTACCAGAACCGCGATCTATATAGATATAGCTAGGATTATAGATAGCATTCATATCTATAATCTTTTTCACGGCTTTATCAAATGTAAATTCTGAAGATTCGATTTCGGTACGATTAATAATTCTAAATTTATTAAATGAAGGATCATACTCTAACACCAGTATCGATGTTGGAGCCTGAGATTTCATATATATTCTATTAAGTTCGCTAATCTTAATACGCTTTAATGCTGCTATATATTACTATATAGATTAGACTATATCTTCGGCCTATCAATAGGTCGCCGGCCACTTCAGATCGCTTGATCCTACTCCTCATATGAGGATAGTCGTTGAACGTCTTTTATTAAAAAAATAAAATTTCGCTGCTGATTGTCCATAAGGATATTCCAGCAATTCAACCGGTTTATTACTTATTAATTACTTAATAAGAGGACTCATCTCGAATCCCAGTCCACGCCAATCGTTCTAAATGGATTAGGCGTATATGTTCTTCTTCCAGGAGGAAGTATATGAACCTTTTTTACGTTAGAATCATCTAAGTTCGGCCATACCGGCTTATAAAATTCTTTATCAAAATAAGTATAATTATCTATGCGAGTAGCTGCTTCTAATTTATCTTTGTCGAATACACCAGCTTCTTCGACACCGAACTCTGCTAGTACTTCGTGTGCATACGCATTTTGGTCGTATGTATTTCTAAATTCTTCTTCCATCGCATCCGACCACATAGGATTATGTTGTGTCGGGTGGTAATGCTCATTGAAGCCCAGAGAGCGATTCGTACAAATTTCGTAGAACTTAGAGCGTTTACCAGTCGGTGTAGATGAGCATGTTAATCCGATATTGTCACGTTCCATACAAAGAGCATATACAGTATCAAAGTCACCTTCGCCCAAATACAATTTGTTATTAACCATAGGCTCTTTATCCTATGCTCTGGAAGTTACCTTCATTTTCATCGACCAGTCAATTCTGGTCCAGTTTAGACTATTTCTTCCGCACTATAGAATGAAAATTGATGATAAGACTATAGTGGGTTTCACCGCTTTCGTGGGGAATTTATTTCATCCCTAGTCGTTGAACACTACTCATTATTAATTTAATGAGCTTGGTACATCGTTGTCCTTTTCAGGAGTTTCGTTGTTTAACGGCGTTTTAAATGAACAATTTGGATTGTTGATAACATAAGTAACAAAATCTGGAGCATGTTTAACTGCTCCATATATTTTTAATATTTTCACATTATACAAATAATCATAAGCTTGGTTAAATAATATTTGCTTTCTAGGACAATATTTCATATCTAATATTTCTATGCATTTCAATAAGCTTTGAGTACTATTAGATATATCTAATCTAATTCTTAAATTTTTTGCACATGTAAAAACTTCTTTTCTTTCAATAGAATATTTTAAACCTAATTCTGTTAATATACCACCTATTTGATCTACCATTAAATATTCCAAACTATCAGATAGTTCTATTCTTTTTGATTGTGAAAAGTTTAATGTTTTAAATCCTTTACGTATTGCAGGAATAATTTTTGTTCCTTCTGCGGCATAAAAACCAGATAAAAATGATTTTTTTATTTCTAATGATCCATTAATTATCCAATCAGGTAATCTATAATCTGTTTCTACGCACTTACCTGTTGGCATTCCATGTTCAATAAAAATTCTAGATGTTTTTCTATTAAAAGAAAATTGATTTGATGTTCCTTTTATTTTATATTTAGGAGAAGAAGTTTTTCTGCATAAAATAGTAGCTTTTCCAATATCACCAAAAAGATCTTGCATATCTTTTTTTATGATTTCTAAAGCTTCTAAGTCACCAGAAACTCCACCAAGATGATTAATATCTATCCAACCATCTCCTAAAATATAACCAAACAACATTGCAAATATTTTGTTACTTTTATAATTTTTCATATAATATATTCCTTATTAAAATAATAGTATTTTATACTTATATATTACATGAAATAATCCATTTATGCTATATCCATTTCATCGAGTGATATCCAGTCAGCTCTCCAGCCCCGAATAGAAGCGGCACTCATACCTGAGTTTGCCCCTGTCGTAAAACCGACAATTTTGGAACCGTTTGAAAATTCAAACAGATATGGATTCGTAGTTGCTCTCGTTACTTCTTTTTTAATAAGAGCAGAGCTATCTATCTTTTGACGAATATTATCGAAGATCATTCGGATCTGTGATTGATATGGTGTTACAAACATATGTATAAAGTTTTTACGAGTAAAGACGTTATATAATGCTTCGACTACCATCGTTTCTGTTTTACCGGTATTGTGTGAAATAATATCGTTAGCTATAAAATTACGATAGCGTGGCACCGAAACGTCATATGTTTGTTGTTCACCAAGATATTCGATCGATACAACCGGATCCCAGAATATATCACCATTAAGAATATCTTCGATTGATTCAAAACCTAAATGCTCGGCAAGTTCTTTTGCCTCAGCCTTATTAATAGTCTTGGATTCCAAATATTCTTCGAGCGTCAATCGTCCTGTTTTTAAATATTCAAAATTAGTTTTTCCTAATTCATGATATTTTAAATAAGATAAAAACATCTTATTAAGTTTATCGGTCATTGGCTGGAACTTATATGAATAATAAACAGAGAACATATTCTTATGGGAATGATTTTTAATTCGATTATATTTCTTCTTGTCGACGAATCCTAAAAAATAAGAATTTCGTTCTTTAACGATTTTTACGACGATACCGAATCGCATTAATAAGTGAGCTAACTGATACGCTAACTGACCTGATTCTGAACAATATAATCGATTGATCGGAACTTCGTCTTCTTCTTTATATGCATCTTTAATTAATTCAGAAACAAAGATCGATACAGATTCTTTGTTTAAAGAAAATACTTCTTTCGGAATCGACTTGTCAGAAGACGTATCTTTATTTAGCTTCTGAGCCATTAATCTTAATTCTGATTCTTCGATAGAATCACTACCAAAATAATTAAGATGCATCGGAATAGCGATATTATCGCCGACCGTTAAATCTTTTAATTCTAACCATCCTAATTCTGTTAAGAATGGATGGTTATCGGTAGCATCGAATGTGCGACCAGTATTAGTCGTTATACGATATACCGGTTTAACGCCGTTATCGTATACTTTAGCATTCGGTGCTATTTCGATTTGATAATTATCGTCGAGAGCAAGAATATTAAATTCTTTATTCTCGTCGAATAATTGTTTTACAGTTTTAAATAATCCTGTTTCTGGATCTTGTATCTTGAGATTACCAGTTACACAACGACGACCACATCGGAATACTTTACGAAGACTTCGATCACGAAGCATTTCGGCCTGATACCAACGTGGAGTCCAAGGGGCATATTTATCTAAATCAATATTATAGATTTGAATAAATGATTTTGCCCACATAACTGGATCTCGTTTAATTACGACTAGCTTTCCTTTTTCACTGAGCTTAGTAAAATCTAATCTTACTAAGTCTTCCAAAGGCATTGCCATTAATTCTTTTACAGAATAATCTTGTTCTTGTTTCATAATTTTTATTTATGGAATGCTTTACCTTCTTGACCCATCATAGTCGTTTGTAAACTATATTGGGATTGCTGAGCTAAGGCCATTCCTGCCTGTCTCATAGTTGCATATTGTTGTGAATTAACTGGATTAGTCCAAGAGAATGGACGATAACTTTGTTGCATTTGCTGACGACCTTGCTGAGCTAAATCGTTAGCAATACCGACTAAAGCTGGTCCACCATAATAAGCAGCTTGAACTGCCATACCGGCTAATGGGCCTAACAATAAATCGGTACCCATACTAAAAGCAGCATCTTGTATTGCGTTAGCCTTAGTACCACCTTCGTCGAGCGTATCGTTATAAGTCCAAACTGCGTTGGCAGTCGCTAAGCCGGCATTAATTTTATTATCCCAAATTAAGTTACCGGCCGTGCCCATGCTTTTAGTAGCATTACCGACATGTCCGACAGCAGATTTTACATTGCCAGTTAATCCTTTTAAAATATTTAAACCTGCCATTATAATGTACCTGGTGCCTTAATGTTATTACGTCTTAATGCAAAATTAATATCGCCAGACGCACCCATATTATCGAATGCATTTTGTGGCGTTAATCCAGAACTAGCCGATACAACAGGATTAACGGTACCGACCGAAGCGATATTCGCTGTCGACGTCGGCTCCATTGCTGCTTCGATCGTATTATTTGTTGCACCTAATGCAGCAGCACCACCTAATATCGTAGCACCGTATCCTGTTAATTTGTATCGATCTGGAATAGAATAGTTATCCGGATTAGTACTAACAAATTCTTTATTAACTTTAAAGTAATCGTTGGCGCCATCTTTAATAGCTGGAACCGTATTTCGCATAGGACGATATTTAGAGCTATAAGCTTCGACTTCTTCTTTAGAGTATTGACTACCCATATCACCGAGAACTGTTTTTTGTTTCTCCAGATTAGAAACTTGTCTGTTAATAACTTTATTAGCTCCACTCGTTATAGCATCGTCAGTTTTTCTAGCGATATAACCGGCACCTTCTATAACTTTTTCGCCGGCAGTTTTTACGCCCTTAACTATACCTTTAAGCATAATTAAATACCTGGGATACCGATAATATTAAATTCGCCATTCTTATCACGGTATAAACCGCCACCAGTAGCGACACGATAAGCAACACTACCAGCAACGACACCTTGAACGCCGAGACGAGTCATATCATATTTAGCATTATCTTTATAAAATGCAGATAATTCTTCTTTAGCAGCTTTAACGACTTCTTTATCTTCGCTACCCATACGTTGAGCAAATTCTGGCGACATAAACTTATTATCGAACATAGCTCTAGACTCTTTATTTAAATAAGAGTATTGTAGGGCCTGAGATGTATCGAGTCCGGCAGCCCTACCTTTGGCCATTTGACCTAATGTATAGTTCGGACTAATAATTCTTTCGACAGAACCAATTTCGTCTAGGTCGGCATTCATATTATTAACGAATGTCTTCATACCTTGCTCAAATGCTGAAGCACCGGTTTTACCGATTTCTTTAGCGACTGCATTTGATCCAAAAGCTAATTTACCAACTTCGGCTGTTTTACCAAATGCACTACTAATTAGTTCTAACGCATTATTCACTTTCGCCATAAGCGTTTAACCTCGAATTTCTTTCTTCCTCGATTTGTTCTTGTGATAAGAAGAAATCAGGATCATTAAGACTATTAATGAGGGCAGTGTCATGATTTGCGTCGTCGACATTATTACGAATTTTATCTTTTCTAGTCGCAGCTAATAACTCAAATACTTTATCGCGTTTTTGTACGAGAGTCGTATATAACTCAATACCTTTAGAAATCATTGGTTGAGTTATTTCTTGACCAGTTTCAGTAATGTTGGTAACAACATCGATAACAGGATCATAATCTTTATTATTGATATATTGCATTGCCCTTGAAATCAGGAGGTCTAATGTAATTAATTCATGTACAAGAACATTATCGGTATAGGACGATTCATCGAGATTAAATTCTTTTTGATACTGCATAAATTTTTGAGCGATTAAAGTCGTTTCACAAATACATGGTTCGCCGACTTTAACAAGACCTGCCTTATGCAAAGGATCGTTTTTATAAATACAATTTTCGCCTTTACATAAGATCGGCATCTTAGCATAGATCGCATGATCGGTTGCTAACATATGCATAGCTTTATCGAAGATGATTTTACCTTCTTCGCTATAGCCCCAAGAATTATAATCTTGAACGAACTTATCCATTTGCTCGATAAGCTCTTGCTTTCTATTAGAAAGTTCTTTTTTTGACATAAGGAATATCCCTCCTAATGCTCTATATTACCAGCATTACGAACTTTCTTGATTCTTTCCATAATATCGTCGACAGTAATTTCTAAATTTTCTTCTTCACGATCGACAGATTTAATCGGCTTAGACTTATCAGGTTCTGGTTCACCTTGATTTTTCCAATCAATCCATGCCGCCATTTTATCGGCAAAATCTTTAGCCGTTACTGCTTTATTATATAAATTATAATAGATGTGCATTAACGCTTCAATTTTTAATGGCTCCATAGAATCTTTAATAAAGCCATAGATATTTTCTTCGACTTCGTTATCGAAAGATAAATCGGCCAATGTCCACACTGGAGTACCGTCGTCTTCATAGTGGAACTCAGAGATAACGACTTCATGAGTTTTCTTATCTTCTTCAGAAGCAATTTGATTGTTTTCGTTTAACGTAAGAATTTCGTCTTCTTCAAAGATATTATTAGCACCGAATTGAGGAATGTTAAATAAACCGTATGGTTCATATGCATCTTTTACCGATTGTAAATACGGGCCGAATTCTTCTGTTTCGATAAACTCTTCATCGAAGAATGGAGTATCGAGCTTAAATTTATGAAGTTCGTTCATAAAGAATAATACAAAGTTTAACTTATACATGTTAAGATCTTTGTAATCTGTGCATGCGCGTTTACATGCTTTAGTAAGATTGTTAATCATGTTTAACCTTTCTTGCGCAGCAAAAAAGACGATATAATAAATAAATACATCGTCTTAATTAAGCATTATTAAATTCCAGTACTGCCAATACCGCCGATGCGTTCACCGTCTGCATCATCGTCGTCCGTAATTAAAAACTTATGGAATACGCCTTGAGCAACACATTCACCTTTTTTAATTCGCACGACATCATCATTATGAGATAACAAACCTAAAGAAATTTCACCTTCGTTAGTTTCGTTATTATAGAAGTCGCTATCGATAACAGCGACACTATTAATCATACGTACACCACGTTTAAATGCTGCAGAAGAACGAATATGAAGATATAATACTTCATCGTCTTCCATAGCTGCTTTAACGCCGGTCGGTAGTACATATAATTTGTTAGGATACAATTCAATGTCTTCGATAGCAAAGAAATCATAACCTGCAGATTTCTTAGTTTTACGTTTAGGAAGTTTTACTTCCATATTTTTACATCGAGATACTACTTCAAATTTTCTCACTTTTATCTACCTGCAATTTTATCTACTTCTTTAGAAATCTCGTTCATTAGCAAAGTTAATTCACTAACGGCAAATTCTTTTGAAATGCATCCATTATTATATAACAGTGCATATGCCTTAACATGATCATAAGATAAATCAGAGCAGAATTGATCGACAATCTTTTTATTTGGCCAATCTGTATCTAAGATACTATACACAATCTTATCTTTAGGATCATCCAAAAAAATTAAGATTTCGTCAGGAGAATACGCTACGTATTTCTTCATTCGATTTCCTTTCGCTAATTAAAATATATATATTGTAATTATACTTTAATTATACACGATTTTTTTGTTGTAAGCAAATAAAGGGAAGAAAGGGAGGGAACGGTGCCGCGAAAGCGGTGCCGGATCCTCCCAGGTGACTGAGCATTAGTGCTCTTCTTTGGATTCCAACAATCTTTTTGGAACGCATTCATCAGATGAAACAATCTTTTGTTTTCCATCTTTAACATATTGGATGTCGATAGCCGTATTATGAATATCGACAAGACCTATGAAGACAGCCGGTTTTTTGCCATGCAAAATAATTTCACCAGGATGTACCTCATTCCAATTAACATTCATTATCTTCCTCGGAACTTATTGTATAAGAACACTAATACATATAATAAAGTAACGACAATGAAAGTATAAAATACAGTTATCAATTGTCCGTTAAATATATTGTATTGTGCTTCAACTATTTGTGATAAACTAATAGCTAAAGATAATACGAATAAGTAATCTTTCATGGTTAACAAGTCGTTAAATAATTCTCGAGCTCTTCGATTGTTTTAAGCTCGACCTGTTCATTGATCCCGTCAAATGCTAATACAACATCTTGATAAATATCGAAATACCAAGTTACATTATTTTTCTTAGCGATGACGCGAGTACAATGACCTTTTTCAGAAATAATAGGAGATTCAAAACATTCAATAATCTTATTTAAAGCTAATTCCATTATTTAAATTCTCTTTCTTAAAAGAGTATGCATACCGTGGGCCCATATCTCTACGTATATTTCGACTCATTATACCGATATGCATACAGTCTTTTATATTACATAAATTCTTCGTATTCGTCAATAGTAATTTTATTATCTTTATATGTTACTTTCCAAATGTTCTGATTAGAAGATCCTCTAAATTTTAAAGATGGATCTTTTAATTCGTCGATAAATTTACCGTCGACTAAAGCATCGACTAATTTTAATAACTCAACCTTTTTAGGATCCATGATAATCTGATTAATCGTATATCCAGAGTAACACCAGATATTTTTATTCTTGAACCATTCTTGATCTTTCAAATATTTATTAATGAAAGACACAAGACCGTCGACATTTTCAAATGGTTCACCACCTAATATGGTTAAGCCAGATACTTGAGGATGTTTTAAATAATCGATAAGTCTATGCGCCGCCACTTCATCGAATAGTTCTCCGGCATCGTGATCCCAATATTCTTGATTAAAGCAATTGAAACAATGATGAGAACATCCTGTTACGAATAATGTAGCTCGAATGCCGGGGCCATTTGCAATATCATATTCACGAATTTGTCCATAATTCATTATTTTTCAACTACTTTCAATAAGCCATTTTCACTTCGTACAGAGATATGAGGAACTTCGTAAATTTTAGCTGTGTGGTGTTCGATAATGCAACCACGATATTGGTTCCAATCATCTAAAAATACTGCTAAATCGGCATTCGCTAACATCTTAATAGAATCGCCTAAAGCGACTAAAGGTTCCTTACTTTTATTCTTAGGAGAGTAACTTTCGATAATTTCAATATTTGTAGAGTCAAGATATTTAGTTAAAAATTCTTGAACTTCACGAATGTTACTTAAGATTTCTTCATGTGTTTTACCACGCATCGGCTGAGATAAAAATACTTTCATTATTAAGTCTCCTATCGAATAATATGTTGTTCATTAATTAAAATCATATCTTCACTTATTAAGTTCTTGTCGATGTATTCTTGACGTTTTTCTTCGGCTTTTTCTAAAGAGAAAAATACACCCAACACAGAATTATCATACTCATCAGAATAAGTAAATAGTATATAAACCGTATCAATCATATCTACCATTTTATAATAATCATTAATTGCAGTTTCTAAATCATCCATAATCTTAAGATAATCATCATCAGGAGCATAGCCAGAAACTTCTTTATCTAATCTTTCAAGTTCTAACAAAACAGACATCTTTAGATTATATAATCGATCTTTTTTGTTTAACATAGTTATCACTCATTAAAGTCATTAATGTAACAAGTTTTTACATAGATTTGATCTTCGGTATATCCATCTTCCAAGAAGTTCTGATATTCTTCACGAATATTTTCTTCGTTATACCAAAGAGATTCGATTTTATCGTCGACCATTAAAATAAATACTTTTTCAGGGTTGTTCATACAATACTCCACATTCCTTAACTTTTTTTAATATTTCTTTTGCGATCACATCGATATCACGAATAACTTTATGATCGGCACAATTAATCATAATCGTACTATATCGGTTAGCTATTTTCTGATATGCATGATCGACTTTTTTTAAATATTCGATATCGTTTTCATGAATATCGCCAGTATTACCACCAGTCTTGCCTTTCCGTTCTGCAAGTAAATTTAACCGGATTCTAATAGGGAGGCGTAACATGATAAGTAAATCCGGTTTAGGTAATTGCAATAAGCGATATTCAAAATTTTCAAGCCATTGTAGAAACTGATCTTGAGCAGTTGCTTTTTCATAGCGAACGACTTGATATAACTCATTAGATGTTGTATAGCGATCGCAAATAAGAATTGCGTCGTCTTGTTTTAATAACTCTTTATATTTGGTTTGAAATGCTGCATAGCGATCCATCGCAAAGAAAAGGGAGGCAATTTTGGGATTAACGGCGCCATTTCCACCAAACGTTCCATCTAAATAAGACTTAACGAATGCTGAATATTCAGATTCATAATCAGGAAAACTAATTAAATGAACGTTATAGTTCTCTTTCTTTAAAGATTCATATAATTTATTGGCCTGAGTTGCTTTACCGCAACCGTCGCCACCATCAATAACTATTAGTTTCATCTGACATCCTTTAATAATATAAAAGGCTCCATATGGAGCCTTTATTTAAAATAAGAAATTAAAACTATCTTTTGTAAGATTAGTTTCGTTTAAATTATAGTCGGCTTCTTCTGGATCTTCTGTAATAAGACCACCGCACATAGCGATTAAATCTTCTAACATTAATCGACTATCGATAGTCGAATTAATCGCCGAAGAAATACCTTCTAATTTTTGATTATAGGTCGTAACGATTTGATCGCTTAATCGGCTACTGTAGAAAATGAATTCTTTCTTGCCGTCCTTATCGGCGCGAATAAGACCGAACATCACTTCGTTACTTTCTAAAGTAAAATCTTTAATATATAAAGAATCAGAATCGATACTTAAAATAGTATCTTCATCTAACACTTCTTTATCGATAAACCAATTAAAGAATACATTAGTCGTAATATTTTTAAAGCCAGTAAAATTATCGACAGTTATAACGACAGTATCGTCGGCAAATTCATCTTTAAAGTAAACAGCTTCTGCACCACCGTTAGGCTCTGGAGCATTCGTAACATCCCCAGTATAAGCAGCAGCGTTATTTTTTAAGTCACAATTCCAACCAATATGTAATCTTTTAGATTCGGCATGCAAGTCTAAATCAGTACGATATCCATTTTGATTAAACCAATGAATACCGAAAGAGAATTTATTTGTCGCATTAACTTTAGAACACATCGGAATGTTCCCGATGAAATTCTTTTCAGATGTCGGTACTGCATATTGAATATATTTAGATAATAAGAATTTCTTACCTTCGACTTTATCTTTAAGATCTTCTCTAATACTATTAGCGATAAGAATTAAACGACGCGCAGCAACCGATGTATAACATCTTTCACCGGACTTTTTAACGAATACTTTACCATTTCGAATATTATATAATTTATATTCTGACGGCGTTAATTCGCTAAGTAAATAATTATATAAAGAAATTTTCTTAAACAAAGTAACGTTCTTTAATTCTTTTATAATATCTTTATCTAAAACAAACGGACTTGCAATATTATCGAGAGGCAATTGTTTACAAGGAATATTTAATGTTCTTGCTAACTTAGATGCTTTATTAATAATTTTAGCATTAGCTTTACTATCTTTTTTTAGCATAATCCAAAAATCGCGATAACGATTAAACGTTCTAGCAATTGTTTCTACGCCGTAATTTTCAGCAAAAGAAGCTAAAAGCTCAGAACTGTTATAACGATAACTGTTAACATTAAAATCTTGTTTATTATATTTACTACTGATTAAAAGAGTACTACCAGTTTTTTTATAATAAATATAACGAATTAAATCAATCGCATTAGACGGAGTGTAATAACCGGCGTCAATTAAATACGCTTTAATTTCTTTATTCTTAAAATCGTCGATAGAAAATCTATTAGTATAAGACGGAATAATTTCCATTAATAATTCAATAGTTTCTTGTTTTAATGCAATACCAGATACAAGACCTTTAACTTTTTCGACAAGTTCATCGACTGTAATCGGATAAATGATTGTAAATTTAATAGGATCTTGGTCGTTATCTAAACCTAAATATTCATTAGGTAAATATGTCGACTCTTTATCGACAGGAATAGTACCGAAACAACTTCCGTCTTCTTGATGAGTAAATACAGATAAATAATGTAATGCTTGATGCAATCTTAATTCATCTAAGTCCATAATATCGACAGCTTTAATAGATCGATGTAATGTCGATTTATTAATTTGATCGATATATTGATTACCGTATTGACTTACTAATGTATTACTATCGTTAGCAGTTAAATAATCGGCGGCTTCGTCGACAACGTAAACGCCGCTTTTAAATAGCTTACCTCTTTTAACAGGATTAATTCCGTCTTCAATTAAGATTCGTTTAAACAATTTAATGATTGCATCACGTTTCTTTTGGTTTATCATATTTTCCTCCATATAATAAATAATGGCCGTAATAAACAAAGACATACAAGATTTCATTTATTACGACCATTATCCTAATGAAAATTGCCGGCGAGAAGTAAATCTTCCAATAGCTTTTTATAATTAAAAAGGAACTTCTTTATGCCGGCTTTTAAAATAATAATTAGGCGAAGAGTAATTGTTTTCTTCATTATTCGTGAGTTTAAAAGGAACTCTTTTATGCCTAAATTTATTATATTATATTTAATAGTTAATTGCAACCATTAATTTTAAATATGGAGTACTCTAGATTGAATTTCTTTAGTTCGGCCTTCGTTCCAGAAGTTGTCTCCTAAATAGCCGCATGTGCGGCGGCAGACCTCAAGTTTACTGTGATCTTTATTGCCACACTTAGGACATACCCAATCGCCATGTCCATCAGCAATAATTTCACCTTCGAATCCGCATTCATGACAATAATCTGATTTAGTATTAAATTCTGCATAAATAATATTATCGTAACAGAATTTAATAATACTTAATACGGCTTCAGTATTATTTTGCATCGAAGGCATTTCGATATAACTCAAGCATCCGCCAGTCGAAATTTCTTGAAATGGAGCTTCGAATTTTAATTTATCGAAAGCATTAATTTCTTCTCTCGTATCTACATGAAATGAGTTTATATAAAAGCCTTTATCAGTCACATCTTTAATTTCGCCAAATCGTTCGCGATCTGCTTTACAGAAATTATGAGTTAAACTTTCACCAGGAGATCCATATAAACCAAATCCAATATTATATTCTTTATTCCATTGATTACATTTATCTTTCATAAATGCAAGTATTCTAGTAACAAGATCTGGATGTTTAGTATGAGATTCACCTGTCAATAAAATAGATACCTCATAGATACCCATATAACCTAATGATGCAGTGCTATAACCATCGGAAATATATTTATCAATAACTTCACCTGGTTTTAATCTAGCCAATGCACCATCTTGCCAATGAATTGGAGAAATGTCAGATGTTGTTCCTAATAGACGATCATGTCTAAAGATTAATGCTTTTTTACATAATTCTAAGCGTTCTTCTAATAATTTAAAGAACGCTTGTTCTTTGTCTTCTGCATCTTGTACCAATATAGCAATTTGCGGAAGATTAACTGAAACGACACCAATATTTTCACGGCCGTCCCATTTATATTTACCTGTCTCAGGATCCTTCCAATTAGAAAGGAAACTCCTGCAGCCCATGCAAGTAAATACTTCTCCATCATGTACTTCTTTTAATTTTTTAGCAGAAATATAATCAGGATACATTCTTTTAGCTGTACACTTAGCAGCTAATTCTGTTAAATAATAATACTTAGAGTCCTCATGGATATTATGCTCATCTAAACAATAAATTAATTTAGGAAAACTTGGCGTAACATAAATACCATCAGCATTTTTTACGCCTTGAATACGTTGTTTTAATACTTCTTCACAAATTAATGCAGCGTAATTAGCATATTCACCATTAGGATTAAAATTTAAAAATAAAGTAACGAACGGAGCTTGCGTAGCCGTTCTCTACGTAGACTATATCTTCATCCTAATAATAGGATGGATGGCGCTTCCATATAAAGAATTTCACTTTATATGTACGAGCTTCATCTTCTGTTCTAGAAGGTATGCTCTAGTCGTTTGACCTTTCAGAAGATCCCTCTTCTGACTTGGCACTGGATTATTTATATTAATATATAAGTTTCCCCAGTTAGCATAATTATTATTTGTCATTTCCTACAAAACACTATCGTTAATTATACACCGTACATTTATACGTTCACCATCTGCAATTATTAGATTACTCTAACAATGGGCCAGTACTCTACCGTTGGAAGTATTCAATGTTTGGATCTGGTATTGAATAGTCTGAATACCATCTTTCAATTCCTTCATCATCATACGTTTAGCAATTTTTTCTTTATTTACTTCATCTTCAAAAATTTCTAAATATTTATCATAAGATTTTTTAAGATATGGAGCCAAAATTTCATCGAATCCATTAATTGATTGTCCACCAAATTGTCCGGATGCTACTTGAGCTATGATCTGTGTTGTAATGGTACAAGCAGTTTGGAAAGATTTAGGCGTTTCAATTAATTTATTATTAATACGAGTTCCGTTATCTAACATATCTTTAAGATTAATTAAACAACAATTTGGAATCGGTTGGATTAAATAATCCATATCATGAATCCAAATACTACGATTATCATGAGCTTCTAGAATATCTCGAGGTAATAATTGTCGACGAGCGATATCTTTCGATACTTCGCCTGCAATTAAATCACGTTGAGTAGAAGCAGCTTTTGCATTCTTATTAGAATTTTCATTAATTGTGTCGACATTTGTACCATCGATAAGGCCTAAAATAGCTTTATCAGATGTATTTTCTCTACGACGATATTCTTGAACAGCTCTATATGCTTCATAAGCACGAGCTACGTCTTTTTGTTTATGTTTAACGAGAAGATCGAATACCATTTTCTCGATACGCTTAATATCCAGTTCCTGGAGCATAAGAGCTTCTTGCATTATTTCTTCGGCAATAGAATTAGCTATTTTTTCATTATCTTTAAGTAAAGAATGTTGTGCCTTACTTATGGCTACAACGATCTTAGATTTATCGAAATCGACCTTACGGCCGTCTCTTTTAATTACGATCATTAATTAAACCTCATTCTTAATTAACAATTCGAAACCTTCGACGATAATAGAACGAGATCCATTAGCAAACTCGATAGAATATGCATCTTCTACAGTATCGGTAATATCGGTTACTTTCCAACCTTTATCATAAGTATTAAAGCGAACAACGTCGCCAATTTGAATATCGGTTTTTTCAGTTCCTTCTGTCATCCAATATACATTAGGAGTAACTGTAACAATTTTTACATCGTCGGCATATAAATGCTTTAACGTATAAACTTTTAAAGATTGTTGTCCTTCGTATTTAAAACGTACATACTGTAGATTTCCGTTTGCATTAGGAATAAGCTCGTCCATACCTTCGATGAAGGTTCCGATCATCCTAGTGTCATTAGGTAGAGATATCCGGTTATCTCCGCCAAATAATACTTTCATATCATTAATCCTTTCTTGTTAATCGCGATAGTTAAAGAAAGTGTTCTATACAATAGAGCAGAATATATATTACGCATAATATACTACATATAGTATTTAATAAAACATAGAACTACTAAATCTATTATACCAAATCAGTATAAGACAAACAAATGATTTTATGGTATATAAAACTCTTCATATATTTTACATGTGCCAAAAAATAAGATATAATAGTAATAGTTAATTATACTTATTTAATATGAGGTATTTTAAATAATATGGCAAATATAAATTATGAATCATTGTTCGCGGCAGAGCCAAACGAAGATTTAGTCTCTTGGTTATATCGCATGTATCTTGCTAAACAAGAAAACAATAAATTAACGGTAAAAAGAATTAGTGCTTTGGCTAAGACTTTTTTTGAAATAGATCTTGATGTTACAACGATCAATAGTTACTTCAACGATTTTAAAAAGAATCTAACGCCAGCATCGACCGACGACAAACTAACGTCGGCAGCTGTAGATATGCTTCTTAACGCTCATGCTAAGAACGTGAATAGCAAAAACCGATCTGAACTTAATAAACATTTAAAATCGATTAGCGATCAATTTTTATTAAAAGAATTAATCGTCGAGGCGATTTCTAAAATCGAACCTCTTAAATACGAATTTAAAGATCTTCAAAGCGGCGAGTCTGAAGCTGTACTATTATTAAGTGATTGGCATCGTGGACAAGTAAGCGATAACTTCTTCAATAAATTTAACAATGAAATTTTCGATGAACGTGTCGAAAAATTAATGAATAAAACACGAGAATATTGCTTACTAAATAATATTAAAACTATTCACATCTTAACATTAGGCGATATGATTAACGGCGGCATTCATGTTCAAACACGAATCGAATCTCAAGAAAATCTTATCGAACAAACTATCGGTGTAACAGAAGCACTAAGTCATTTATTTAACAATCTTAGCCAAGAATTTAATTTAGAATTATATTTCTGTCGTGGCAATCATGATCGAGTAACTCCTTCTAAAGAAGAAGCTATGAACGGTGAATCTTTTAGCGATATCATTCCTTGGTTCTTAAAAGAACGACTAAAAGGAAATGATCGTATTCACTTCAACGAAAATACCGTCGACGATGAAATTATCACGGCTAATGTTTGTGGACAACGTATTATCGGTGTCCATGGACATAAAGATAATTTTAATAAAGCTATCGATAACTTGGCATTGTTTACGAAACAAATACCGGATTATATCGTAATGGGTCATTTTCATCATTCACGAGAAGCCGATCTTAAAGGCGTCGAAATGATTATTAATCCATCTTTATGCGGTAGTGATCGTTATGCAGTAGACGGTCGTAAATTCTCTAAAGCCGGTCAAAAGCTTTTAATGTTAAATAAAGAAGATGGGCGATATGCCACTTACTTTATTAGTTTTTGAACATCCGATAAAAATAAATTATCATTGCGATAATAAATACTAAAAAGAAAAAATCGGCTATGCCTTTCATATTATTTTCTCCAATAAAAAAAGCCTCCTATTTTTTAGGAGGCTTAATTTTTTTTACAATTTTTTCTAACGTATCAGGATTATTGTCTAAACCGAATATAGTATCGATACCGAATAATTCTATTACATACGATGCTGCTCCTATTACGATAACAAGGAATGCAATCGATATTAGCACCGCCGATATTAAAGCTATCGGCATTAACAGTATACTAAAAAACGAGTTAAATAAATCAAAAAATTGACCAAGGATTCCGAATCCTAACGTTAAAAATAAATACAAATAAAAACAGAACTGTTTAGTCTTCCTTGTCATAGCCAGAACCTGTACTATTATGTAAACCAACAATTAAACAGCAGATCATAACTGCAAAGAACAAAATTATTAGACTCATTACAATCGTTGAAATAATCATTTAACTACTACCTCGTCTTATTTAGCTAACAAAGATAAAAATAAAAAGACTACGCCGACTAAAAGAATTCCTCTGTAGATTTTGTTCTTTTTAGGATCTTGTTCTGTAAGGCTAAATAGTCCTTGAACTCCGCCATAAATAATAGCGACGACAATTAATATTAAACTTATTCCAAACATTATATTTGTAAACATATAGAAGCTCCTTTTATTTAAATAAATAACTAATTAATAATCCAGCTATAACGATAACAATGCTAAAGAACGAGAGTATTAACATGATTAAAGATAAGTCAGGTCCATCTTTAATTAAGTCATTAATAACATCTTTTAAAATGGAAACTAAAATTCCGCCAACACTAATTAAAAGAATTATCACGCCTATAGCAATAATAAACTTTCCTACATCCATTATTTATAGTCCACCTACTTTATTTTTTAGGATTAAAAAACATAAGCATGTTGCATGCCTTTTTATAATTCACGTGTCTAAATCTAAAAATCTTTTGTGGTTCACATCCACTAGCTGTCTTATATATAATAGTTTTTCCATTTAATTCTCCAGATACACTAGGAACAATATGGTCTATTGCATAGCTAGAACAGCATCGATAAATTTTATAACTATTCTTCTTTCTAAACTTTTGTATCATAACTATTTAATCCTATCTATAATCAGAAAAATCATTGAGATTAAAACAAAAATAATTCCAATGCTTAAGAATAGTTCAGGTAAACTATCATAATTATGATTTTTTATGTCGATAATCATATCAAAAAGGATATTGATAAAATTACCGAAGATAGGAATTATACCTAAAATAAAGAAGATAGTTCCAATAACAAGTAAAATTTCATATAACTCCATAATTAATTATCCTCAAATACTTCTTCAAAAATCTTCTTTAATTCTTCTCCAGAAATATTTTTTAATCTTTCTTTAAATTTTGCTTTATAGGAATCGATCATGTCATCATGTTCTTCTTTTGCTTCTTGCATAGCTTCTTCATAGCCATTATCATAACCATCGTCATATCCTTGGTCGTATACATATTGATTGCTTTTTTCTTCGACATTATTTTCTAGCCATAAAGCAAGATCTTCTTTGTTATCTTCATTCCTTAAATCATAAATAATGTCTTCAAGTGAAGTATTGTTTGTAAGATTTCTCATAACTAAATCTCCTTTAAAATATGAAATACGCAGCACTTAAAATAATGTATAATGTATAAGCAGTTTTATATATGCAGATAAGTTACTATTAAAACTCACCTTTCTGTAATTAAATAAAACTAAATAGTGCTGCGTATTATAAAAATATCTTATTACAATATATATGTTATGCTTTGGGGGAAACATTTTTATATAATGTAATAAGGCATAATGGTACTCCCTGCGGTAGTCGAAACCGCATTAAGCCGTTATAAGCGACCCGTTTTAACCATTAAACTAAGGGAGCATAAAAAAACGGCACATAGAATTAACATTAAATTCTACATGCCGACAATGGTGACCCGTGGGAGAATTGAACTCACCGTCCTTGCTGTGAAAGAGCAATGTCTTAACCACTTGACTAACGGGCCATGTATGGTGGAGGGTGTTGGAATTGAACCAACGCAAAACACAGGGCTTCAACCTGTTGCTCTACCTACTGAGCTAACCCTCCATATGGGAGCGGGAGTAAGAGTCGAACTTACACTAGACGAGCTTATGAGACTCGTGTCTCTGCCATTTGGACTATCCCGCTAAGGAGCTGCGTATGCAGACCACAAGACAATATATATAAGGAGAAAGGAGTTTATCATGAAACGTTAGTTTATTATATTAGAAAGGGAGGCAAACTAAACAAAAGACATGGGGTGTGTCTAGAATCACGCTATTAAGGGATTTTTCATATTTAGGAGGTTTGTCTTGTTTACGCACGATCTGCATACGCGTATATAGAGGAGGAAAAGTATGATAGGCACCATGAAGACTATTACCTTCATAAGTGCCATGGAAGTCCCTGAACACGGGGGGACGTTCAGGGATACTCCTCTTGTATTTAAGATAATGGGAAAACCTTAAATACAACTTTATTATACATTAATTATTTAAATAATGCAAGTATATTATTTTTTAAAATCGGCAAAGTTTAATTGGCTGCCAGTTTTCATATACGCATTACAGTAATCTTGGAATACGCCAGGATATAAATCACCGATAGAACCATATGTTCCGCCACGATTAGGCTCAGACCACACTTCGATATGAAGATGCTCGTCATATGTTGCAGGACCATCAGGACCCATACCACCAATTATGCCTATAGGTTGACCACGCTTAATAGTATCGCCAGCTTTAACGAATATTTGCGCCATATGCATATATACAATAGTCTTATTCGTTCCGTTAGCAGCATTAACCATTACAGCGTTATAGCCCCAGCCAGTATCCATTACTGTACCGTCACATATCGATAATATCTCAGGCTTAGGAGAATCGGGAATAAATACGACGTCCATACCTTGATGTGTATGGCTAGAACGAACTTCACCAGGGAAACCAGATAAACTAATAGACGGAATATATTGAGCTGCAAAGAAGAATCCCCATTTATCGTTATCGAATTCTGAAGCATAAAACTCTTTAGATAATTCTTTATATGCGACACATAATTCAATAAGTTTCTCTAAGGAATTATGCGGATCCATTGGTTCTTCACGCTTACCGGTAACGTTAATCGTATACGGTTCCCAGAATTGAGATAACGTCCAAGATCCTTGATTTTTAATATCGAGATTAAAATACTTCTTAGATTGGCCGCCACTATTATTATTACCAGAGTTATTTGTTAACGCATATACAAAGTCTAAACGAGTTTTAAGATCTTCATGCTTTTTAAGTTCGGTAGTCGGATCTTTAGTCGGCTTATCGCCAGCAATATATGCTTCATTATAATAATAGGCTAGCATTACTAGCAAAGGATTATCGATTAAAGATTCATCTTTGAGCTTCTTAGTAACACTTTTAATCTTATTAATAATACCGTCATAATCAGAAGTATTTAATAGGCACATTAAAACAGCTAGTACGACAGTGTTGATATCTTTATGGACACCGGCATTTTTAATAGCTTCTTCCATCTTAACATAAGACTCTTTAGACTTAGCAATATTTTTAGCTTGATCTTTATAGCTACTAATTTTACTTACTGCAGATTCAGCTGCTTTTTTAAATAATGGAATCTGTGATTTAAGGCATTCTTCAGCGGTTAAATAAAATAAGTTATTAGTGTCGCCAGTCATAGCAGCACCAGCGGCTAACCCTGATCCATACATCGAAGGAGAATTCATCAGTTTAGATCCGTCATCGATAATTGACTGACGCCAATTAATAATCGGAACTTGTTCTTCGACAGGTACTGGTTTCCAGTCCATCTTAAAACCTTCAGGCCATTCATCTTTAAGATCTTTATGAGGATCGCTTTTAGTAAGAGACGCACCTTCAGCAATATTAGCTAATTTTAACGGCTCTTGATAACGTTTAATATCGATTAAGTCACAATAGTGTTTCATATTAGAATACGACAACTGATTATTATCCAATAAGACACTAAGATTAGCGCCGACCTGATTAAGAATTTCGTATACCTGACCGATAATCGGTTCGATACGAGTACTTGTCATATACTGATCAATTTGAGTTTGCATACCGTCGGCAACTCTATCATCTGTAAGTTGACGAATAGCTCGATATTTTTCATAAAGAGTATTGCCGCCATAATACATATCGTTAATCGGGATGATACTCGCTAATCTAAATAAATATCTTGTTACGGTCGATAAATGATTCTCGACTTGAACCATACGTTTCTCGACGTCGCCACCCATCTCGAGAAGAGCTTTAGCCGTACTGAGTTCAAACTCGGTTGCCTTAATACTTTCTTTTACGATACGAGGCATATGTAATTCTAAATCTCGAATACGTAAATCTGTCGGGAATGGATCTGTCGGATTTGGCACCATACCAGGAGTCGGCACTTTAACGGCATTATCATGCTTAGTCGGATCGAATTGAATCTGACGTTGTGCAATAGATTGCATACGAGTCATCTGATATTTAGCAGCTTCACTGCCATAAGCAGCTACTGAAGTAATCGGCAACCCGACATTAAAGCAATCGTCGACATCGATTGTATCGTAAGCATATAACGGAGGATTTAACTTCTGAGGACTTTTATCTTGAGCACTTAATGTATTGTTCTCGACTTTAGCATCTTCAGGCTTCTTATCTGAATCTTCTTTCTTAGCTTCAGGAGTATTCTTATCGTTAGTCTTAGTAACGTCACTTGTTGTATTATTATCTTTAGTGATATTAACTTTAATTTTATCTGGAACGTTATCAGTATGAGTAACGTCTTCTTTAGAATCTTCTTTTTTATCTTTACCGAATGTAACTTTATCGGTACTTAGAGATTCGAATCCAGTTTTACCGTCTTTTAAAGAAACCGATTTAACTTCGGTCGCATCCTTAACTTCTTTATTATCGGCAGTCGTTTTATCTAACGTTCTACCGAGAGCCCATTCTGGTACTTGATTATATACCGATACAATATCGGGATAAACAGGTTGACACGGAGTTTTACCGATCGCTAACTTCTGAGCATTAAAAACATCGTAATACTTAGGAGTTTTCTTTTTCGTAACAAACGTACTTCTAGTACCGGTATCAGAAGGAGCCGTAGCATTATAGACACCACCGCCATTACCTGCACCACCTGTACTAGAACCAGAAGAAGCAGGTACTTCACCTAACAGATCATCGCTTAACGGAGTTCCTTTAACGAAATGATCATAAATCATTTGAGCATAACCTTGACGTTCTGGAACGTTAGCGCCACCAGATCGTTCGAAACATTGTTCGAATGCTAATGTTGCTTGTGCAACATCGGTCATCTGTTTAATCTCGGGCCACTTAGGATAACCGTCACCATTAACCGGAGTCCATTCTAAAGGACCGTTTTCTAATTCCCACAAACCGAAGTTCAACTGATCTTCTAAGTTATCAGGATTACCTTTAAACTCGTTAAGAAAATGAGGCCAACGATATTCTTTATCCCATTGGCATAAACCAATATGATCACCTTCATCGGCATGAAGATTCCAAGTCGACTCTTGCATGATATTACCGAACCAAGCAGCTCTAGCAACTTCTGGAATATTTTTAGTGCCGAGATATTTCCAAGCCTGTTCTATTAATTGAGATATTTGAGCCATATACTATTTCCCTTCAAAACATTCGTAAATAATACGATTATATTCTTGATTTAAACAGATTAGTTCTTTCGGGATTATCTTAATACGATCTTTACAATGCTTCCATGTTGCTCTGCAATCTAAAGATTGACTCGATATCGTTTCTAAAAACATTTCAGGTAAACTATAATATTTAGATAATGCTTCATCGATATAGTCTTTATGCTCTTGATCTAAACGAGAACTATTGCCGTCAGTATCGTATAATACAAATTCTGAAGTATATCCTTCCGGCATCGGTCCTTCATACGCCGTATAAAAATTATGGTTAAATAATTCATCGTAGTCATCTTCTGTCGCCGTTAAATAATCGGCATATAGCAGATATAAAGCATACCGTAATTTCTTAGGTGAGATATTCGGTCTCTGTTCCTTAATATATTGAATAACGTCTTCTATATGGTTCATTAATTCACTCCATAAAAAAAGCCCTCATTCAAGGGCTTTAAAATATTCAGCAGCTTCTTTATATTCTAAAGAGTCCTGATCACATAATAATAAATCAATTAAATAATTGCATGCATCTTCTAGATTCATAATGATAATACCTTTAATTTAAATAAGAACTAATTACTAATTAAAGTATATCATAATTTTTTGAATAAAAAAAGAGCATCCCAGCATTTGGTGTGTGTGGTCGAGTTGGTTGCTAGGACACTCTTGTTTTGTAGTCATATCGAAAGGATGTGATAGAGAGGTATCATTTGACTACATCCTTATTATAGCACGATTATTTTTTATCGTCAACTGCGACAAGTTCTCCGCCGACAACTTTCCATATTCTACCATCGGCAGCATCTTTACCGATAATATCTTCTCGAGTCATATAGTCGAGAGAATCGCTAAAATCGTCATAGATTTCTTCTAAACCATCTTTAACGTAATTAATCATGAAAGCATTTTTATCGGGAAATGGATCGACAAAAGCTTCTTCAATTTGACCCTTACGAATACGATTATATTCTTCCATCGTCATAATACAACCGGTATTAACGTGTTCGATAAAGAATTCTGGATAGCGAATTTGATCGCCACTTAAACTTGAATAGAATCGATCGCCTTGCCAAATGACTCTTCGTATTTGATATGCATCACGCATAATATCACCTTTGTTTAAATAATATAGATTTAATTCTGAAACATCTATATATTACTAACATCTTATTTCAATCGATTATTTAAATAATTTAATCGACTCAAATAAGATGTTGTACTGCTAGGCAAAAGGTGTGTGTATGCAAATTATCTAAACACTAGCAGTACAAATCTTAAATTTTTGTTACGTAATATAAATTAAATATTAAATATCACTAATTATTTTTGGGCGCAACTATAGCTATTAAATATTCTTTAAATATAAGCAAATTAGATTAAGTTTGCTTAAGATCACAACCAATCCACAAATTATTATTACTATATCGACCTAAAGATATTTATGTAACGTATAAAACTGTTAAAAATCGGATTACACAAGTATCATAACTTAATCAGCTTAACGAATATAATAAGCTTAATTAGCTTAAATATCGTAACAGATTATTTATCCTAATTAACTTAAACATCGTAATAGCTTATATTATTTAACCTATCCTAACAGGAAACGTTTGTAAGTACTAAACATAATATTATAGCTTGAATATCGTATTCCGTACAATAATAATCATCCTGCGAGAGAAACGTTAGCTACGGCTTATTAAGGAATCGCCGCCAGCTTATTTTAGAAGATTCATTCGCATTATTTAAACCGTTAAGCGACTGGCAAAGGTTTGCAAATTAAAAAGACGTTATGTGTGCAATCATAACATCTCATTATCTAAACCGTTTAAGCTGCCAGTCGAATCAAACATTCTTAGCGAATGAATCCTAGGATTCAGAATCACGAATATTGTATATAGAATAAGATATTCTATTTTCCTGTTTTATATAGACTAATCCCGTGCGGCAGTACGAATTAGTAAAAAATATATATTATATAGTTTTGCTTCACTAGAAATGATTGTTTCTTTATTACTAAAGCTCTTGATCATTTCCTACGATATTAGTCTGTAGTATACTCACGTATACCTCTAGTCTTTCCCGACATTTAGCGTTTCCGCACAATCGTAGATCCCGTCCTATTGCTGTATTCACCAATGAGGAGTGTCCTCTTATTTTATTTAAGAGGAACGACTAGTCCCCCCGGGTCTTATTTAACCATGGTAGCTTTCTAAACTTAATTAAAATTCTTTATCTTAACTGCAATGTTTTGTGCATTCGCTACTTTAGGCTGTATACGGACTTGTATCCCATTTGCCCGCTGACGTTGATCCTGCTAGTTCCGACTTGAGTACACAAAATTACTCTTGTTGGTCCGGGATATAAACGGTATCGTATAGCTATCCTTTATATCCTATCCAACCACAAATCGCTATCGTTAACGACTGCAGATCCCTCGCTTTATTCATCGAGTATCGGCCTGCAAAATGTAGCTGATCACCGGGTCGATTTTCCTAGATGCGCTCGACCACACACCATTGTTACGCCTAACCTATATTAACTCATCAGAGCAGGATAGCATTATCATCACGACAAGGCTTTGATATCCTTTATAGGCTCGTAACCCGCGCCATCGGGGTCCATACTATAGAGTTCTTAAATACAGGGCCTCTATAATACAATGCCTTCCATTACGTTTCCATATGTATATTTGCACTCTTACGTTACAACTAGTGACATATTTCCATCGTCAATCCCTATGAAGACACAAGATAGTTTCTAAATACGATTACATTAAATCTTATCTTTATTATAATTTATAGTTCGACTGTTGTCAAACTATATATTACACTAAATTAAAAATTGGATACGAAATTCTGCAATTCTTTTTTGTACGAATTTTCATTTCGATATAACTTTTGGTTATGGCCAAATCGAGTACGCACGTCAAGAAGTAAATGATATTGGTTATCAAGATTAATCTTTTGTTTCTTTAACGGTTTCTTTGCTAGAATAATTCGATCGAGTTTAAAGCTATCCATATCGACAATCTTTTCGACTTTGTCGGCATATTTATTAATAGAAATGACGTCGTCATCATTTTCATATTCGACTTTATCTAACATATCTTTATAGATAGCATTAGTATTATCTTGGTTGCCACTTACAAGACTACTTAAACCTTCATCGTCGAAATCGCCTTCGAGAACTTTTACGCTCTTAAGCTTTTCGGCCATGAATTTAATTAAGGTTTCCTGAACGGTACCAGCATAATACATATAGTAAATACTTACGTTATTTTTCTGATTTAATCGATAACTTCTTCGAGCTGCTTGACGCATCGTAAAGAAGTTCTGGTCTAGTTCATAGAATACGATAGTCGTAAAATCGAGTAAGTCTAAACCAGTATCGACCATACCAGGATTACAAATTACGACACGAACGCCTTCTTCTTTTTTCTTTTCGAACCATTCGATTCGTTTCATCGCAGAAGTCGAACTTTTAAGAATAGCTGTTTTAATACCTTCCTGTTGCAAACGATCATAGATAATACTATTAATATCGTTATTTGTATCATAATAAGTGTATACTAGAACACACTCCTGATCATGGTGATTAATGATTTTCATTAATTCATCGAGCTTATGATTGTCACGAATACCAGTGCCACGATATTCGATATAATCGTCGGCAATAAAACATGGATTGTCGCTCCAAGCTGCGAGTTTTTTAATCTCTTGATGTTTATATCGAGCCGGGACAATAGCGTTAGATAAATTACCGATTAAATTATTATAAGCTTCAAGATTTTCTTTATTTAACTCACATTTAATAATAGATTCATTATAAGCTGGAAGTTCAGAACTAACGTCGTCCATCGACATGAATACACAACAGTTACTTAATAACTTAATAAAGATATTAGGATTAATACCAGGAGCATCTTTCGTTTTAATTGTGCATTCAACGTTAACATTAAAAACGTCTGGTCTATCTTTTTCGATAAACTGAAGATCTAAATATCGACCCCAGTTGTGACTAATTTTTACGTAATCGGCAGCATTTTCAATTCTATGAGTATGCCAATCATAAGGAGTATATTCAACTTCTTTATAGCTATAACAATCTTTAAATTGCTTTTTCATGCCGCCACGAAATTCTGGATCTCGTTTCATATATTCTTGATATTCTTTTTTAATTTTTTCAGGATAGAAATATAAGAACATATTATAAAGATTTTCGGCATAGCCATTAAATAGTGTACCAGTTAAGCCTAAAATTTTTTTAGCACAAGAAGCAAGTCGTTGTGCGCCATGACCTTGAGCACTACCTGTTAAGAATTCGTGCATCTCGTCGACAATTAACATATCGACATTATGACGACCTTTGCGTTGGATATACCAGTCTAAACTTGCAAAATTAGAGGCTTCTTGCTCTTTAATATCGAGATCTTCGACATAATTATAAACTTTATATGACTGAGTATTTTTGCTATCAATTTTCTTGCTATCGATTAAAGAAGAGCAAGCTTTTATTTTTTGTCCAGCTAAGAAATCTTTGTAACAAATAAGCTCTTCTTTTTCACCTTTTTTATGAATACTTCTAGAAAAATATTCTAGATAATGAAAGTATGTGTGTTCACTTCCGCGATCGTTACGAACAGAAGCATTTTCTTTGCCTTTACTTTTTACATTCTTAGTATGGCGTAAACAATCGATACTAGTCGTTCTAGTTTTAATCACAGATTGTTTGATACAATTAGGATTAACTAAAATATAATTAGTCGATAATCGTTTAGTAATTTCAGGTTCAATCTGTTCGATATATTCTTTAGTGCTATTGCACTCATATATTTTAGCATTAGGAGCTAAGATATTAATATCTTTACTCCATTTTTTAATTAAATGAGTCGGGCACACAACGAATACATTTTTATTTGAACTGTTCTTCCATAAGCTAGCAATACTAATAGCCATGCTAGTTTTGCCAGTACCTGGTTGAGAAATTAAGAAACCGGCTTTTTCTTTTTTAAGATGACGGTGCATAGCATTAATAATATTTTTCTGGTTTGTAAATAAATTAAAATCTCGTTTATAACCCAGATAATCACTTAATGCTTGCACTTCTTTATCGAAGCCTTTACTTGGATCGAACGTAATATTAGTCGAATCATTTACGGTAGCCGACAATTCATTAATATTGTTACAAATAAAGTCGTTAATCGACATACCTTCATGAATATAATCAGGATTGTCGCCGTCGTCAGCTTTTTGAACTATATCGTTAACACTATCAGAATAACAAGTAGTAGATGGAAAATTGAAGATCGTAAAACCGAGTTCTTCATTTTCTTTAATAGAAGAACCGCCTAATGCTTCTTCTGTGTCGAAAAATAAATCGACCAAATTTTCGTTAAAGAATAAACCTTTGGAGTGCTTATTTAAAAATTTAATATAGTTAGAAACAAGTATTTTTTTATTCTCATGAATATAATCAACTCGAGAAAAATTCTTTTTATATTCTAAGATAACACTTTCTTCTATACCATCGATTAAAAATAAAACATAAAATTTATTTTTTGTTTCAGCATAGAATCTATGCATTACAGACGGAAGGCCGATCAGACTATTGATCGATGTTTTTGTGCTTTCTCGTAATTCGATACGAAAATCAGTATTATAATTCTTTTCATAATATTCTAGTGTATCTTTTATTTTTTTGTTGTAAGATTTAGAGCCTGTACTATACAGATCTAATAAGATAAATGTATCAAAATCTGTAAATACCTTGGCCGTTAAATCTTTATATTTTTTATCGAAATTAAAAAAGGCTCTCCCAGATTTTTTGGAGAGCTTTTTAATTTGATTAATATCTACTTTCATTAGTATAAATTACCTTTTTCAATCTTATTAACATAGTTGATATATGGTCGGCCAGACTCAACTGATTTAAATTTGTAATCACCGATATATTCGAAGTTAGTAAACTTTTTAGAACCACCGACAATATAATTGCCAGCAATTTTATTTTTAAGTTTATCGCTTAACATATACAAAGCAATATATTTCTTATCGACTGGCAATAAAGAATTAAATGGCTTATCTTTAATTTCGCCTGTCGTAAATTCGATATCGATAGCTTCATCAAGATAATCAACATAATTAGCATTGCTATAAATAAATTCTGGAATATCGGTAAGAGAAAACACTTTTATACCTTCTCGTTCTCCGATAAGTTGCCCATTGCTAATATCGACTTTGCTATCGACAAAAATAATAAATTTATTCTCGCCACGATTAATATCTGATGGTTGAGGATTAACCGCAATAATGTTAGGCCAAATACGTCGATCGTGGAATTTATCACAATAAAAACTTGTGAACAAAAGTGGATCCGTATTTTCTTTAATCTTTTTTAGATTTTTAAATAATATAATATCGTAATCTGTGTTAATCCAAAAATCGACAGAAGTCTTCATTTTATTTTTAATAAAACTATATGGGTTAAATTTAATGTTTTCATAATCACAAAAACCTAAAATAATTTTAGTAAAGTCTTCAATAAATGTATTGTCGATATTTGGACAGATATTGCTAATTTCAGAAAATATTTCCCAGATTACAGAACGATAGAAGATAAAACGATGCAATGAGTTTTCGCCTAAAAAATTCGAATATAGTTTAATTTGAGCCGCAAATTCTTTTTTAATAGCATCGTTATTAAACTGAGCAAGATAATTCATTAAAATTTCTTCGAATTGCTCATGATCATTATCTTCTTCGTTTGCAAAATTTATTGCTGCCAAATATTCATATAATTCCATATTGTCATAGTCTGATTCAAATACATCAAGACGTTTACAAATTCTATCGACAATAAAAAATCGCGTAAGAACTTGAGAATAATAACGGATACCTCTTTGACATAAATAATATTCTTTAATTTTTAAATCTGGAAAATATTTTGCAAACATTGAATTAAACTGTTTTATTGCTTCTTTCATGATACTTTAAGTATTCCCCCTGCTTGTCAAAATATTCTAAACGTTTATTGATGCCACAAAAATCATAATAGCAATTAACGCAATCTACATTATTTAAATATAATAAATCTTCATAGACGCCCATTGCTAATAATTTTACGGCTGTTTTTTCTGGTAGAGATTTTAATTTAATTAAAATATCTTTCTTAGTGATCGATTTTATTTTTTGATACGTTTCTTTATCGACTAAGATATCAAAACCGAATATAAGTTCGTCGTCGACAAAAATACTATTATAGCTACTAGTACTTTTGATTTCTTTCCAGCGGCGATTGATTACTTTTTCTTTTTTTTCTTCGACTTTAAAGAATTCATCTTTAAAATAATATCGTAAATAAGCTCCGATATAAATCATATAAGCATAAGCAATACCATGACTTTTATTGTAACTATATGACGTCGTATCAAGATAAATATCAATAAGCTCTTTAATATTATTATCTTTAGCAATTTTCTCGACGCTCTCAAGATACCTATGATCTTTGTCTTTCATTAAACGATATGCGCTTTCTCCTGTCACATATTGTTCCATGATTTGAATAAATTGTTCTTGATATACAGCGATACCGTATGTTCTTGCAGTGTAATCCCATAAAGGACCCTTTAAAAGAATTTTTTGGCCGTTTTTTCTTTTTATATACATATCTTTATGTTTAGATCGAATGATCGCTAAACTGTCACTAAGTTCTTCTATACTGCAAGGTTTAACTTGTTTAATGCAAGCAGAACTATAATCTGTATCGATTTGAAATAATCCTTTAGTAGATTGCCATATCGACTTCCATACATCAGCGTCGTTAAAATCAATCTTAATATTATGTTCGTCGATAATTTTCTGATATTTACCGACAATAGAAGAGCTCAATATATCATACTTAGGAATGCTCTCAGATTGCAAAATTGCCATCTCTCCGCTAACTTCTTCAGCTTCGTATATATTATGTCTATCGATACAGTAACTCACCGGATTAAGCCGTTTTTTGCCGTTTTTATCGATAGTATATACTCGCCAAATATAACCTTTATATTTACGATATAAATAACTAATTAACTCTTCTCTTCTGTCAGCATCCACATCTAGATCGATGTCAGGCTTATGTCCGCCAATAAAACGAGTAAAGCTTAAATTATATTTAATTGGATCGACCTTCGTGATTCCTAATAACCAAACAACGAGACTTCCGACACTACTGCCCCTACCATAACCAGTAGCGATCTTTTTATCTCGACAAAATTTACAATAGTCGAATACTATTAATAAGTATTCTTCCATATTTAATTTAAATAATGTATTTAATTCGTCCTGCAAACGATCGACATATTCACCAGATAACTCTAGTTTATTTAAACGATCATAGCAGTAATCTGAAATGAATTTTTGAATATCGTTCATACAGGCCCTCCTTTTATCTAACAAAAAAAGAGCTCCATAAAGGAGCTCTTATCACATCACATATAAATGTGCGTAAATACTTATATCTAATGATTAGAGTAATTTAGAATCTACATTAAATACATGATACTGAATTTGACCGAGAATTTCATACATCTGTAATGTTGTATCGATATTTTTTGTCGTTACAAGAATATCGCCCTTCTCGGTAACTTCAATTGTAAATTTTTTATTTTTATTTTCTTTTTTAGATTTTTTCATAATAGACACCTGCTAACACTAACAGCTAACATTAGCCGTTAATGTTAGCATTCAATTCTATATGTATATTTTAACATATTTTTTGTTTACCAGCAATCCGGACAAACAATTTTTTTAGTGTCTAAGTCATATACAGCACAATCGTCACAAATTACTTTGCCACATTTACTGCATACCATTTTATATTCTTCTTCACATGGTTGACCACATTGCTCACAACGAAAATATCCTTCAGGAACTGGAGGCTGATCTGATGTGAGTTTTCTCCACCATGCTTTAATTTTCTTAATCATAGGCCATACCTCTTAAGCTCTTTGTCGAGAATTACTTTAGCAGCACAATCTTCTTCGACGCTTCTCATCGCTATACTCAACTGATCTTTATATTTATTAAGAACTCGTTGACGACAATCTTCATATTCGTTACTAAAATCTTTAAGTATGTGCCGATAATATGGAACTTGCCTATTCTTAATAAGACCAGGCAATTCATATTTATAGATATTAGCCATATCGGCTAAATCTTTATCTTTATCGAGCCAAACTATGTCGGGATATAGATCATATTTACCGAACATCTCGATAGCTTGATCGACGTCTTTTTCGCCGTGCCAATCACGATCATATACGATGACGGGCTTTAAACCAGTTGATTCAATCAGATTAACATGTTTATCGTCTAATATGGTGCCCATTGTACAAACACAATTTTGTAGCCCATATTTAGTCGCTAATATAACGTCGAAACAACCTTCAGTTAGATAAATATAATCGAGACTATAATTAATTTTATTTAAACCATATAGATAACGGCTCTTAGTAAAGAACTTATTCTTATTATCGACAAAATATTTATTAGCAACTTCGTCGTCAATAGCTCTTTTACAGAAGCTAACTAAATGGTTATATGCATCATATAACGGAATCGTAATACGGCCACGAGTATCGTAACCTAAATTCCATTCACGAACATCGCTACCAACTAATCCACGACTTAAAATATACTTCTGAGCTTTTTCGTTGTGCTTAAGATTTTCTATATAGTCTTGATTTTCCTTTTCATTCGATTCGAGATAAGCAGTTTCTTCGTTCTGAGGTTTTAATCCAGTAATCTGAATTGCTTTCTCGATGGCATCTTGGAAGCTTGCTTTTTTGTCACCATGGTTCATCATCCACCAGATGAAGGCAATAGCATTAGAACCGAATAACCTTTTTTCTGTGTTCTGCTTACCGACATGACAACCGAAGCAAGCCCAAGTTTGAGCGCCATGTTTATTCCAAATTTTAAAACTCGGAGTTTTATCGTTATGATCGGGATGAGGACAAGAAGCTTGCCATAGATTACCGACTTTTTGAACTTTGGTATACTGATTGGCAAGCTTAACAATGTCTATTTTTTCATTTAATCGCCGGATAAACTCTGTAGTATATTTCATTATTTATCCTTTAATTTATTTAACGTAAAAAGCATCGTCACGATCTTCATATCGAACATTAGTTAATTCTTTGCCATTAAGTAATACTTTACCGTCGACAAATTCAAGATCTTTTTTAAGATTAGACCAAGAGAATTTCGTAACAGTTTTAAAGTATTTTTCATCGTCAATACCTTTAACTTCTTTTTCTAGTTCGACATCGTCATGATCGATAAGTTTTTCTTGTTTGCGATAGCCAGCAGTGCCTTCGATAAACTTAACAGATTTTTTACCGGTTTCTTCAAGACTAGATTGAATATACGGTTCTAACATTTGTTGCAACCGTTCAATTTCGAAATCGTAAGAACTGCATTTGCTATCGACAAACATTTTAACTTTATCCTTGTAAAGCTTTAACATTCTTTCTGCTTCAGCAATATCGTGTTCTTTTTGTTCTTGAAGCTCTTTAATACGTCTAATCGTATAATTCGCTTCATCGATAGTACTAACGACAGCTAAATTCCGATTCTCTTCGTCGATGAAATTCTGAAGCTCTTCGGTAAAACCGAGTTCAGAATTCTTTTCTTCTTCGATAAGATTAAACCCTAACATATTAATTATTCCTTCCTAATAATACGAGAATGATATCCTTCTTTTTTATTCACGATTTTTAATGCTATTTCATCATAACTATCAGTGGCTATTAACTGATATACAAAAACCGTATCGTGATTACTGCTTGCGCGTTCAATTCGTCCATGACGTTGAGTCTGGATCAAATAGCTATCGGCCGGTTCCATCTCAATGAGATACTTAGCCGATTGGCAATTCATCATTCTTGTGTTAACTTACTATTTCTAGCAAGATCGGACTCTATCTTTAATTTTTTATTTAAAAATTATTTCCTGTTCAATGTATACATTGTTTACTTATATCTTATAAAGATATTTTCAATAGTCTCTGAACCTTTATCTTTGTCACCAAAGATACTTGGCTGCGGATTGTCCAATCTTAATCTTTTTTACTCTACCAAGATAATTACTCTTGCCCCACATTATATCACTATATATGGTTAGTAGATTAAGCTCTAAAGAGATCCCCGTCAATTTAGGAAATTTAAAGAGGGCATGAATTCGTCCACCCTCCGCCCCTGCGTTAGAGGCAATTAGGACATTGCATTCTTGTGTATTATTAAATTTTTGTAATTGATTATATCGTTCTTCACTTGAGTGAGAGCCATTAATAAAGGCAATCTGAATTCCTTTAAAACGATTTTCTAAATACGTTTTAAGAATCCCTTGTGCTGTTCTATACTTACAGAATACGACAACTTTTTCGCCTTCACTTAAAATACTCTCAACTAAGTCTAAGAATAATTCAATCTTTTCAGATTTTTCACCAGTCACATATTCTTGTGCCGCTTTACTATCGCTTAGTAATAATAACTCATCACTAATCGTAAGTTCTTGAGCAAATGTTTGTTTCATTAAGATCATGTTGTCGATCTTATTAAACTCTTCATTCTTTCTAGCTTCTTCGATCGAATTAAATCGCTCGAGCATAACTTCTTGTTGTGCCTTAAGATCTTTAATTTCTTCGAGAAGCTGATCGCTCATAGCTTGAGTTTTTCTGCTCAAAGAGCAGAATTTTTGGGCAACGACAAGTTTAGGCAAGTGACTACTTACTTCTTCCTTTGTTCGGATAATTAAATTATGTTTAATTTTATCGGTTAATTCTCGTTCATTACGAGAGCCGATAATGTATCCAAGACTATTTTTTTTGACATACTGCTTATCAAATTTGTTTATATTGGTAAACAAATCTTTTTTAATAAATCTATATATGCCAAATATATCTCGAGGATTTTTTTGAATCGGAGTTGCTGTTGCTCCGAAAGTATACTTTACATTATTAAATTTATATAGGCTTTTACTTCGTTTAGCCTGATAGCTCTTTACATATTGCACTTCGTCGGCAAAGATATATTCTAATTTTATTGCCAATAAACGCTCTCGAACTTTTTCGTCGTTAAGCGTTTCGTAGTTACAAATAAGTAAATCGCCGACAAACTGATTGTTGAAGTTTTTCTTAGCCTTTGCTGAAGTTTCTAAAATATTCGGTACAAGATCACTAAACTTTTGAACTTCATGGTACCATTGAACTTTTAAACTACTTTTAACTACGATTAAACCTGGACCTTTTATTTTCTTACGATCTAAAAGTTCCAAGTATAAATCGATAGCTATTAACGTTTTGCCAGCCCCGCAACTTGCGACGATTAAGCTGCCTTCATCGATATCGAGAAGTTCTTTTACGGCTGTCTTTTGATAGTTATAGAGTTCATATTTACATTTACCGATACCTTCGATGCTAAAATTCGGACAATACAATAGCAATCGATGGATATCGTTAACCCTCCATTTACCTTGTTCGACGAAGTCGGAGGTCTTTCCGAGCCCATAAAGAATTTTATTTAAATCTTCTTTATTAATATTTTGAGGAACGACAACATTATTTAAATGATCAATTATCAGATTATCACCACCTTTAATAATATATAATACTATTATACACTATTTAGATTTTAATCTTCAACTGATTTATCGAAATTTCAATACCGGCAACATTAAGCTTTATACCGTCTTCTTGAGGTTTCCGGTATGTATACTTTTTCCAAGGCTTTTTCAAGCTTCTGTAATTTTTCCATGTTTTGTTTGATGCATTCATGATCTGTATGTACCTTCAACAATCTTTTAATGCCGCCAATATATGACATAATGTCAAGAATTTGTTGCCGAGTCGTATAATATTGGTTCTTCAACATTGTTTCTTCCTCGGCAATAAATTGACTGATTTCGTAGTTAATGTCTCTTGTTAACATAGTCGTTATACAATTCCCTTAACTGAATGATATTACAATTAGGATCGTAATTCATTTCTTTTAAAAACTGAATAAATAAATAATCTTGTTCTTTAATTTTATTAAATAGTTCCGGAGTCTTTTCACAGATACGTTTATTAATATGATCGAGTTTAGATAATTTAATATCGTCTGGCATGGATTCATCGAATAAAATTTCCTTAAATGATTGGAATGTTTTTCGACGACGCTTCCAAGTATTATAATGATCACATTTAACTTTATACATTTTGCCAGCGTTATCGGTAATTACATAGCCTTCGATATCTTGCATACCGCCAACAAGCTTTTCGACACCAAGTTCAAACTGATATGGAGCATAAACTATTTCTTGTTTAACGAAACTAAAAGTAGTTTCATAAGCAAGATTAATGTTTTTACTTAACTCTCCTTTTAATGCTTCACTTAAATCTCGATCAATATTTCTGCCATTAGCTAAATGTAAAACATTTGGTACAAAATCTAAAAGATACATACGTTTTTGACCATGATAATTAACGATATGAGGATCGTCTGGATGAATAACTTCGAATACTGCTGAACAATTGCTTTGTTTAAGAATTCTAACAATCTGTTCTTTAACCTCTTCCGAGACTAAATTCCAAACATCTTTAATATATCGAGCATGATCTTTTTCAGTCGTCGATTTACTTGCGATAATCAATTCGTCTCGACGATGATCCCAGCTGATAATTCCTAAGAAGCCGTTTTCTTTCATCGCAAGTCTTACAGGATATTGTAATTCTTTAATTTCGTCTTCTTTATTGTTGCGTTCGCCAATATTAAAGAATTTATCGTAACTTCTTGCAAGAACTTCGCCAGTAATAGAATCGACAAATAAACCTCTAGCTTTAATAGTAATATCATTCCAAATAGAATGATGGAATACTTCTTCACTAAAGTTAAGACTTAAGATATTATTAGGCAATTTTTTAACTCTTACATGCCGGCTATTAGCAATAGCATTCACTTCGAAGTCATCAGTGCTATAATATTCACCTTTAAAGTCTTCAAGAAGCTTTTGATTTGTTTCGATATAATTTTTATCGTAAACTTCGTTTCGAATGCCGCTGTATTCTTCGCCGCCTTTACTTAACACGAAATATTTTAAGTATCCACCAAATTCGACTTGACCTTCTAACGGAATATTATGTTCAGTGCGTCTTGCACCACGATGGCCGAAAATTTGATTAATCTTAGTATCGCTTCTTTCATAACATATTTCATAGAAAGACGCTACATCATTTTCATAAGCACCATGACCATTAATATACTGTTCTGCTGCCATAAGATCGACTGGTTGAGTCATTAAACCAGCATGATTAACACAATATTTTTTGTCGCCAAATTTAAAATAGAATGCCGGGATCATATCGCGATATAATATTCTTAATTTTTTAGATAATTCTTTATCGCTAGTATATTCCTTTTGCCATTCTTTTAAAGTTGTTAACTTGAAGCGCGTCATTCCATTGTCTGTTCGTTGATCGGCTTCACCAAAAGCCCAATCAGCCCAATGTGCTTCATGGTTGCCTTCTAAAAGAATAACATTCTTTTTATCTTGAATTTTAAATAAAGTATTGAGTACTTCTAAGTTTTCGATGCCACGATCGAAATAATCGCCGACAAAAATATATAAGTTTTTATCGTTATCGATACTATATTTTTCGTCGTAAATTAATTTTTCTAATACGGTGTTACAGCCATGAATATCGCCGACACAAATAACTTTATCATAAACTTCGGATAAGTCTTTATTTAAACCTTCAAAATCACTTCGGAATTCTAATGTATCTAACTTAGTAATACCAGACGGCATTTTAGTACTAACCCAGTTATTGTACATAGTCCTAATAATATGTTCAGGAACATAGTCTAAACTAGGCCGTGTTTCATTTCTTTGAAGATATACTTCTAAATCTTGACGTTCAGGCTCCCAATAAAACAATCGATATTTATAGCGTTTAGCTAATTCTTTATATCGATTAATCTGTTTCGAATGCCATTTTTGAGAACTACAATGTGTAGCATCGATAATGGTCGGAGAACCAGTTTTCATTCGATTAACGAGCATTCTATCCAAAAGTTCAAATACCAAAGCATTGTCTTTTTGGCTAACACTGACATCGCCAGCGATACTTAATTCTGGAGCTCTTAACATTAATCGAATACTATCAGGAGATAAAGTATATGTTTCAAGGCCAGCAGCTTTAATAGCTGAGCTTTTCCCAGATCCGGGACAGCCTCGCATAATAATTAAATCTCGCATAGTTATTTAAAATCCTCTAGCTTCCAAATTTGTAAGCCTTTCTTTACGGCAAGTTCCATTTCTTTCATACATCCATTACTATGAATATAGTCACCACACATGATAATCCCATCACAGCGTTCAAGAAGATCGAGGCAAATTTTCAACCCATCTTCATAATTTAATTTGCCATCAAGAGTGCCAAAATTATGAATCGGGCTAATGAAAATAAATTGATCTTTATATTTTAAAACCAAATCTGATAAAACTTTACTAACAGCATTTAAATTGTCTTCAGGACTTCCATGAGTCAAAAATGGATGACTAATATACACTAAAGGCTTTTTTGAGTAATTAAAATTCATTTTAGAAATAGATTTTTTTAATTCACTTTTAAATCTTATTTCATCTTCCCAAATACTTTCCATTTATCCTCCATTATTTAAAAGAATTCAAAATAGATAGCATCATCATCTTCAATTTCTTCATCGTTAATAATAACGCCTTTTTCAATTCTTAATTTATGAGCAAAACATTCATTCCAATCGATAATGACAGTATTGAAATCTAAATTATATTTTTTAGATAAAGCAACAAATGCTTTTGTATCAATATCATATCGATGAGACATGATCATGCTTATATAGCAAATATCTTCTATATGATCATAGGAGACATTAACCTTGTAAACATTGTTAGGAGGGAATGCTTCACCAACATTTAAAATGTCGAGACATGATTTCTTGTTGTGAATATCTGCTTTTTGTAAAAATTCCGCAATACCAAAAGAATAATCTAATTCATAATTGTGTTTTGTTTCAGATTTTATGCTGCCATCTTTATTTTCGATAATTATATTATCGATAAAGTTTTCTTGAACGAACTTATTCATGTCTTCAAAAGATCCACGAATATTCATTTTTCCGACTGCCCAATTTGCCATATATTAATTTTCTTTCCTATATGTAATAATTTGATATTCTACGACTGTATGTAATACATCTGGAGTGGTACTTAGAATTCTAGTTGATTCAATCATTTTTCTACTAGATACAAGATATCCTTTATGCTCCATGTCTTTAATAGACTCATCAACAAAAGAGTCTGTTTCTTTATCCATATCGTATTTAACAGTAATTTCAACAGCATTATTAAATTTATTAATGATGTCAGTATTGCGTTCATCTACTACTTTACTTAATGGACTTTCGTATACAACAGGATCAGGTGTATTTTGACCACAACCTACAGATATTAAACAGATTGATAGAATTAAAATACATTTAATTATATTTTTCATAAGCATTTTTCAAATTTTATTTCTTGATGGCATCAGCAATAATATTTACATAATCATTTAGATTAGCTTTAAATACTTCATTAGCAGCATTAATATTATCAGGCGTAACATAACTAGAAGCAATAATTGCAATCATCATTTCTTTAGAAGGAATAAAGATAATGCAAAGAAAACTAAAAGTAGTTAATACTATCAAAGGAATTTTAAATTTTTTCAAAAGATCCATTTCTTTTTTTGCATTTAAATATTCTTCTTCTTTAGACATACTAGTATAGTTAAGTTCTTTATACCCTACTTCAAGATATGAATTATATTTATCGATTGCATCTTTAATTACGATAAAATTGAATAACCAAAGAGCATCTAAAAATAAAATAATAAAGAAAGCAAATTGGTTTAATTTATCTAAATTGATTAATGCTTGTAACCAAAATATAGTCCAAGGGCTAATAATAGGCTCCATTATTTAAACCTTTCTATTTCTTTAGATTTAAATCATTAGGATATTTACCATACGTATTATCCCAATCTTTAATCTTTTTATTTAATTCTTCGAAATAATGACAAGGATCATTATATTCTTCAAGATTAAATTCTAAATCTTTAACATCTGTAATTTCTTGATTCCAAGAAAAGATAATATCAGACTTTAATTCATGAGCATATTGTGGCTCTACATTATAAAATACATATTCATATATTTGAATAAAATCTTTAATAAAAGATGTCGGTAATTCGATATCTAAGACATCTTCAATTTCGTCGAGAATATATTCACATTCTATGTAAATTTCACGATCGGTAATTTCGATGCCATTAATAGAACCTTTGAATTTTTGAATTATTTTTGCGTCCATTTATTCGACCTTTCCATTTATGACAGAATAACCATATTCATTATAATAATGTTCAACATAAACAGATTTATCAGGATGAACAGTTACGACATATAAATAAGTAACATCGCTACTATAATTAAAAACAAAAATACGATTATTAAAATCTTTTTCGTTGTAAGCAATTTCTTCTAAACAGTCTTCATTAAAATTTTTAAGATCTTTTTTTATAGCTTCTATTGCTAATTTTTTGTAATGATCGTGTATAAACATAGTTAATCCGCAAATTTACAAATGCTTTCATCATTTGCATAATCCGTAATCCAAATTTGATATGTTTCTCCATTAATTAAATGACGAACATATTTTTCGATAGAACAAGCTTCTAAGAAACCTTTTTTAGATCTCCAAATGATATTTCGAATATCTTTTGTTTTAGTATCAATAACTTCAATTCTAAATTCTAAAAAATCGTTTTCATATAAATACGAAACAGCTAATTTAATATCTTTTTCTATAAAAATTAAACAATCATCTAATATGTCTTGTTTTAATGTATATGACTTTATGAAATTTTCATAAGGAGCATATAAGTTGATTGAATACATAACAATCTCCTTTATTTAAATTAAAAGCCTCCCAATTAAGGGAGGCTATATTATTAATTATTTATTAGTATAAGTTTTAGTACCATAATCATCACGTTTCATATGAGTGAATGGATCGTCGTTTTTATTAACACGCAAACGTTCTGTTTTATGAACAGAATTATCTTTACCAGCTACAGTATCGATACGATAACGCATGATTTTATTTACTTCTTCAAGTTCTGGTTCAAATTCTTTAATAGCTTTAGCCATTTGAGAATCGATAATAGCACCATTATTTACAGCTCTCCAAAGAGCGGCAGCAAATTCATAGCGAGTCATTTTGGCATCACCTTTAAATGTGCCATCTGGATAACCGTTTAAGTAACCTTTATCGGATAATTTCTTAACGAAATCATATGCCCAATGATCTTTAGGAAGATCGCTATATTCAAAGTCTACATCTTGACCTGCTTTTTGAGCAGAAAGATTTTTAACTAAGTTATCATATTTTTGAGAAATAGCACTTAATTGTAATTTAAGATCTTGAACTTCTTTAGCGACAGCTACTTGTTTATTAGTAGTCATAGAACTATGAGAACCGAAACGAACAGTTGCACCAGCATTAATCATATTTTCACCAGTGCCTAAAGTAGTACCAACACTTAACAATACGTTTTCGTTAGGTTGGTAAAAAGCACCTAAAGCAGTAGCATTTTTACCTTTATAGTTGCCGAAGCCAACACTAAATTGCCATTTTTCATCGGCATTAAAATCTAATGGATGTAATGCACTTAAAGCAGCCGCATTAGCACCAACTTTAGCAGCTTGATTATCGGTATAAGATTTAGATTGATTTAATACATTACCAGCAGTAGAATTAATTTTGTTATCTAAATCCTTAACGTCGCTTTCTAAAACAGTAATTCGACCTTCATGATCAAGAATTGTATGTTCAGCTGTATGAATATCATTAGCGTTTGCAGTCACTCTTTGGTCTAAACCATTAATACGACCTGTTAATTGATCTTTAGCATTATTAAGTTGAGACACATTAACTGCGTCAGTATCATTTTGACCAGCTGTTACATTAGTGATTGTTTTATTGCCAGCGTTAATGCCGTTATTATTAATAGCTACGCCATTATTAAATTGAACAGAGTTCATATTAGTTAAATCTTTATTGACATGAACTGCGAATTCTTTACCACCATCAATATTTTTTGTTTCTGTAACAGTTGTGTTAGTTCCATCAACAACAGTAGTAAATTTAAGAGCATTAATTACTGCGTTAAGTTGGGAACCATTAATTGCATCAGTAGATGTATCATCTATTCTACCTGCTGCAACATTTGTTAATGTTCTTTTATAATTTTGAACACCACTAAAACCAGCTTTTCCATTAGCACCGATAGACACAGCACTATTAGCTACAGCACCAGCAAAATTATATTTTTCACCATTAATATAAATGCTGTCTGTAGATACTGCTTCTTCTGTCGTAGAATTAGTTCCTAATGCTACAGAATTTTGTACATCAGCTAAAGTATTATTACCAATTGCAACAGCATCTTGTGCAATTGCTTGACCATGGGTGCCAACTACAATGGCACCTTGATTGTTAGTTGTAGAATTAGAGCCAAAAATAAGTTGTTCTGGTTTCTCACCTTTAACTGTGTTATTATAGCCAAATACAGCAGATTGGGCAGATTTAATTTCGCCATTATTGGCACCAACTACAACGGTATTGTCTGCATTAACTTTATTAGTTCTACCAAGTACTACACTAGAAACACCGTTAGCTTCAGAACCATTACCAATTGTGATAGTATCATGAGCAGAAGAAATTGCTTGAGTACCAATAGCTACAGTATAATCTTGATTAGCTTGAGCATTGCTACCAAATACAAAAGTATTTCGACCTAAAGCTTGAGCATTTTCACCGCCAACAAAAGCATTTTCGCCATGCGCTTTATTACTTGTACCACTAACTAAAACATTTTTAGCGGATACTTCATTGCCATAACCGCTAACTTGAACACCAGAAGCATTTTCTTTGATAATGTTTCCATAACCAGATACATTATTGTATTGCCCATCTACTTTATTTTCATAACCACTTACAGAAGAACTTCTTGCAGACACATTGTGTTTTTCACCATTTACTAAGGAATTTTCAGCAGATTGTTCAATAGTATTATTCATACCAATAACTAAAGAATTATTAGATTTATTTGTATTTTTATGGCCACTTACTAAAGAAGATGTTCCACTTACAGTATTTTTTGTGCCAACAGTTAAATTATTTGCATTACTAATAATGTTAGAATGACCTGCAGTAAGAGTATTGGCACCAGATGTATGGTTTTTATATCCAGCAGTAAAAGAACTTGTTGCTGTAGAATCTGCTTGGTTCTCTACACCAAGTACAAATCCATTATCACCATTAGATGTATTACCAATACCAATATTAGATCCTTGAGCAAATACATTACCAGTTGCTAAAGACGCCAATACTAAACCTGTTAATAAAATTTTGTTATTCATGATTTTTTTCCTTTTCTTTCATTAATTCGATAATATCATTCACTGTTTTTTCGTGAAACTCATTATCGGCTATATATTCAAAAAATATTTTATTGTCGCCACTTTTCATAATTTTAATACCATTATTAAAAATAATTTCATTTTCAGTGGCATGAATTAAAAACTCTATAACCTGATAAAACAAAGTATTTTTGAAATCTTCAAACCATTTATTCGAATTTTTTACGAAAATTCCTTTTCTTGCAATCCTCATTTTATTCCTTGTTTATTTAACAAAATATATAAATCATCCTTATCATCTTCTGTTGGTAACTTATCTATTAATACATCTATTTCATGTTGAATAGCAGATTGTTTAGATAAATAAATACTGTCAGTTCTTATTAATTGGCCCGGGCGAATGCCTTTACCATAACAAGCAATTTCTCGGCCATGTTCTTCGATACGATTAGGATAAAATTCTGCATCCCCAAAGCCTAATAAAGTTGTTTTCCATGTGTAGCTAGAATTATCAAATAATAATTTATCGACAATATTCTTATAGCTATATTTTTCTTTATTATATTCAAACATAATAGTTACGATACTTCAGACATATTCATAATATCTGTAGATAATAAATTAAGAATATTATTTACATATTCTAGCTCATAAGATGTTTCAATATTAAAAGCGATTTCAACTTCATCATTTTCTAAATCTTTATTAACTAAAGTTAAAATAGCAGTTTTGGCGAAAACATTAATTTCATCTTCTTTTTTAACAAAGAAAGTTAATTGATTATTGCCTTTAAATAAATATTTTATATCAAGTAATCCAACAAAATAATTTTTATTGACAAGAGTATATGCATGTTCATTATTTCCTTGAATATTATCTTTAAGCCATTCTTGTAATACAGTCATGGCATGAGCATAATTATAAGTTACTCTAATAACCATTGTACCTCCTTTATTTAAAACTTTATAATAATAAACTACTCTTGTAATGTTCTTTAGAGAAGTATTCTTTATATTGGTATAATAATCCAACAATATTATCATCATAAGTACTAGAACTAATAACGATTACATTGCCATATCTTCTTACGAATAAATTAATCTCTTTATCTTGCTTTTGATCTTTAAATGTATATATGATCGCAAATAAACCTACATTTTCTTGACCAGAATAAGAATAAATATAATCTTTATCAAACAATACTAGATCAGATTTTTTATCGCTATTTGTTAAATTAAAAAACTCTTTAGATAAATTTTCATCTTTAAATGCTAATATTATTTGACAATTTTCTAATTTCTTCAACAATTCATTTAACATTTATTTAACCTATTATTTCTTTTACTTTATTATCGATATCGCCAAAAACAATTTCGAAATCTTTATCCGATATCCATGAATACAAGATTCTATTCTTTCTGAATTCTTCTAACTGAAAGTCTTCAACATAATATGTTCCAGTAATATTTGCTTTTTTAAAGACTTCTATCATAATCTCAAAAACTTTTGTTAACTTATCGTCATCAGTATTTTCAAGAACATCAACGAGATTAGGTGCATACTTTTCAATTAATGACCATGTAATATCATCATTTTCTTGAATATATTCAAATAACATTTCTAAACCATATCGTGTTCTAAAATCGAAATAATCAAAACCGTCTTCATGATTATTGATATTTTCAGCTGTATACTCTAATACAGTTTCTTCGCTATTGATAATCGTCGATACTGTTTTGATCTCGTTGTTTACTTCTTCGATGCCTGTGATTTCGATTTGTCCTTTAAAATCGGCTAGATATTCACAGCCAGATTCGAAATCACGACCCTCGACAATGGCGCCAAAACCGACATAATCATTAATGTTATCGAAAGTAATCGGCATTTTAGCACTAGCATCTTTGATATCTTTTTGACTAAAGCTTAATATCCATTTAAAACTATTTTCATATGACCATCTACCAATCGAAGTAAAGCTTAAAGGTTCTGAATGAACATAATCAAAATCTTCATCGATTTCAATATCGCTAGAGCCTAAATCAGTATTGCCATAATATCCAGGATATATTTCGCAGAATTCTTCGATAATTTTCTTAAATTTTTCTCGATTTTCAGGAGTATCTTCTAGACCTTTATGATAAAAAGTAATATCTCCATAAAAGCTCGACTCATTTGCCATTAAAATCCCCCTATTAAAAAATAAGCGGCATCCTCAATAGAATACCGCTAATTAATTAATTACGCATTAACTGCGTCTTTAGCAGTTTTAGATGCTTTAAATTTAAATGTTTTAGTTGCTGCAATGTGAATTTTTTCACCGGTTGCAGGATTGTGGCCTTCACGAGCTGCGCGTTCACCACGTTCGAAAGAACCGAAACCAGAGATAGCTACTTTTTCACCTTTTGCTACTTCGTTAACGATCGTAGTAAATACTTCAGATACGATAGCTTCTGCTGCAACTTTAGTAGCCACCAATTCTTTTTCGACAAGTACTGCTGCAATTTCTTTTTTAGTCATGTGGATTTCCTCCATTAAAAACAAAAATAGTATACATTTAATATACATTAAAAATTGGTCATTGTCAATTTTTTGTTTTGTTTCTTAACAAAATTCTTTAATCGAAGATTCTCTTGGTTAAGATCTTTTGCTAAAGAAATTAAAGTATCGACCTTTGATTGAATATCTTCGTTATTTTTAATATATTTATTAACAAGCTCGGAAAGACTAGCAATTTCTTTTTTGAGTCTTTCATTTTCTAATTGATACATATTAAGTTCTGCTTTGATATTATTTTTTTTAGAGCCAGACTTAATAATTTGTTGTAAATTATAAGAAATTGCTTGTCTCGATACTCCATATTGATTTGCAATATATTCTAAAGTATGCCCTTCCAAATAAAGTTCTGCTCTTTTTTTTCGAACAGGATCTAAAGAATTTAAGTCGACATATTTCATTCGGTCTTTTCTTTCTTTAAGCTCTTGTTTTGAGCAAATATCTTGTTCTGATAATTTTTGTTTGCATTTTAAACAAACATTACCTTTACTATTGAATCCAAGCAAAGTTCCGCAGTCCTTACAATACCTAGACTCTTTTTTATACTTTACAATAAGATTATCTAAATCAGTATTTTTATTATTTCCATCTTTAAAACTGATAGAATATATTGGTTTTCCTTCGGCTAAAAAAGCTTTAGCTTTTAAATGAGACACAGCAAAACGCTTATTATCTGAGTTTCTCATTACGATATAACCTCGCCTTTGGTCATATGTTCCTTTATTAACAGTATAACCAAAATGACAAGTAAATTGTACTATCTTATCTTTGTAAACATAAAAGCCATCGACAATAATACAATTTTCGTTTTTAAGATCGTCACTAACCTGTAATGGCGTTAATCTAAACATTCTTTAACCCCGTCATAATATTCTTTTGGCGTAATGCCTCGAATATATTTATAAGTAATACTATGTTTAATTGCTTTATTAAGTTCTTTAATTTTCTTATCGTCTAAATTAGTCAAATCGGACCAAGATACTTTTAGATAACGAGTTATTCCACATTCTTTTACCATATAATAGAAAGAAATTTCTTGGCCGACAGTTTTTCTAATTATTGATACATTATTTAACTTTTCCATTAGACTTCTTTTCCATATTTAACATATTATTATAGTCGAACTCATTATAGGCATCCGTTGCTATGCCAAGGATTATATCTAATTTATTTCGAATATGGAAATAGGCAGGATCATGAATTTTAGCATAATAGTCTTTTTTATGCTCTTCATCTAGCCAATCTAACATATTGGCAGCAATATCTCCAATGATTTCTAAATATTTTTCTTTAGTCAGCATTATCTTAATCTCCCTCGATATTTAAATTTAATAGAGACAAGACCATATTTCATGAATGGACGTATATTTCCTTGTAATCTTAAAGCTTTTTGTCGATTTCTAATACGACCAAAACTATAATCGCTAATCTCTAAATAACGAGAAGCTTTAAAATATGGAGATGGCCACGTCCAAGATTCCCATAAGAATTTTTCTCTTTCATATTTATTGTCTAAAGTTTTAAATACTTCTAAAAAGTCATTGTAAAGCTTTTCTTTTTGTAAAACATCACATTCAACTGGTTCACCATCTGGATATGTATAAGCACCGTCTATGTCTTCTAAGCTACTTGCATTAGTTCCGTATTGACTTCCGATAATAATAATATATTTATCGTTAGTTTTTTTATCGATAATAATATATTTACACAATCTACCATCATAATTTTTAATACCAGGAGTTTCTGTTGTCATGATAACATGAACATCATCATTTTCATATTCAACAGTATACTCTTTTTTATCTCGATATTTTAGCCATATAAGACCACAATCTCGATTAAGTAGACCATCTAAGCGATTGGGTATCAGCTTTTTATTTTGATGATCGATTAACGTTATAAAGCAACAATCATCTTTTAAGGCAGATAAAACAAAGTTTTTTCCGAAGACGGCTCCATGACCATTGATAAGACTAACATCTCTATCAAAAGCTTCTACAGAATATCCTTTTTCTTTTAAAGAATTAATATATTCTTTAGCTTTATCATATTGATCTCTTGGTAATAATAGTTCATCATTTTTCCAAATGTAACAGCCATAATCTATAAATGCCATTATTTAAACTCCTTTCTTTAATTCTCTATATTTTCTTCGCCAATTTAAATTATGAGTTCGTTCTCTCGTAATACAATGAGCCAACTCATGAATAAAAGTATCTTCGATTTCACCAGCATCGAAATTAATATTAATAATAGCTGGACCATTCTCAAAAAAAATAGATTCTCCGTACAGGGAATCTTTTTTAGTTTCTCCGATCATAATTTCAAGATCACAGCTATTTTTATACTTATCGGCCAGATATTCGAATTCTTTTATACGTTTTTTCCTTAATTTATGATCGTAAAAAATTTCCATTATATATTTTTCCAATAAAAAAAGACGACCCACAAGGGGCCGTCTTAATCGTAACCTACTAATTTATTGATACTATTTTTAAATCTCACTGGGAATTTATCTAAAATCAATTGACTATACTTATAGGCTTTATATTCCCAGAATATATCATGCCATTCTCGATATGGTACTTTAGTAAGTAAACTTAACTTAGTTAGCATACAAAATGGCATATCTTTTTTGCCGTTACAAATTCTTTTTAATTCGAACGGACTTACGTTTAATAGCTTAGAAAAATCTTTTATATTATATCCACACGATTTTATATATTCATTTAGAACAAGACCAGGATTAATAATATCACACATTATCGTTGATAAGCTGTCCACATGATAGTGCCACCATCGATGTGAGCAGGGTTCATATCTTTAGTATGCACGATACCTTCGACACGTTTATATTGAACGCCATAGTTCACATAAGCTTTATTGTCGAGATATGTTGCACCGACTTTAATTTTTAAGTTCTTTTCATGGTTGATCTTGTAAACGTCGACAGATTTTTCTTCTTCGATAATTTTAGTTTCATCAGATTTTTCTTGAATTTTATTTTGAGTATCTTGAGAAATATAATCTGAACGTCCGCCACGAGCAACATGTTGAACTTCTCTTACGACAGTTACTGGCTGTTCTCCTTGGATATATTGAGTACGAACAATTTCTTGTACGATAGGAGTACTACGTTGAGATATTAAATCTCGACGTTCGTTCTCAAATTTTAATTTGGCGCCGCCTGTTAGCTTTGCCTGATCTTCTAAGCTATACGTTGTAACATGATATTTATCGTCATAATATTTTTCTTGTAATTGATCGTATTTCTGTTTAAGGCTTACTCCCCATGTAAGGATAGTAACAAAAACGGCTATCGCCGCCAAACACGCAAATACAAGCTTCTTATGTTCTTTAATCCATGTTACAAAAGAAGTAAATGTAAACATAATTCTAATCCTTATTTAAACAAAACATAAACTTTTGTTGGCACTATTTATATTACCAAGGAATTAGAATACATCGTTCAATTCATTTACTTTTTCGACTTTAGGAGTTTCGTTGTTGTAAGATTTAAATACTTTATATTCAGACGGAATTTCTTTAACGAAACGGCTTGGTTGCATACGTTTAGGCACGCCACCAATTACGCAATAATTAAAATAGCTAATCATCAACATTTCTTTAGCACGAGTCATAGCTACATACCATAAACGACGTTCTTCTTCAATACCGTGTGGTTCATCGTAAGAGAACATATGAGGAAATAGACTTTCATTGCCGCCGATAATAAATACAGCTTCGAATTCCAAACCTTTAGAAGCATGAATAGTCATCATGCTTACTGCATTTTTCTCTTCGTCGATTTCGACGTCGAGACTAGTAGACATAGTAGCTTCAAGAACTTCCGGGATTGTTTCGAAAGCGTCGGCTACACGAATTAATTCGCGAACGTTAACCATACGTTCCATAGTGTTACCATATACTGGTTGAACATGAGACTCTTGATAATTGAATAATTCTAAGTATTTACGAATAATAAGGCCTGGCAATACATTTTCTTCGGCATAAGCTTTAAGCTCGTTCCATTTAGATAAAAATGTTTTTACGCCAGTATATGCTTTGCCTTTAATATCGTTAAGATTAGAATTAGCTTTATTTAACACATTATTAGATTCCCCTACCATTAATTTATTAAAAGTAGCTTCACCGATACCGGCTTTAGGAATATTGATAATACGCTCTAATGCTTCTTCATCACATTCGTTTAATAATAATCTTAATACACATAATAAATCTTTAACTTCTTTACGAGTACAGAATTGTACACCAGAAATAAGATCGTAAGGGATAGCATTACGTAAGAAAGCTTTTTCGACTAAATCAAATTGTTTCTTAGTACGAGCTAAGATAGCAATATCTTTATATTCGAAACCGTTACGCAACAAAGATTTAATACCGCGAACAATATAGTTAGCTTCATCTTTATCAGATTTAACTTCTTTAATGAATACAGGAGCACCTTTCTCTTGTTCAGAGAAAGCTTTTTTATCGATAATTTTAGGATTATTATCGACAACGGCATTACTAGCTTCCACGATAGTGGACGTAGAACGATAGTTTTGTTCTAAAACATATTGTTCGAAACCATCATTAATTAAAGATTGGCAAATGAAATCAATATCGGCGCCACGAAATGCATAAATACTTTGATTATTATCCATTACAGCGCATAAATTACCATTGCCACGAATAATCCAATTGATGTATTCCCAATCTTTACGGGAACTATCTTGAAATTCGTCAGCTATAACATATGTATATTTATTCCAAACATATTCTTGCACTTCGCTATATTTGCTAATTAGTTCTAGACCATAGTTAGCTAAATCGCCAAAGTCCATCATATTATCGTTACGAAGTTTTTGTTGGTATTTTTCGTAAACTAAAAATACAGTAAAATGATCGTTTTGAATTGTTTTATCGTTACGAGCAACATCGACTGTAATACCATGAGTTTTCCAATCAGGAATTTGAGTTTTTGCGATATCGTATAATTTAGAATTTTTACCGCAAAAATCTTTAATAATTTTTTCTGTATCGTCGCTATCTGCGATAGTGAAGTTTTTATCGTAGCCAACTAGATGAGCAAAACGACGAAGTAACATAGAACTGAAAGCATGATATGTACAAATTGTAACCGCTTTTGCTTGCGGGCCAATTTTAGCAATCATGCGTTCTTTCATTTCCATAGCTGCTTTACGAGTAAAAGTAAACATAAGAATAGAACCAGGATTAATACCTTGTTCGATCATATATGCTGTGCGAGTAACGATCGTGCTGGTTTTCGGATAGTTATTATCGTTGAGCTTTTTATCTCAACCTCTGGAAGTTTCCTTCATTTTCATCGACCAGTCAATTCTAGTCCAGCCTAGCGTACCTTTTCATCTCTTCCTAAAAGGACAAAGTCTAAACAAGTGATGGGGCCTCTTGGAGATATTATATTCTTTATTTAAATAAAGGTTCAATCTCTACGCGTTGCGCCTATTAATAATTTTACTTATTAACTTCGGTCTCTGATTAGCATATGCTTTCGCACTTAGCCTTCCAGCTTAATTCCCCATTGATAATCTAAGATCTTCGTTTAGAAGTTGATCTTAGACGGCAATAAAATTTTAATTAATTTTCTTTACCAGAACCAGCACCTGCGTTAACGATAAATTTGCCTTCAAATTTTTTCGCGACAGGTAATTGTTGTTCATTTAAATTTTTTAATAATTCTGACATAGTATAATCCTCTCTAAATATTTTAATTACTTAGGCATCTGACATCCTCTTACAACTAAAGTAATCAAGGTTCCTACCCAATAAATGCGTATAAATATAGTTTATTTATTAATAATATAATATATATAAAGCATATTTATACGTCTTACGCTAAGATATGATAGGCTATCTCCGTAAATCCTACGGTTCTATATATTAAAATTATACTAGTTTTAATCCTTTATTAAGAATATTAATTGCTGCGTTGATGTCACGATCATGATGAGCATTACATCTAGGACAATCATATTCACGAATATCGAGATCTTTGATATCGGGATTTTTATATCCACAATTAGAACATGTTTGAGATGATGCAAAATATGTATCAATCTTAACAAATTTTTTATCATACCATAAACATTTATATTCTAATTGCCTACAAAATTCATACCAACTAACATCTTGTATTGCTTTAGCTAAGCAATGATTTTTAAGCATATTTTTAACTTTTAAAGTTTCAGCACAAACAACATCATAATTTTTTACTAAAAATATTGATATTTTATGTAAATAATCTTTACGGCAATTAACAATATACTCATGAAATTTAGCAAGCTTAACTTTAGCCTTCTCATAATTTTTAGAACCATACACTTTACGACTTAAAGATTTCTGAAGTAATCTAAGTCGTTTTTCGTTGTTGGCTAAAAATTTAGGATTTTCAAATTTAGTTCCATCGTTCAAGATACAAAAATCTTTTAATCCCAAGTCAACACCACAGCTCTTCTTGGTTTTCGTAAAAGCTGCAATATCGACCTCGGCTGAAATACTAGCAAAATATTTTCCACTAGCAGATTTAGAAATAGTAATATTGTAAATTTTAGTTAAACCACTAAAATTACTTTTATCTCTAAACTTGATCCAGCCAACTTTAGGAATTCTAATCATTTTGTTATCTTGATCAAACTTTAATTTATTATTTGTACGATAAGAGTTTTTGCCTCGTTTAGATTTAAAATTAGGATATCCAGCTTCATTAAAAAAATTGGTATATGCAATGTCTAAATCCCTCAAGCATTGCTGTAACGCTACAGCATCGACTTCGCAGAGCCAATTCTTACGTTGCTTAAGTTTTGTAAGAATATTTGATAATTTTATATAACTTAATTTAAGCTCAAATATACTATATGCTTTTTGTTTAAGTTTTAGCATACGATTATAAACATATCGAACACAGCCAAATGTTTTTTTAATTAAAATTTTTTGTTCTTTTGTGGGATAAATTTTAATTTTAAAACCTTTATTCACGAGACATACCTCCTTTCGTAATAATAGATATATACTATTATACTATATGAAATAGTTAATTTCAATATATAAAATCGGAGAATATTTTTTAAAAAAAATATTAAAATTAAATAAGCTACACGCCTAAATAATTAAAGCCGATAGAAATTAATCTATCGGCTATTATAATTTATTAAATATTGTTAATGAATTCAGGCACACCGTCATAAAATTCTTTTTTCTTAGAATCTTCTTCGGTTTTACCGTTCAACATAATTTTTTGAATTTCTTCTTGACAAGCTTGACCTACGAAACCTTGAGTTTCATATTCAACAGTGCCGTCAGCCTTAATAGTAACTTCGATTTTTTTCATTTTAGAGCCTCCTAAAGATAGAAATAGCGGGGAGCAAGTCCCCGCATATTATTATTTAAATTATTATGCTAAGCATTCCAATTTAATTTCTTGGTTACTTTGAGCAATGATATTAACCATATAACCAGCAGAACGAGCTGCTTTAACTACTTTATAAGAGTTATAGATTATACCAAGTTTTTCACTAAATTGTTTAATATTAGTGCCGGAACCATAGAAATCACCACGAACTTCGACAGAAAAGTCTTCGTTAAATACAAGACCTACATGTGCTTTATGATTACGATCATGGAAAGATACAGTAGCATTAACTTCGCGTTGGTCACGAGGAATAACGATCATACCGGACGCATCAAGAGTTTTACCGTCAAAATCGATATCGAAGTCTTTGTTAAATTCCTTGTCCATCATTGCATCCATGAAGTCTTTGCGAGATACATCTTTAAGAGTTTCTACTTTTTGTTTTAAATATTGAGACATAGCTATGTCCTCCTTATAAAAAATATAGATCTATATGCAAACGGCGACATACCGTAATTGCTTAACTATTCTTACGAACAAATTCGAATTCTTTCGGAAAATATTTCTTAATGAATTCTTTTTTAACTGTATTTCTAATGTTTTCACTGTCAACACTATTATAATGCGGATTGCCAGGAGTGTCAAGAAATATGTTATTAACACTAGATAATAGATCGACTAAAGTACTATATACAGGAACTGTTTGTTCAGTTAGAACTTTAAAATCTGAAATATTTTGAAGACAAATGTTAACGTCTCGAATTAAGATATCGAGCTCTTTTTTCATTTGTTCTTCCGCTTTTTTATCTAACTTTTCAAACAGTAATTCTGCTTTCTTACGATTACTTAATTGTCGATTACTATTCGGATCAAAAGTAACGATTGCCAAGTTAAAAATCCTTTCTATTCAGTTAAATAATTAGATTTGCTAGGCTTTTTTACTGGTTCAAGTAAGCTCGCTTTCTTTTCGCTTGCATATACTGCAAATTTACGAGCATGTTCTTCCAAAGCTGCAATAGAATCAGAAGAACTTTTAACGACAGGAACAATTGTCATTACTGCTTCTTCGATAAGACCTTGAGTAACTTCTTTACGGTCATTAACGAACAATACACGTTGAAGATTAATGACAGTTTGTTCGATTTCGGCACCAGTAAAACGATCGATGGCATTAACGAGATATTCTAAATCTGCTTTAGATTTGAATTTCAAGCCATACTTTTTAATATAAATAGATAGGATTTCTTGAGCTTCTTCGCTATTTGGAACGCTAAAGTACCATTGAGTATCGATACGACCAGCACGCATTAATTCTGGTGGTAACTTTGTGATATCGTTACTAGTAAATACGGTAAAACTGTTTTCATTTTCATGTAAGAACGTCAACATACGACTCATTACACGAGCAAGAGTACCGGCGTCACTTTGGTGACTTGATGCATACAAATGTTATTATCCTGTATATTTTTACATACAGCTCTGGAGATTTCTCTCATTTTCATCGATTAGTCTATTCTAATCCAGTTTAGCGTAACTTTTCACCTTATTAAAAGATTCATAGGGTTGGGGCCTCTTGGCAGGATTATATCTTTTCACCTACTACGCGTTGCGGCTGGCTTAACTCTATTAAGCCTTCACCTCTGATTAGCATATTGTATATTAATACAACTTAGCCTTCCAGATTTTTTCCCCAAAGCTAGTCATTATCTTCTGAACCTGTTGATGATGACGCGGCTATGCTTAACCGCCAAAGACTTTTTCAGCCTCGTCGACCAAAATGACACATTGTTTAAGTTCTCTTACTTGATTTAATGCTCGTTCCATATTGCCTTCAGAGGCACCTACAAGACCTTGCATAATTTTACTTAAATTAATATTTACTAACGGTACTTTTAATGTAGCTGCAATAATACTAGCTGCTACAGTTTTAGAACAACCAGGAACACCGAAAGCAATAAAGCCTTTAGGTTTCTTAATACCGAGTTGTTTAGCTTCATCGGTATAGAATTTAGGTAAAGTGGAAACATATTTTTTGAAAGCATGATATCCACCCATATCATTCAAAGACATTGTAGGGTGAGAAATTTCTAACATGCTACCGTCGAAGTTTTCAGTTTTAAACTTATGAATATCGGCTACGCTTATATTACCAGATTTTGAACAATATTCTAAACATTGAAGCATTTGAATATATGTTAAACCTAATAGTGCTTCGACACATTGTAATTTTTCGTCGCCAGTGCGATATTTATTTAAATAAAGCTCGATTTCTTTAGAAGTCAAAGCATCTAAAGAAATTTTATAAGCATAGTCAGCAAGCTCTTCTGGAGGAGCAAATGTTGCGACTACAAATACTGGTGCACCAGTACCCTTAAAGGACATAACGTCTAAAAGAATTTTAGAGTACATCGGATTCTTTAATGGCATAGGTTCTACAAATAAGTGAGGACTTTTCTTCTTTTCTTCGTTACCGATTTCGAGAAGAACGTTTTCATATTTATTAAGATCAGGGTTCACTTCATTCTTAATATCTTTAAGATAATTGAAGGAACACTGTTTATTATTCGAATCTAAATTTTTAAGTTCTACAGAACCATATAGATAACGTTGAGCGCTAATATATACTTTTTTAATTTCTGAATTAGTAAATGCGGCTCCTAAAGAAAAATCTTCAAGATTTTGACCGGCATCATTTAAAGAATTCAAAACGTAAGAAACGCCACGTTCTAATTCTAATGTTTGGATCCAAATAAGTGGACTATAACCACTTTTCATACCAGATTTAGATAACTTATTGAATTGCATACTTTTCCTTGTCTCCTTTTAGTCTGCTAAACTTCTTTGCTCATCTTCAGGCAATGCTGAATTAATTTTTTCAATAAAATCCATTACAGCAGAAGCCGTTAATGAAACTTTTAATTTAGTTTCTCTTGTAATGGAGTCTTTAGGCCAAGCTTCCATTTCTTTATACATTGTCGTAAATTCTTGGTCGCATTTGCTCCAAACTTGGTCCATTAAATTACGAGCCAGTAAAGAATCAACCATTACTTTAAATTCGTCCATTTTTTCTAAGGACGTCTTCTTAACGATTGCTTGTTTTAACAAAGATTCAATTTCTTCGTCCCAATCAAAATGGTGCTCGAAATCAATATTTTCTTCGTTGACAACACCAGTAACCTTAAAAACAGCATCGTCTTTATTAATAGTCAATACCGAAGAAAGTTTAAATGCTTTTTCTTCCTGTTCGTAATTAAATTTATTATTAAAATAAGTATCCTTAATGATTACTTCCATGGAATCCAACGCCCCCGTCTTTTTTAATGTACATATCTTTATATTGATTAATATTATTATAAGCTACAATAGTCTTATTATCTAAACTATATTTACTGAAATCAACAACTTTCTGATTGTTGCTACCGATAAAACTACGCATAACGTTCGTATGCGTATCGTCGTAAATACGTTGATGTTCATCGTATTGCCCATCGACAAGTACATCGATTGTATCAAATAATTGCTCATATTTCTCTTTATCGTCACGCAACATATCTTCATATGTATGCCAACTAATTACGAGAATATGATAGTTATATTTTTTAAGTAATTTACATAGTTCGATTAAACCGTCCAATTGATCGGTCGGTTCTCCTCCGACTATTGTAACACTTTTAACACTACACATTTCTTCTAATCGATCTACGATAGATTGAATCGACACATGAGAGCCTTGTTCTCGTTGCCATAATTCATAATTAAAACAGCCTCGGCATGGATCTCCTTCCTCAGCTTTTTTACATCCAGCGAAATATAATTCGCTTCTGAGATTACCTTGTAAACTTGGACCAGCAGTCTTAATGTTTATTCGGTAATCATATAGATTAATATCCATACTTCCTCCAAAAACAAAAAAGCCAGACCCTTATCGGATCTGACTTTTATAAACATCGTGCTTACAATTTAAGCAACGGAAAATATCTTTATCTTTAAGCTGTAAATATTCTTTTTGTCGAGCATTATATCGAAACTCAAATGTTTCGACTTTCTCGAAAGTTCGTCCTCCACATCGAGGACATTTAAAATACAGTTTATCTTCAGGATCAGTTATTAGCATATTATTCACCTAAATAATCTAAGAATAGACCTGCATATTTTGTCGTTAATACGTCGTTTGGTTCAATACCTTTAACTTGCGTAAATTCAGTTAATTTTTCGTTAAATGCTTTACCTAATTTATTTTTAAGGGTAACAATTTTCTTCATGTTAACGAAATTCTTGATCATTTCGACATCTTCTGGTTTAAGAACGTCGATATCCAAGTTTGCAGCACACCCTTTAAGAGCGCTACTTACTGCCGATTTATATCCACTTGCATAGTCGAAACGACCTTTTTTATCTGATTTACGTGGACAGTTAGAACCAATATCTTCTTTTACGATAACGATTGGTTCACCGTTTTTATCGTAAGTATTAATAGTCAAACGACCCTGAACGTAAAAATATTGATCGTGAATATTTTCCTTGCCTTGAACTTTTTCTTTATCGTAAGCTTCGTAAACTTCAGTCCAGCTTTTAATAATCTCGAAAGACCATTGGCCGTCAAATAATTGGTTAAGTAATACGGTAACATCACCGATACTTAAATATTTGGCACCTTGGTTTAAATATTGATTAGATTTAAAAAAGTCTGAGCTAACATTTTCACTTCTGAAAATATCTTTAAGAGTAATCATAATAAAATCCTTTCTGTTAAGATACTAATTTCATATATAGATATTATAACAGAAAGGATAGATTTTGTCTACTTATTTAATACTTTAAGTGCAGAACTTACGGTAATTAATAATTCTTTTTTGAATTGAATTTGTTTAAGAATGCCGTCAAGGAAATTATAACGACCACGAGTTTCAGCAATTAACTGGAACAAATCGACAGTATTTTTACCGATTTTATATTTTTGAGCAGCCGTAACGCCAGATGCTTTACGTTCTGTTTCGTTAGAACCTTTAGCATTAGTTGCTTTGATAACGGTAAGAACGCCGTCTTCTTTATTCGTTAAATTATCTAATGCCGTTTTGGTTTCCATGAATTTATCATGGATATAGCTATGTAAGCTATCTAGTTCAGATGATACTAACAACACAACATTCGGAGGAATGTTAGATTTAATTTTAATACCGTCAATGCGAGTTAAGATTTCAGTCTTAAGATCTTCCCAATCCGGATCAGCAATCGGATTAGCAAAGAAATCGATGACGTTATTAAAAGAATCCCCTTTAGATTTTGATTTATCTGTTTTTTCACAAGATACAGTTTCCTTTTCGACTTCATCGACAACAAGTTCTTCTTTAGCATCAGAAATAGTTTCGTCGGTTGCTGGTGCAACCTTCTCTTCTTCAGAAGTAGCTTCTTCTTTAGGAGTTTCTTCTGCTAATAAATCAAGAGAATCTTCTTTTGTTTCTTCCATTGTATCGTCCGCAAGAAGATCGATAGGTTCTTCTTTTGATTCTAGAACTTGATCGTCGCTTTCATTAACGACAATGTCTTCCATATCGTCGAAAATGTTAAAACCTTTTTCACTCATTACTTTTCCCCTTTGATTAATTCAGGATGATGCTCCTTGATATCATCAATTAAAGCATCAATATCTTTTAATAATTCAGCTTGGACAGCATTCTTATTTTCTCCGTTGAAAGTAGCTAAATAATTTAAGCTATATAACGGGAAGAAATCATTACCAAGTAAATTAAATTTTTTACCATGCTCTTCTAAAATAGAAGGGCCATCTTTAAACATCTTTAATGAAATATTGCCGAAAAGAACAATCATTTTCGGTTTCATATTATCTATTAAAGCGTTTAGATATTGTTTAGCGATAGCTTGTTCAGAAGTATTAGGAGGGCGAACTTTAATATCTTCGCCCACTTTTACTTCTGGACAATACGGAATACAATCAATCCAAATACTAGATTCTAATTTTAAATTCTTAGATTGAAGATATTTTAAAATGTTATAGTATTTGGAATCCTTCCCGAGAACTACAGATTCGCTTGCCATTGGATCTTTGACAAAGAGAATATCACAGGCGAATTCTTTATTTAAATTAATAGGTGTTGTCCTACGTTTAATAGTTTCAGGAATAGGATATTGATTGTAAGCCTCTAAGAATTCACTATATAATTCTTTCGCGCTATCGTTTCTATATTGTTTCAGTAGGCTCATTTAACTTTTCCTTTAAAAGAGCAATCTCGGCTCTCAGTAAATTATTTTCAGCTATTGCCTTATCTTTTTCTAATGTAGCAAGCTTAATCAGATGATCGGCTCCTTGAGCCTTTCTTCTATCTTCGATCATAGTCTTAACCATCGACATAATAATCTCTTGATCGACTACGACAAATACATCGTCATCTGTTTCATGGAAACAAAACTTTAGATAATAAAATTCTTTATCTTGAGATTCTCGTTTTAATTTATCTAACCATTCTTTATGAATCGTGAATGTTTTCTTTCCACGAGCTTTGTCGGCTACTTTAGTTTTTAATTCCTCACTTACGCTAATGATACCTTTAATCTCTTGATCGCCTTTAATCTTACCAGCTCCACTATTAGGAGTCATACGATTAACGACGTCATGAATTAATGCTTCATTAGCATTATGATTTTTCATTTCAAAAACAGAGCCCATCCTTTTATCAGGACGGGCTTTGAATTTTACTTGTTTTCTTTTATTTTTTGCGAGTTCGTTATCGTGCTTAATACACTCGGTACATTTATTACCGGTAATACTGAGACACGAATACCATTCGTCGCCAAATAAACAAGACATAATTAACTTTCTTCTAGTTCTTCTAGCTTAGCTTCAGAGTCGCGAATTTCTTCGACTTCTTTTTCGCTAAGATCTTCGAACGTACCAGAAACCATATTAAGCAACTTTTTAAACTTATCTGGATTAGCAAGCATATCTTCACGGAACGCCATTTTACCGTTCCATTTATCTAACACTTCGCCAGTTTCAGAATCAATTTGCTGCATCCAAGCACCAGCTTTATGAATAATACCCATATCGACTAATTCATCGAGCGTACTTAGAATTTGTTCAATACCTTGACCAAAAATAGCAAAGTAGCTAAATTTACGATACGGGAATTCGCCTGGAATAGCGTGATTTTTAGTAACCTTGCAGTTAATCTTAATACCGTCTTCTTTACCGATAGGATCGGTATCGAGAACACTGCCTTTACGCATTTCGACAATCATGATACTGCCGGTTCTAATTGCTAGACCGCCAGCAAGTACTAAATTGTCGCCATACATACTAAAACCACCGATATTCGTAGTCAAGTGTTGGATAAGAATCATAGCCGTATGATATTTACTAATTAGCGAAACGAACTTTGCTATAATTCTACTATTCATACGGGCTTGTGATGCTACAGACACATCTTTAAGACTCTTATTTGCTTCAGATTCAGGTACCAAAGCTTTTAGAGTATTAATACAGAACAAGTCTATAGCACCTGTCTGAATTAATGCTTCAGCTTGATCAATACAATCTTCAGCCGTATGATCTCGATCATATTGAATGAAATAAAATCGTTCAGGATCGATACCGAACTGATTAACCATATAATCTAAGCTTAAAGATGCTTCGCTTTCAATCCATAAGGCAAAATGCCCTTCTGGATTTTCTCGATGCATTTTACCAATGGTTTCGAGAACTAAACTGGTTTTCCTTTATACCCTCGGTTTCCCGATATTTATTAGGGGAGTAGACTATATCATCATCTTAATTAAGATGTTCTGCGCTTCCGTTACAGATGTAACGTACTCCTTTCGGATAGTCGTTGGGGCGCCATTAGGCTGCCTGCTGATTACCTCGATGGGCTTCCCAGCATATCACAGAATTTGCTTATAATTATCACTAATTATAGGGGCAAAATTACTTACCCGAGTCTGCAACACCAGCAATAGTCGTAATTTTCCCGATCGGGAAACCGCCACCAGTCGCTGCATTAAAGTTAACAGATGGTGTCGGAATAAACCGAATATTAAGTTGTTCCTGAACTTTAGGATCACTTAATCGACCGACAACCATGTTATTCTTTTTCTTAGCCAAGTTAGCCATTACAAGATCTAATCGTTTACGTCTTTCGACGTCAGTTAAGACTTGAAAATTGCTAACTTCGACAATTGGTTCAGCTTTCTTTCTTGCCACTTGTACTTCCTTTCTTGTCCTTAAAAGACTTAATGATATTATCTAAAAGATTAATAGCGTGAACGTAATCTTTATTAATTTCGCCAGTAGCTTCTTGATAAAGATTATTTCGTTCTACTAAGTATCTTAATGATACACCAAGTACGGGTACAATTGCAAGGTCTTTTTCTGTTCCCTCGGCATTAAGAAGTTCTTCGATTACTTCAGAAAAAGCTTGAATAATTTGTTTATTCTTTTCTGTTATGTCGCCTTCTAATACTTCAGAGAACATACCGACGTAAGATGCTAAACTCTGTTTAATTGCGTCGATTTTCAATATTTTACACCTTTCACGAGTTCGTATTCTTCATACTCAAGTCCGTTAAATAATGGATGTATTTTATACATACCGTTATACTTCTTTTTATATGATTCGAAATCTTTATATTTAAGTAAGGTAATTTTGTAGTCGACGCCTAAAATATTATTATTTAAATTCGACATTACTAATGCAAATTTAAGTTTAGTCTTACCTAATGGTTTAGGAACCTTTCCTAGCTTACGCATAGGGCCGTCATCGACAAGTTTAACGTTATTAAATTCATCGATTAATAATAAACTATTAACCGACATATCTTCGTTAAATTTATTAACGACTTTATATATTTCTTCTTTAGGTTCGAGCTTAACAAAATTAGCCTTACCCGATGATTTTTCTGTGATCCGAAGATGTTCGTTTTTAAATCCGATATCGACAATTAACATACGATTTTGCGTCGTTAAACAATAGAAATAATTAGTATAGATAGGGCAAATACTACGAATAGCATCGCCCTCTTCTAATTTAATTACTTTCTTCGTTCTTGTGATATCGAACATAACACCAGGAACACATTTATAATAGCCGTGTTTTGTTACGATAAGATAATTAACTTCTTTATCGTAATTTAAATAATTATTATCTTTAGTATAGAAATAATATACACGATCTTCTATTTTTAAATATGTTTCTGGATTTTGTGCTACACGAAATACTTCGGCACCAGAAAAACGAATAATAGGTTTATTTAGATTTATCATCTGGTTCACCTATTAACGTTAAACGTTTATCGTTCTTAAAATATTTCTTAAGAACATTTTGAAGTTCACGTTTAACTTCTTCTAATATAGAAGTACTGTTTTTTAAAATGCCTTTAATTTCTTTATTGCGAGTCTCGAGCTCTGCAATTTTAGTATCGTAATCTCGTTGACTTAACTTAGTAAAGTCATTGATTTTCATGCCTAAGATATAATCGGCTGCTTCTTCGCTTATGCTAAGAAGTTTCATTAATTCACTTTTAGGTTTATCGCTAGTTTTAATTAGTTCTAATATCTTAGCACTATTAGCGATTGCCAATTTAATATTATTATATCTAAATAATAGTTTATTATTTTTATTTAACTCTAATGTTAATTTGTTCTTAACAATATTATGATAATGAATTAATAGCTTCTTAACAATAGAAACTAATGGCATATGTTCGATAACTTTATCGTTATGAATAATAGTAAAAATACTATTAAAACTATCTTCTAATTTCGTCTTCTTAAAGACCTGTTTAATTAAGTCATCGACAGATTGACCGCGTGCCGGTTTAATCGAAATATTAAGAACACCTTTTGCCGAGAAATTTTTAAATTCTCCGCACAATTTATTTTCTCTTAATTTCTTTAAACCAGACATAATAACACTAACATTAGTCGTATACGGGATAGAAGTAAATACTAATTCTTTTTTATTCTTAATAGTATATTGGCCGCGGATAACGAATTTACCTTTACCGTTATCATATACAGACTCTATATCGTCAGGATTCATGATAATTCCTTCAGTCGGAAAATCAGGTCCTTTAATATACTTCATTAAGAATTTAGTATTAATATCTTTGCCTTTATTAACTTGATCGATCGTCTTGATTAAAGCCGTAATAACTTCTGTCGCATTATGAGACGGGATCATAGAACTTACACCGGCTGCAATACCATTAGTATAGTTACATAAAATATTTGGGAAAAATCCTCCTAAATATTTTGGTTCTAACCCTTCATTGTCATAAGTCGGCATCCATGGAACCGTAGCTTCGTTAGTGTCTTCTAGGAGTAGATCTCCAGTCTTGCTAAGTCTACTCTCGACGTACCTCATGGCTGCAGGTGGATCATTTTCTATACTGCCAAAATTGCCACTACCATCTCCTAATGGATATCTGGCAGAAAATGTAGCCGTCATATTAACGAGAGCGCCATATGGGCCATCTAAACTATGTGGATGATATTGGCCGACAGTATCGCCGATAACTTTGGCAGCCTTCTTAAAAGGTTTATTATTATTTAAACCTAAGTTGTTCATCGACAATAATACACGTCGTTGAACCGGTTTTAATCCGTCGTTAAGTAACGGAATTGCTCGTTCATATACAATGTGATTAGCATATTTACTAAAATTTTTAACGAGCAAGTCGCTTAATTCAATTTCAATTTCCATTGCTAATTACCTTGATATCTTTAACGAGAACTTCATATGTCTCACGTTCACATTGATTAATTTTATCCCAGTATTTTCGATTAACGAATATACCTGTGATTTCGACGTTAGTCTTTAACGGAATATCGCGTAAGATATTCGCATTGAGATTATGGCCGACACACGGAATAAAGTCTTTTTCGGTGCCATTATTACGTTCGACCATTATAATATCGTTACAGATATTATGGCCACTCTTATTCGTAACTTTATTAATTTTAACGATTTTGCCTTTAAGCTTTGTTTCGTTAAACTGAGATACGTGTTGATTAGCCTGGGTTAAATAACCGTAAACGATTAATTTAACACCGGTATCTGTTTTAATATTCTTAGTACGAATTTCACCGAATGCATTAATATGAGAACCATCTTTAAGATTGTATACTAAACGAACATTATCTTTAAAGTATACTGGAATCTTAATATTTCTTTTTTTAACCTTCATCATAACGAAAGCTTTATATATATCTTGACCGTGAACATCTTGATGAGACACAGTGATCTCATCAATAGTTCCGGCTATATTTAGAAAATTGTTCACTTTTTAATATATTTTCTGAATTCTAATTTAAATCCCGATTTCTCATCGGTATCTTCTTTAGCACTTACTAGAGCAAAATCTCTAGTAATTCTACTATACGGGAACAACGTATCGCCAACTTTAAAATCGTCGACTACCGTTAAATAAACAGCGTCGCAATATTTTAAAAATTCACGATAAATTGTTCCGCCACCAATAATATAGTAATCGTATCCTTCGAGCATAGCTGCTTTACATTCTTCGATAGAAGAAAAAGTTCGTATGCCAGGATGAGAAAAACCACTTTTACTAATAACCCAATGTTCTCGATTAGGGAGAAGCCCAGGTAAGCTTTCAAAGGTTTTTCGGCCCATTACGATAACTTTATTTAAAGTCTTCTTCTTAAAGAATGTAAGATCTTTAGGAATATGATATAGTAGTTCGTTATTCTTACCGACGTAATGGAATAAATTCATACATCCAATCATATAGATCATACAGCTACCTCGAAAGGAATTTTACCACTATGTTCATAGTCTTCAAGAATTAAATCATCGATTCTAAAATCATAGAAGCTTTTTACACGAGATTTAATTTCGACTTTAGGAGCATAATGGTTAGCATTACCTACTTGGATAAATGCGCCACGCAAATGATTTTCGTACACATGGGCATCGTTAATCATAATCGTAAATAAGCCTGGTTTTAAACTACAGGTTTGCGCCATGAGTAATAGCAAGAATGCATATTGAGCTATATTATATGGTAAGCCTACTAACGTATCGGAGCTTCGAATATTTAATAATAGATTAAGCTTTCCATTAGTAACATTCCATTCAGTTAGGAATGCACAAGGCTGTAATGCCATATTATTTAAATCTTCTACGTTCCATAGGCTAACTACCATACGACGACTATCTTTATTGTAGTGAAGATCGTAGATTAACTTATCGACTTGATTCATATAGATCTCGCCATTTTTGCCCAAACGATAATTTTTAATTTTGCCTTCTTTTTTTAACTTGGCTACGTTTTCAACTAAGACATCAAAATATTTATATTCTTTTCCTAGTTGATAACCGTAAGCTAAGCCGATAGTACCGTCTTTACGTTCCCATTCGTCCCAAATGGTAACGTTATATTTATTGCGTAATAGTTCAACACTATTACTCTGATCTTGCCAAATCCACAGCATTTCTTTAATTGCTGTTTTAAGTCCGACAAATTTTGTCGTCAATAAAGGAAATTCATCTTCAAGGTCGAATTGAAGCATCTTATGCGGTAAGCTAAAAGCATTAATACCAGTACGATTTTCTTTCAATTCACCTTTTTCGATGATTTCACTAATTAACGGAATGTATTGCTCGTCAGCCTCATTACGATATTCTTTATTAACGTCTTTAATAGTTTTAATTAATTGTTTAATGAAGCCCACTTAGTCAACTCCAAAATTATTTAACACAAGATTTTTTCTAGCTTCGCTATCTTTACCCATTATATCAGATACCATCTTAGCACACTTCTCAGCGTCTTCGATCGTAATCTTATATAAATGTCTTTTCTTAGGATCCAATGTACTTTCCCATAATTGATCAGGATTCATTTCTCCTAATCCTTTTATGTATTGCACATGCCATTGATCTTTTTCTTTATACTTAGCTAACTCTTCTTTAGTATAGATATATTTATGGCTATTACCTTTAACAAGTCTAAACAAAGGAGGAGCAGCTGCGTAAATATAACCATTTTCGATAAGTTCTCGATAATGGTTATAGAAGAAAGTCGCCCAAAGGCATATAATATGAGCCCCGTCGTCATCAGCATCTGACATTACAACAATCTTGTTATATTTTAAATCTTCGATATTAAATGATTTATCAATACCGCAACCTAATGCATTAACAAGATCTAATAGTTTATCAGACGTAACAGTACCACCATTCTTTTCAGTATTCATTACTTTGCCGAAAATAGGAAGCACTGCTTGATATTCGGGGTCACGTGCTTGCTTACTAGACCCACCCGCAGAATCTTGAGATGATTTTGCTTGGACCATATCTTACTTGTACAAACAAGTCCTACCTTTTTGATTTAAAAAAATCTACTCTACTTAGTTCATATATTTAATATATGCTGTTCGATGGTCTCTGAACACATTACAGGTATCCGTTTTCTTTTTCCATTTGTTTTCTGAGTTGAATCGCCATTTCTACTGCTTTTTCTCTGCCATATTTCTTTTTGCTAAAAGATTTAGACATTTTTTTCTTATTAAGATCGTACCAATAACAAAATACTCTATCTTGATCTTCTGTAATTCCTCGGCAATTAAAAATATTGGTTTTTCTAACATTAGTATTTCTATTATTAATAGAAACACTAACAACTCTTAGATTCTTCATTCTATTGTCTAATCCATTTTTATTTATATGGTCGACAACTAATCCATCGTGTCTTTTTAAAGACATCACTATTCTATGAATTCTGTCATTTTTGTTTGCCGCATAATATGTTTTAGCATGGTGATCTTTATAAACGGATATTTTTGATTTATTTAAAATTGAAACAGAATCTCTATCGACAATCATTTTCTTTACTCCATATGCTCTTGTGTAGATAAAGAAAACACATATATTTTGATAGCATCTATAATAATCATAATATTTTATTCCGTCTTTCAATGTCTTTTTTGCTAATTTAAGTGCAAAAGGTCCATATCTATTTATGGAATAAGTAAAAGTTTTATTATTATAATATACGGTATAATGATCTTTATGTTTACTAAGTACAATTCTATTCATTTTAAATAAACCTTTCTGCAATTTCGCTGCGGATAATTTATAGTTTTGACGATGTTACTATACCTAAGCCATTACGCTTTGCCATTATTATATCACTATAATAATTTAGTTGCCAACACTAATTTAAACTTCCCCGCAATTAGATAGGTTTAACGAGAGCAACTCTGCCTTTTACCCTCGACAATAAACAGTTCGCATTTTTCAGGATCGTCGCTATGACAATCGCTTAACTTTTCTACGACAGTAGATTTTAATGCTTTCTTTTGTTTTCTTGCATTTTCTCTTGCCTTTTTAGCATCGAGTCTAGCTTTAATACTAAGATTAATTTTACTCGCTAATTGCTTAGCAAAAGTTTTTTTCTTTTTAAGCTCTTCTCCGAAAGACTCGGAGATTAATTCTTTAACTTGATCTCGAATCTCGGGCATTTGTAAATATAGCTTATTTTGACCTTCGAATTTAGGTTCGATTGTCTTAATATTTACGATAGCTACGAGACCTTCGATTGCATCGTCTTGTGTTAAATCTTTAATGTTTAACTCTTTTAATGCTTGTACAACACCAGCCTTAAACCCATTTAAATGATCGCCGCCGTTTAAGGTATTGATATTATTTACAAACGTTAAAATCGTATTAGAATATAATCCATCGCAATAATTTAATACGACATGAACAGATGTATTATCTTTTTCTCCTTTGAATTCTAACGCTTTACCGATAGTTTCTTTAGGAGTAATGTCTTTTAGATAATCGACTAAAGAAGATGATTTTAAATTAATCCACCCGTCGCCTAAATTATATTTGATAGTAAGACCTTCGTTAAGATAACTTAATTGCTTAAGTTTCTTTTCGAGGTCTTTAATATTAATAGGATCTGGATATATATCTGGATCTAACCGATATTCAATACGGGTACCCGTCTTTTTGGACTTACGTCCTTTTTTAAGCTCTTGACTTAAGATACCTTTTTTGAAACCGATATTCCATTCATATCCATCTCGCCATACTGTAGCATTGAAATACTCAGATACAGCATTGACGCAAGATGACCCTACGCCATTAAGTCCAGCTGTAGTAGACATATGTCCTCCTACAGAGAACTTTCCTCCAGCGTGCAAAGATGATAAAGCCAACTGCACTTGAGGAATCTTATATTTTTCATTAATTGCTACCGGAATACCGCGACCTTCGTCGGTGATAATCATTACTCGAGTTTCTGAATTGTATTCTACAGTTATACATTTACCGAAACCAGCAACAAATTCGTCGACAGCATTATCGATAATTTCATGAGCACAATGATTTGGGCCATTCAAGTACATTTCTTTTCGCATTCGAACATTGTCCGGATATTCGAGCACTAAAATTTCTTGTTCAGCCATTAGTATACGTGGTCCTCATCTGCAATTAAATCATAATATCGATATAATACTGCACGAACTGTTTCATTAATAGACTCTGGTAAGCTAACATCTTTATTTAAAGTTACCTCTGCTTTAAATTTTCTAGGTTTAACGATTAAACCGTTAGAAGTAGTTAGCATATCGATACGTCCATGTCTACCTGAAATACCAATTCTAAATACGAATTGAAACAGTCGTCCATCATAATCGACTTGATATGGTGTACCATATTTTTGTTTAGATAAAGCTTCGCCGACATGACCCGCGATATTATCGAGGTCACTTTTCAGCTCTTGCTCTTTCTTAATCGCATCTTCCCAGGCTTTAATTCCCTGGTCGATATTGTCTAAATAATCCATTAGTATCCTTTCTTTTTAAAAAGAAAAACTGGGTGCAGCGATCACCACCACACCCAGTATACCATAGATTAACCTAATAAATCTACAACAGGTTTTGTGTCGGCTTTTGGAGCGTCGGCAAAGCTATCAAAGTTAGAAGCTTCGGATGCACCAGAACCATCACGATGTTCAAAATACATGCTATCTACGATTACATCAGTAGTATATACTTTAGTACCGTCTTCCTTTTCATAAGAACCAGTACGAATCGCACCTTGTACAATAACTTGTTGACCTTGGTTTTTGTGAATTAAATCGGCAGTCATACCAAATGCTGTACATGTAATGTTGTCCCAATCTGGATATTCAGCATCTTTTGATTTGAAATTACGTTGAGAAGACAAAGAGAAACGCAACATAGATCTCTTTTCACCTTCACCTGGTTTGTAAGTATAAATACCTTTACCTTCAGAATTAACACGGCCTTGAAGAATTACTTGATTTAACATGATTAAAATTTCCTTTCGATAATTAAAAAATTATTTAAATAATATATATCTTAAGCATTACATTATGCTTTAAGAACAGATAAAATGGCTTCGATATTGTAGCGATTTAATTGTTTAACATCGTTTAATACGCCACCAGATAATGCTTCCATAGCTTCTACGATTTGTTCATCAGAATAACGATTAATTTCTTCACGCAAATCTAAATAGTGAGCTAAGTAATCTAAGTAATACGGAGTGATATTAGACAAAGAGACTTGATTTTTATCTTCGTCTTCAAGAATTTCGTCTAAATATCCTTGTAATACTTTTTGATTTCCGGCATCTTCTTTTACAAACGTTCTGATTTTGACAATTTTAGCCGCCATTTCTTTGGCGATCATTTCTGTCATTTCATCTTCACGTTTATATTTGCTAACATAGCAATCGAGTTGACGCTCATCGAATTTAAGAGCTTCGACTACTTCAGGATCGGCTTCGCCCTTTTCTTTGAGCTCTGCTGTTTCTTCAGCAAAAGATTTAAAACCGTTATCGGCTTCATAGTCGACATCTTCAGAGCCTAGAAGTTCCATTGGTGATTTGTCTTCGATTGGATTACCGTCGAAGTCAGTCACTGGAACTTCCTCGGAGCCGAGAATTTCTTCGGTAGAAGTTTCTTCTACCTTTTCTGCAGGAACTGGTTCCTCAACAACGACTTCTGGTTCTTCAGCTTCAGTAGCAACTGGTTCACTTTCAGTTTCTTCCTTGACCAGTTCAGCTTTGGGCTTCCGACCACGCTTTTTAGGTTTTTCTTCCTTCGGCTTTGCCTCATCTTCAGCCTTTTCTTCGATCTCATGTTTTACAGCATGAGCATCGAGAGAAGAAATAATGCCACTATTATACATATCGAGTAATAATTTACTAGATGCTGTATTAAAAGTAGCAGGGTCTTCGTCTAATAGACGTTTAGCAATGACCAATAAATGGTCAAATGCTTTCTCAGTGTAATTCAATTACTTTGCCTCCTTGTTTAAATAATATGAATATTTATTATTAACATCTTCTGAGGTTATACGAATTTCTTTCGTATTTTCATCGATGTCGAATAATTTATCGTCGACCAAACCTTGTACGACGCTTTTTAGTGCACGAGCACCTGTTTTGCGGTCATAAGCAAGTTTAGCGATAGTATCGATAGTATCGTCATCGAAATTAATTTCGATATCATACATACCGATCAATTCTTTGATTTGCTTAAAGATTGCATGTTTCGGAGTCGTTAAAATTTGTTTTAAGTCTTCGACACTCAATTCTTTAAGCGGGCAAATTACTGGTAATCGACCCAATAATTCTGGAATAATACCAAAGTTATCGAGGTCTTCAGGTAAAATATAATCGATTACGTCGTTATATTTAGATTTTTCTTCCAATACGTCTTTAGATGCTTCACTAGAGAAGCCGAGGCCCGTATCTAAATCTTTATTTAACCTTGCCGCAATCTTCTTTTCAATACCGGTAAATGCACCACCACAAATAAATAAAATATTAGTAGTATCGATTTCAACAGTCGGAGATGACATAGCAAATCCTCCTTGTTGATCGTTAGACTTAATAGCGACTTTACCGCCTTCAACAAGTTTTAATAATTCGTATTGTACGTCACGACCACCGATATCACTACCTTGAGAACCAGCATTTTTAGGATCTCGAGCCGCAATTTTATCGATCTCATCGATATAGACAATACCTTGTTGAGTTCGTTCGACATCGTTACCGGCTTCACGGTATAATTTAGCTAAGATGCTGTTAACATCTTCACCAACGACAATTTGTTACCCTATAGGCTTTTTATCCTATAGCTCTTACAGTTACCTGTAAGTTCAGCGTACATTTTCTCAGTAAAAATATCATACAAACTGAGGTGATCACTCTTGGGAATATTTTATTCTTATTTAAATAAATAAGGTTCAATTCCTACGCGTTACGGTGTCAAAAATCTTTTAAAATTTTTGATTACCTCGGTATTTTCCACATGGGCGCTTCACCGATTTTGATCACTTTAATTACTCTGACTTATTCGTATTTTCATCAGAGAGGGCTCGTATGTCAACCCCGACTTGGTGAGACTACTTGCATCAACAATAACGCATGGTCGATTAATATATTTTGCTAACTGCTTAACTAAAAATGTTTTTCCGACGCCGGTGCTGCCCAGCATTAATATGCAACTTTTCTCCACATCGATGCCGACATCTTTTTTCTTAAATGCATTATATTCAAGAAGCTTAGTATGATTAGTAATCGCAACACTAAGAATTTTCTTAGCGTTATCCTGATTGATTACACTTTCATCCAAGTAGGCCTTAATTTCTTTAGGCTTAATATCGGATTTCTGAATCTTAGAAGATTTTTTCTTCTTAGGTTTTTCATCGTCTTCGTCGCCTAAAGATAAACCTAAGATATCATCGATATCAAAATCGCCTTCATCGTCTTGAACTTGAGATGCCATTTTCATAACACATTCTTGACAGATAGCGATATTTTTGTTAACGGAAGACTGGAAAGTAATATTATGACTTTTTTGATCGTCAATATCTTTACCGCAATAGCTACATTTCATTACTTGTCCTCCTTCGCTTTAATGATTTCATCGATAAGACCCATATCGAGTGCTTGTTGCGCTTCGAGATAGTTATCGCGTTCACATGCTTCATGAATTTGTTCATAGGTAATTTTACCGTTGGACTTTTCAGCATATTTACGTTCAAGTTTCTCGCGAAGACGTTCAATATGTTTAGCGACAATCTGAATATCGGTTTGTTGACCCTGTACACCAGTTAATGGCTGATGGATCATAACTTCGGTATTCTCAAGAACGCTTCGTTTATCACCCATACTTAACAAGAAGCTAGCCATACTAGCGCACATACCCATACCGACAGTATGAACTGGACAACTAATAGTACGCATAGTGTCGTAAATCGCCATGCCGGCCGTAATACTGCCACCAGGACTATTAATATATAGTTTAATCGGTTTACGACTACTTTCGTTAGCTAGATACAACATTGCTGGAACAATGAAATTAGCTAATCGATCGTTAATTTCACCGGTGATGAATAATACACGATCTTCTAATAGTTTATCAAAGAGGTCTACACGGACACCTTCAGAATCTTTAATTACGGACACGGCCTACCTCCTCAAAAGTATCATTTAAAATAGTTTTTACAGCAAATACGATTTTCTTAAACTTCGACATATTTTCTGTAAAAATAATAGCTTTATATTTTACTACTTCTTCTTGTTTAGGTTTAACGACAGCTTCTTTTGCTTTTTTAGCAGCTTTTTCTTTTTGTTCTTGATAATCAGTCTTTTTACTGTTACGTTTTTCAAGAACGGCAGCAATCTTTTTAGCACGAGCTGCATCAGAATCTTTCTTAATCTTATTAGCAGAAGCTTCGATTAATTTTAATTCGAGTTCGGTAAACAATTCAGATTCCAAAAGTAATTTTTTGGTTCTTGGTCGAAGAATACCGATACCGTCTAAGAATAATTGCTGCACTTTGCTATCGCTAAAACCGGCTGCACGAATAGTAGCTTTTAAATTATTATTGTAATCTTGATTAACCAAGACCCATAACTTAGCAATACTAACAGCACTCAAATTATTCCATTCTTTACACCAAGGATTTTTCTTATAGCTCTCTTGAGCAATCATTGCACTAAAACTAGAATACGATTCTTTAGACCAATCTAGTTTAGTTAAATCCTTAATGCGGGTATAAAATTTAGAGATATTATCTTCTCGTTCACCGAACAAGATAACAGCACCTTGTTCAATAATATTCGAACGCATTGAGTTCCCCCTTGTGTTAAATAAAAAAGACTCCTTACGGAGTCTTTAAAATTTATTTTTTCTTATGACGAAGCATTTCTAAGATCTGTTCGCCTTCGTCGATTTTATCTTTGTTGTCTGGATTATTATTAAAGAAATCCATAATTTGACGCATTAACAATGGCGTTTCATCTTCGCCAAAAAATGCTTGATCGTAAATATCGTCTTCTTTAATTAAGTAATTATAACGATTATGAGTACGATCGTATTCTGCACGAGCATCGATATTATGGTCAGCATCGCCACGCATTTTCATACGTTCACGACATGTAGACTCTAACGTATTTAAATAAAATGCATAAACATATTCTGGGAATAATTCTTTGAGCTCCTTAGTGCCGGCTTCATCAAGCACGACAATATAGTTTAAATCTTTATTTAAATCTTCTAGATAGTCCTTACTAATACCATATGTTTCACCGTTAATGGTCGTTTTACAAATATAGTCTTCAGGATACCAATCTTCTTTGTCGACAAAGAAATACTGATCGACTGGATCATTTAAACGACGAGATCTTGTCGTAGAAGTAATGATCCGATAGAAACCTTTTACTTCGAATAGACCAGCCAGAGTACTTTTTCCACAGCCACTTGGGCCAGATAGAACGATAATCATAAGTGTATAACCTCGCTTAAAAAATATATATATTTTATTCTTATATTATAGCATATTATTTCGTTTGTGTCACGACCGTTTTACCGTCTTTAAATTCGACGCAAAATCGTCGGTCGGCATACTTTTGCATAATATAATCGGCAAAAGGTTTATACTTATCTGAGCTATTCTCGTTAAAGTTATGTCGAACTTGATTGATAACCAATACAGACAACTTCTTATTATTATAAATGAATTCTTGGATCTTATACATATTGTCTCGAGGTCTTCCTTTTAAAGAAAAGAAGTCATCGATTACTAATAAGTTGAATTCATTCATAATTTCGCCAATATCGTCTAAAGACGACGTTTGGGCTAAATAATATTCGCCATCAAAATTATATTGAAATAACGAATCCAACCACAATGTTGCAGGATATTTTTTTGCGATTTCATGAGCGATCGAGCTTTTACCGCTCTGACTCATACCGTATAATTCAACAACATTATTATCTAACGCTTTATTAATTTGATTAGCAATTTTACTCATCTGGTGTAAATGTCCTAACGAAATTAACTCTTAAAACAGCAGTAAAGTCTTCAAAAAGATGAATTAATAATTCTTCCAAACTTTTGCACACATAGGTATTTTCGAATAATTCACCTAAGTAGATAAATCTACTTTCAGACCAATCTACTCTTTCGATTCCGTAGTCACTAACGACTGTAGTCGGAACACCGCCACCGATAATCGAACAAATTTTTAATTCGTCGACCATGACAAATAATTCTGTTTCATTTAACGCTAGGTATATTTTTTCTTCTCGTTTCTCTCCGCAAGTAAAGTCGAAACATTCAATAATAATGTCTCTAACTTTTTCTAAACTATCTGTTTCTTTAATTTTGAGAGTCGAAATGCATTCCTTAATATGATTTACGACGTTCTCTTTAATGTACAACACTAATTCAAAGATATCCTGTTTTTTAAATAATCTTTAACGAGATCCCAAGAATAATAGAAGTCTTTATACATGTTGAACGAGATTCTAAATATATCAATGCACTCGTCAACTAAAGCATCTTGTCGACCTATTGTATTCGTTATGGCTTCTAAAATTAACATGACTTCGATCTGTTCATATTCAACGAGATCTCGAGTCTTCGTAAAGTAATTTAACTGGCACAATCTAACAAATAAGTCGATGATATACTCTTTAGGATCATCTAATAATAGAATTTGATTTGACTTTAAAATTTTCATTTAATTTTATTACAATAATCTTCGATTAAATTTAAGTCGAAATCAGCATTCAGATCGATTTCGCTGATTTCTAACTTACTAGGATTATTATAACATTGAATGAACAATTTTGCCAAGAACTCAAATTCCATATAATTACCTAAAAGACCATTTTCTTTAACGATATCGACAACATTTTGAGTCGGGTTATTGCCCATTAAGATATCTTCGCCGACTTTAGGTCGTTGATTAGGTTTAAAGCTATTAAAAACTTTAGCAATATGCTGAACAGATAAATACAAGCCAATTAATTGTTCTCGTTGTTCTGGTTGCATTTTTCCTCCAAAATAAAAAACCGACCTTACTTTTGTAAGATCGGTAAATACTTAACAGATTCGATAGCCGGGGCCATCATTGTGTCACGTAATTCAATATCATGACCTTTGCCTTGCATATATTTAATTTTCTTATGAAAATCGTTTACGATAGATTCTAAAATATCCTTATCGAAAACTTTTTCGCCGATACGCTTAGCAATAATATTGTTTAATGCAACATCGATATCTTTGTAGGTTTCGTTTTCTTTAAGAGAACGATCACGATTAATAACACTATAGTTAGTAAAACTTAACAAGTATAATTTAATAACCAAGTTAATTAAATTAGTATTATTCTCGATATAAGATACGATGTTATGAGAGGTTAAAATTTGATTATATAAACTATCTAAATTCATGGTTTCTTCTTACAGCAACAACAGCAGTCATTATTGGTATTATTATTACTATTGTTTTCACGACGAGATGGGCGTCCAGTATATTCATCGAACTGAGAAAACTCTTGTTTGTGTTCGTTGATATACTTTATCGCATTTTCTTTATCGGTAATACCGTGTTCGTGAAATTTATATTCTAAATCGGATACTGTCGTCATCATATTATTCTGATAGCAGTAGTAAACTAATTCTTGTAAGTCGGTATATTTTAAGAATTTAGCCGGATTACCTTGGCGCCATCTTTTCCATTTTTCAGCAAAAGAAGGCTCGTCGATAGTAGACGGCATCGGAATATAACCTTTATAAGAATTAGTTTTAGATTTAGACGTCGACCGCCATAAAATTGCCATTTATTTAACCTTTCTTCATTAGTTTTACTAAATATAGTTTAAAACCGATACTCAATCCAGTAACAGTACTTAATAAACTTAATATAGTAAAGAATAAAGTAAATACTATTGGTAACGGGTTAGATATCGTATAGATATTAGAATTATAAAAAGCACAGCTAAATACAGCTAAGATAACTGTTACAATATTAATGATACCGACATAAATAGGATATGCCATAGCAGCCATTAAATTGTATTTTTCACGAGTGCTTTTAACTCTAATATTGTTAGTTTCGATCAAGATGCCGATATAATTAATACTATTAATAATCATTAAGACAAGCATCATCGATACAGAACTAACTGCTAATTTAAAATGTGTTGCATCATTTGCGATATGACTTATAATTAGACTAACTAAACATAGAGCCGTAATAATTAATGCAACAATAAATTCACGTTTTAAAAACGTTTCATGAACATTTAAAAATCGTAAATATCCAAAGATATTGCGATCTTTAAATAAATCTTTTTCTTCCATTGTACCACCTATTAGAGCATACAATATACAAAGGACGCCGATGAACGGCGCAAAATCTATAAATCCTTGCAGTATCCACAGCAAGAAAAGATATAATATTAACATTAATTTTCTCCGCTAAAAACAAAGTTTCTAGCACTTAGTTGTGTGAGGTGAAGTGGACACAGAGGCCTGAAAAGTTTTTACGCGACTACGTATACTTCGCCATATTGGCGACCGAATTTAATAGCTTCATCATAGCTGTCGACAAAAATATCGACTACGCCATGAATACCAGGAGCCATTCGGTCGGCTACAACATAATTATAGCCATTGATATTTAGTACTGTGCCTAAAGCAAAATCGTTGCTCGCAACGGCACCGACGTAAGGATACTCACCATTAGCCATAGGGCTACCTGTGTGAGTATAAGCTGTAAGTTCCCTGAAACCCTCTCATTATTAAAATGACGAGGTTCCTACCCAAGAAAACATGCCTAAAAATTATTAAAATTTAAAGGTAGAGGAATTCAGATATAGTAGGCTATTCCCGTGTATCCCACGGTTCTATATATTGAAATTATGCTAATTTTAATCCTTCATTAAGAATATTAGTCGCTGCGTTAATATCTCTATCGTGATGAATGCCGCACATAGGGCAATCATATTCACGAATATCAAGATTTCTAATGTCAGGATTTTTATAACCACAGTTAGAACATAATTGTGATGATGCAAAATAAGCACTAATCTGTACAAATTTTTTACCATACCACAAGCATTTATATTCTAATTGTCGACAGAATTCCGACCAGCTAACATCGACTATCGCCTTAGCTAACTTATGATTCTTTACCATATTTTTAACTTGTAAAGTCTCAGCACAAATAATATCATAATTCTTAACTAAGAATGTAGATATTTTGTGCAAATAATCTTTACGGCAATTAGCAACATACTCATGCAATTTAGCAAGTTTAACTCTGGCCTTTTTATAATTTTTAGAGCCATACACTTTGCGACTTAAAGATTTTTGCAATAATCTAAGTCGTTTTTCGTTATTCACTAAAAATCTAGGATTTTCAAATTTAATTCCGTCGTTTAAGATACAAAAATCTTTTAATCCTAAATCGATACCACAATTTTTCTTGGTTTTCGTAAAAGTTGGAATATCGACTTCGGCTGAAATGCTAGCGAAATATTTTCCACTAGCGCTTTTAGAAATAGTAATATTATTGATTTTAGTTAATCCAATAAATTTACTTTTATCTCTAAACTTAATCCAACCAACTTTAGGAATTTTAATCATCTTATTATCTTGATCTAAATGAATATTTCTACCATTAGTACGATAGGAATTTTTACCTCGTTTAGATTTAAAATTAGGATATCCTGCTCCATTAAAAAATTTAACATAAGCAGCATCTAAATCTTTTAAACACTGCTGTAATGCTACAGCATCAACTTCGCAAAGCCAAGATTTTTTCTGCTTAAGCTTAGTGAGAATGCTAGATATTTTTACTAAATTTAATTTAAGTTCAAATATACTATAAGCTCTTTGTTTAAGTTTTAACATTTGATTATAAACATATCGAACACAACCGAATGTTTTTTCAATAAGTTTAATCTGTTTTCGATTAGGATAAATTCTAATTTTAAAACCTTTGTTCATGAGGTACACCTCCTTTCGCAACAATAATAGATATACTATTATATTACCATAGGAAATGCTTAATTTCAATATATAAAACCGAAGAATTCTTCTTTGAGAGGATAATTGTTCAGCCAGGATCGCTATTCCTAACCGGCACCATTACGTGCACCTTGCATTTTCATGCAAGCACAGACTATATCTTATCCATATCGCTAATGCGACTTAGGCGACACCACTTCCACCGTCAATAGCTTACGGTGTACGACCCTCACGAGGTCTAGTCGTTGAACCTTTCCCTTGCTAAACGCAAAGGCTTGGCTGCTGATTGTCCATTATTACAGTA